GAATTAGGACAGATTGCACAGTATTATGCCTAAGATATGTAGAGAAGAAGATTCATTTAATACAGGACATAGTTGTGATCCGACTAGTAAATTAGCTACTCCTAGTCAAACAACTGTTTTTGTTGAAGGTAAACTTGTTGCAAGAAAAGGAGATCCTACTGACTCTCATGACATTTTAGTAGGTGATACTTGCACACCACATACCTCATCAATAGTTGGTGATTGTAGTCCTAATGTTTTTGTTGAAGGTAAAGCTGTTGCAAGAGTTGGAGATGCAGTTGATGCTGGTTCTATGACAGGTGGTGCTTCTAAAGTAAGTGTAAACTAAAGGAAATAAAATGTTTGAATATAAATGTAAAGTTACAAATATAGTTGATGGTGATACAGTTGATATTGACATTGACTTAGGATTTGGTGTTTGGTTAAATGATCAAAGAATACGATTGTATGGTATTGATACACCAGAGTCAAGAACAAGTGATGATGTTGAAAAGAAATATGGACTGGCCGCAAAAGAATTTTTAAAGAAGTGGTTAGATGGTGGTGATATTTCTATTAAAACTCACAAAGATGCAAGAGGTAAATTCGGTAGAATACTTGGTGAACTGTGGGCATATGATACTAATATAAATGAAAAATTGATTGAAGAACATCATGCAGTAAGATATCATGGACAATCTAAAGAAGATATTGCAGAACAACATATTATAAATCGTACATACCACAATTTGTAGAAGTCGTTATAAATACAAATAGGGAGAAACATAATGGTTGCAAATCCAAACGCATTTAAAGACGCAGAGAGTACAAGTGATTCAACTAGAAATGCACAGATATTTACTGATATAAATTTAAATTTGGTTAAGCATCCTGTTACTGGTGATATTGCAAAGTTATCTAATGTTGAAGCTGTAAAGAGAAGTGTAAGAAATTTAATTAATACGAATAAAGGAGAAAGACCATTTCATCCAGAAATTGGTTCTGATATTCGTAAAGCACTTTTTGAACCAATGTCTAGTGCAGTATCAAGTTCTATTAAAACATTTGTAAGAGATTTAATAGAAACCTATGAACCAAGAGCAGAATTAGTAAGTGTTGATACGAGTGAAGATTTTGATAACAACACTTATAATGTTACGATAACATTCTTTTTGATAAATTCACCTAGTGGTGTTCAATCAATGAATATACTTTTAGAGAGATTAAGATAAAATGGCTGGTAAATTACAAGTAACAGAATTAGATTTTGATAATATCAAAACAAATTTAAAAACCTATTTAAAAGGACAAAGTGAATTTTCAGATTATAATTTTGAAGGTTCTGGTTTATCTACTCTTGTAGATCTTCTTGCATATAATACACATTACCTAGCGATGAATGCAAACTATTTTACAAACGAAATGTTTTTAGATACTGCAACGACTCGTGACTCCGTTGTATCACACGCAAAGGAATTAGGATATACACCTCGTTCATCAAGAGCTTCTAAAGCATTTGTAGATGTATCTGTGCCAGTAACAAATGATAATGTTAGTTCTGTTACTATGAGTAAAGGAACAAGGTTTACTACAAACTTTGATGGAACAACATATGGTTTTTTAGTAAATGAGGATATAACTTCTGCTGTTTCTGGTAACAGTGCAAGTTTTGTAAATGTTCCTATCTATGAAGGTACACTTGCAACAGCAAAGTATACTGTAGACAGTAACAATCCAGATAAAAAATATCTTATTACTAGTAATAGGGCTGATACTACAACATTAAAAGTTTCAGTTCAAACATCTGCAACTGATACAAGAATAGCAACTTATAGTCTTGCAACTGAACTTACAAATGTTACTGCATCATCTCAAGTATACTTTTTACAGGAAGAGCATCATGGAGAGTTTGAAGTTTATTTTGGTGATAATGTTTTAGGTCAAGGTTTAGTAGATGGTAATATAGTTATACTAGAATATATTGTTACAAATCAAGCAGAAGCAAATGGATCAAAATTATTTTCTGCTCCCAGTATTGGTGGTCAGAGTGGTGCATCTGTAACAACTATTGCAGAAGCAACTGGTGGTGATGCTCCAGAAACTATACAATCAATAAAGTACTATGCACCATTAACTTATACTGCACAAAATAGAGCTGTTACTGCATATGATTATAAATCACTTATACCTAAAGTTTATCCTAATGTTAAAAGTATTCAAGTGTGGGGTGGTGAAGATAATGATCCACCAATCTATGGTCAAGTATATGTTTCTATAACACCTACGGCTGGAACAACTTTAACACAATCACAAAAAGCAAATATTGTTTCAGATTTAAGACAATATAATATTGCATCTGTAAGACCAGTAATAATAGATCCAGAAGTTTTATATGTTATTGTAGATATAGATTTTAGATATGATCCAAATAAAACTATAAAAACTGCTACTGATTTAGAGTCTGGTATTTCTACAGTAGTAAGTAATTATAGTGGAGATAATATAGAACAGTTTGATAGTATGTTTAGGTATTCTGAATTATCAAGATTAATAGATAATTCTGATAGTTCTATTTTAAATAACATTATGAATATACGATTGTATAAAGCTATTACTCCTACTATTGCAGAATCAAAACAATATGATGTAAAATTTTATAATGCAATATATCACCCATATGACAACAACGCATCGCCTGTTTTATCTTCTACAGGATTTACACTTGCTGGTTCTACTGAAACATATTATCTTGACGATAATGGTTCTGGTGTTGTTAGAATATATAGAATAGTTGCAGATACTAGAACTTATGTTAATAGTAATGCTGGTACTATTAACTATGAAACTGGTGCAGTTGTTCTTTCTAGTTTAAATGTAACATCTACTGTTAATTCAAATGGTACAATTCACGTATTTACTATACCAGATTCAAATGATATTATTCCAGTACGAAATCAACTTATTTCTATTGATCTTGGTGGTTCTTCTATAACTGCACAAACAGATAAAAATGGAACAACTGCATCAGTTGGTTCACATACAAGTGTAGGTTCTTTTGGTGGAATAACAACTGGTACTGGTACAATAACATTTGGAACAACAACATCAACAACATCAGTAGCAAGTACTGCAAGTAGTTCATCTTCATCAAGTTCATCTTCATCTAGTGGTTATTAATAATGTCAGGCTGTCCTAGAACATCTAAATTAGAAAGTAAATTATCTCCTCATATAGAGGAGCAATTGCCAGAGTTTGTTCGTACAGAACATCCTTTGTTTGCAACTTTCGTTAAACACTACTATCAATTTTTAGAAGCTGGTTGTTTAACATTAGGTGGTTCTAATGATTATCTTATACAGGAAACTTTAACAAGCAATCTTATTGTTGATAACAATGATGAAAAGATTGTTCTTGAAAGTTCTGTAGGTAAGTTTCAAGTCGGTGAAACTATTCGTGGAGAAAAAAGTAAATATACTGCAACAATACTGGTAGATGATTATGACTCTACTGGTAAACTTTATATTAGTTCCCAACAAAAATTTAAAAAAGGTGAAAATGTAGTTGGATTAACCTCTGGTGCAAAAGCTTCTATTACTGATTATCAAGGTAATCCTATACAAAACATACAACAATTATTAGCGTATGCAGATATTGATAATACTACTTTTACTTTCTTTGATAAATTTAAAGCATCATTTTTAGAGTCTTTGCCTGAGTCTATTACAGATGATATTAATATAAGAAATTTAATTAAGAGTGTAAAGGACTTATACGAAGCAAGAGGTACAGAAGAAGGACATAGATTATTCTTTAGAATATTGTTTGACCAAGAATCCAGTTTACTATATCCAAGAGATAATATGATGAAACTTTCAGATGGTCAATGGGGCACTGACTATCTTATGAGAGTTAGAGAAGATGGTAATTCAGACTTTTCACAACTGGTGGGAAAAACTATTACTGGTGTATCTACTGGTGCAAAGGCTGTTGTTCAAGGTGTTACCAAATTTATATATGGTGCAGATGTTATTGCAGAATTAAATTTAGATCGTGGTACAATTATAGGAACTTTTGATTCTGGTTCTGCTGATTTAATGTTAATGGAAAGTGGTGAGAATTTAGTTACTGAAGGTGAAGTAGGGGAAAAGATTCGTGAAGAAGGATCGCTTGGAGAATTAGTTACTGGCATCTCTAATACTTTAGACCTTGAAATTACTGCAAGAGTTATTGGTATTACAACTGGTGTTAATCTTTCCAATAGAGGACAGTACTATAGAGTTAATGATACTATTCATTTTTCTGTAGATCAAGATGTTTCGGTTGGAGTTAAGGGAGAAGTACGAAGTATTGGAACTGGTGGCGTAACTGGTGTGTATGTTGAAAATGGTGGTACTGGATATACCATGTCTGACGTTGTTACCTTTGATAATTCTAATACAAATGGTGTCGGTGCAAATGCAAAGATAACTGCACTTGGTGGTTACTTATCTATGGAAGGTATTACTTATCCAGACAATATAGTTTTGGAAGGATCTGAATCTCATAATAAGTTAATAATTACAGATACCGATAATGAAGTTTATGAGTTACTTCAAGAACAACAACTAGGAGATAATGATAATTTTCTTTTAGAAAATGGCCATAATATTATTTTAGAAACTGCTACATTTGATCCGCCTGTTCTTATATTAGAAAACGATAATGGTCTTATTTTAGAAGATGGTGAAGATATACTTTTAGAAAGCTCACCTCTTACAAATACAATAGGTAGTTCTATTAGAAATATTTACGTTACAGGATATGGTAATTCTTATACAAAGTTACCATCTGTTTCGATAACATCTTCTACAGGTTCTAATGCATCTGTGCTTGCAACAACTACAGATGGTGTTGGAAGAATATTAGAAATATTATTTAAAGATTATGGTGTAGGGTATGTTCGTCCGCCTACTGTAACTTTTAATAAAAACGTAATTGTTAAAAATGTTACAGGATCATTTGCAAAAGGTGATGCAATAACATCTTTTGATGGTAGTATCGTATCGTATGATAGTGCAACACAAATATTAGAAATACAATCTGAACTAGAACATTTTACCGAAGGTGATCCTATAACCACATCTAGTGCAAATGCAACTGCTCACCAATGTATTCATGCAGAAGCATCTGCAACCAATGGTGCAATCGTAGTTTCTAATGGAGATTTTAGTGGACTAAGAGGTCAACTCAACGAAGAGCAAATGAAAATCCAAGATTCTAAATTTTATCAAGATTATTCTTATGTTGTAAAAATAGGTGAATCTATTAATACTTGGAGAGATAGTATTAAAAGATCAGTTCACCCTGCTGGGTGGAATGTATTTGGTGAAGTATCTATTGCAACAACTCTTGCACAGGCACAGATTCATTCTATGAAGATACGAAATCCAGCCGCTGGTGATGTTATTGATTTTACTTCCGATACTACAACATACTCACCAGAACTTGCATCTACATTAAGAACATTATTTTCTGCAAGGTTTAGAAGAAGGTTAGGTACTGCTGATGATGGTACAACATTAAATACAACTAATCCAATGAGTGGTACAGAATTTGAAGATATATGGGCAACAAACTCTGCAAATAATAAACTTGATCTTGATAATAAACGTGAAAGAACTGCTAGTAGTTCTTATAAATTTGAGATCGCAGCTGGTGGTAGTCGGGCTGTAGGTCAATTTAGTCCTACGTTAGATCTTCTTCCTAAGTATGCATTTTCACAACCACCAACTGGAACAGGAATTGCAATTCCACACTATCCAGGCTTAGTTCGTACTGTAAGACTTGATGATACAAATAAAAGTGCATATTATACTGTTGGGCAGTTTGCACAGTTTAGGATTAATGAAGTAAGTGATGCAAATGGAAACATACCAGAAACTGCAAAAAGTGTTAAAACAAATGTTCAACCACCAGGCGAAATTATTTTAATAAGAACTGGTTCAGTAACATTTGATAGTACATCTACTACTGTGGATGATACTAGTAGAACATTTGATGATTTGTAATATAAATAATAAGAAACATTTGGAGAAATTCTAAGATGGCAAAACAAGTAATAGGAATAGGTACTTCAGCTAATGATGGTAGTGGTGATCCTTTAAGAACTGCTGGTGATAAAGTTAATGATAACTTTAATGAAGTTTATAATAAAATAGGTGATGGTACTAATATTTTTCCATTAACTTTTCCAAACGCAAGTGATACAGTAGTTGGCAGATCAACAACTGATACTCTTACTAACAAAAGTTTAGGAATTTTTAAAGGAACTATTCAAGCATTATCTGGTGCTGGTGCCGTGAATACAACAAATTTAATTACACAGGTTACTACAACTGGCGCTAATGCTTTAACTCTTGCAAATGGAGTTAATGGTCAAATAAAAATTATAACAATGGTTGCAGATGGTGGAGTCGGAACTCTTACTCCAACAACTTTTGCGAATGGAAGTACTATAGCATTTAATGATATAGGGGATTCCGTAATGTTAACTTATACGACAGCTGTTGGTTGGACTTTAATTTCTAATACTGGTTGTACAATAGCGTAGAGAAATGCAATCATGGTACAATTAATATAGTTTAGAATGGAATATAAATACTAATAGGGAGTTAATAATGGCTATAGATACTATCGGTACAACATCTAGTACAGCTGCTACAGGTAGAGGACTTTCTGAGGCAATTACAAAAATAGATTTTGGTGCTTGGACAGTTACAGAAAGTGGTGGAGCATTATTCTTTGCACATAATGGTGCAAATAAAATTAAATTAGATTCAAGTGGAAACATAGATATGTCTGGTGATGTTAATTCCAATGACAGTTCAATAACTTAATGGTGAGTTATGGTATATAAAATTGGAGATACAGCAGTAATAGATAATTCTCGTAACGTGACTACTGGAATGGTAACTGTTACGGCGACAACTGATTTTGTATCACCAAATGGAAATACCGCTGGAAGGCCTGGCAGTCCAACTACTGGTCAAATGTATTTTGATACTACATTAGATAAATTGCTAACCTATAATGGTACTGAATGGAAATAGGAAAAAAATATGGCGTATAAAATAGGTGATACTACTGTAATAGACAATAATAGAGCATTAACTGCTGTCGGTGTTACTGCGTCTACTAATTTAAATATTCCAAGTGGAAATACTGCTGGTAGACCAACTGGTGCAGTTGGGAAATTGTATTTTGATACAGACTTAGGAAAGTTAATGGTTCATAATGGAAGTACTTGGATTATTGCTAGTAGTGCTGGTGAATTTGATCAATCTGCCCACAATGCTCGTTATACTAGTTATATTGATGCTGGTGATGGTCTAGGTGAATATCAATATAGACCTGTAGCTTACAATGAAGCACTTCAAGCTGTATATTCTATCAAAAAGAGTGCTAGTGAGGCACGTTCAATTTTTATAAAACTTAGAGGTTATGATACACCCATTCAAATTGCAGCATCAAATGAGGCAGTTTATTCTTGGTGCTATCCAGCATCTACTTTAGCTGCAATGCCATCTGAAGTTTTTCCGATTTATCAATCTCTTTCTTTAGATAATAAAGCAATTAGTATTAATACACAAGGCAGTGGGAGTGGTATTAATAAACTAGGTGCGACTTGGCTATTTGATAGTGATTTTCCTGGCAGTGGATTTGTTATGCAAACTGGCGGAAATACTTCTGCTTCTACATCAACACCAGCCGGAATTTACAAATATAGTCCTACTGAATATGTAACTTGGACTCATACTGGTTATAGTAATGTTGCTACTGGTGGCCACCTTGCGCTTCGCAAATATAATCCTAATAATGTTGTTGAAGGTCAAGCACAAAATTCTGCTGGTGCATATCCTGTTTGGGGTAAACAATATGGATCAACTAATGGTGGTGATGGTAATGGTAGTCATAATATGGCTGGAAGTTGTATTATGGGGGTTTGGAAAAGTGCTACTGCAAATCAATTAACTGTAATGTATCATAATAATAAAAATTCAAACGCTCAATCTGGTGCAACCCATCCTTCTGGTGGCCAGTGGAAATTTGGATTTTTTGATATTAATATGAATACTGGATCTCCAGTAGGTACAAGTTTTCATGAATATTTCACTCCAACAACAACCAATACTATGCCATCTGCATTAAACTTTTCTGTATGTGAATGTTCAACTCATGTTACATTTATTACATGGGCTGATTCTATTAATAGAACTAAAGAACAATATTGGTTTTGGATTTGGGATAAAGCAAATAGAAATCTGAGAAGATTTTATCCAGAGGTAGGAGTTAATACAAGTTTTAATAGTAGTGGTCAAAGTCAAGCACTTTGGATGTGGCATTTTAAAATGAATGATAAAATTTATTGTTGTGTTACAGAAAAAGAACCAAGCAGTTCTGCAAACGCAACAAGAAGATGGACTAACATATATGAAACTTCAGCGACAGGTGCAACAAGATATATGGTAATATATAATGACGCTAACAATCATACAAGTCCAGGCAATCGACAATTACAAGCTATGGTTCACCCTCAACATGGTACTGATAGTTTTCAGTGGAGTCATCTTGCACAATATGCTTGGGAAGGTTCTGGTGGTTTATCATTTCAAGGAACTACTGCATTAAGATATTATGTGGTTACTACAAAACCAGAACTAAGTAAAACTTCTTTGGGTGCAAATTTTACAGGAGTTACATCTGCTAACTGGACAGGTACAGCACCAACAATGACATTAAATGCAGATAAAGTAACCTCAAGCGTACCAACTTGGTCGGTACTTGGTACAGATCTTGCTCAACCTAATAATAATTCATCTTCTGGGTGGTCGTGGAACATGATGAGAAAAACATTCTTTAATGGTAATATTTCTTAATATTACCTATAAATAATACAGTATAAATAAGAGTATAGGAAAAAACAATGGCAGCAATTATAACCGAAAAATTTAGATTACACAATGCAGAACAGTTTAAGGAATCTTTTACTGAATCATCTGCATCTAATTATTATTTGTTTGTAGGAAAGTCAAGTCCTTTTTCTGCAACAACAAAGTACTCTGATACTGAAACTACAGGTGGTACTGATGCATCACCACCCAATCCACACGACAGAATAATAGAAGAAAACTACAAATGGGATTCTATGTTAGCTGCCAAAAGAATAACATCTACAGATGTTATGCCTGTTATTCCTCGTAGAAATTATTCACAAGTAACTTTTGATATGTATGAACATGATGTTACAGCAACAAATCCAACAACAAGTGGTGCAAGTAATATCTATGATAGTACATTTTATTTTGTTACAGATGCATATAAAGTTTATAAAGTTTTAGATAATAATGGTGGAGTAAATATTAGTGACAGTTCTGCACCAACTTCTACAAGTTCTGCACCCTTTTTTCATGGTGGTTATTATCTACAATATATGTACACATTAAATACTGCTGATACTATAAAGTTTTTAACAACAGATTTTGTTGCAGTTAGAAATAATGCAACTGTTACTACTGATGTAGTATCTGCATCTGGTGATTCAGCACCATTTCATGGTGCTCCTATACAAGTTGTAAGAGTAACTAATGTTGGGGGTAGTCTTAGTGATGGAGATTATTATACTAAAGTTAATGGTGATGGTACTGGTGCAATTGTAAAAATTAAGGTTGCTGGTAATGCTATAGTTAAATTTGGAGAAGCGGGAACACTTATGCACGCTGGGGGTAGTGGTTATACTTTTGGTACTATTGATCTTACAAAATGTTATAACAATTCTGGTTTATCTGGAACAGTAGTAAATTTATCTGGTGGTAGTGCGGCTGTTCACCCAATCATATCTCCAAGAATTGGTCATGGACATGATCCAGTTTCAGAGTTAGGTGGTCATTATGTTATGATGAATGCAAGATTGGAACAAACAGAAAGTGGTGACTTTACAGTTGCAAACGATTTTAGAGAAGTCGGTATTGTTGTCGATCCACATAATGCAGGCACTACGACAGTTTCTAGTGTATCACAAGTAAGAATGACTCATGCAATTAAAATAGATACAACTTCTGGTGATTATGAAGTAGATGAAAAAATAACACAGGCATCAACTGATGCAACTGGAAGAGTTGTTGAATGGGATGCAACAAAAAAGATACTGTATTATGTGCAAGAACAATGGGAAAATTATGGTATAAGTTCTAATAGTTCAAATAGTGCTTACCAGACCAAAGTTCCATTTAGTGGTGGAAATAATATTACAGGAGCGTCAAGTAGTATAGTTGCATCTGTTAAGACAGGTTTAACTGGTACTGATGATGCGGCCGCAAATGGCGGTGATGCTACTATGGCAAGTGGTATAACATTTACAGGTGGATATGCTGTACCAGAACTAGAACATGATAGTGGAAATATTATCTATGTAGAAAATCGTAGACCAATTTCAAGAGCATCAGACCAAACAGAAGATATAAAAATAGTTATAGAATTTTAAAACTAGGAATTTGATTTAATGGCTACAAATTTTAACGTAAACCCATACTATGATGATTATGACTCATCAAAGAATTTTCACAGAGTTTTATTTCGTCCTGCTTATTCAGTACAGGCTCGTGAATTAACACAATTACAAACCATACTACAAAATCAAATTACTAAATTTGGTAATCATATTTTTCAAAATGGTTCTATGGTCATACCAGGCGATGTTAACTTTGATTTAAAGTATGACTACATAAAAGTTAATTCTGCATATAATACATTAGAAGTTGAAACATACAGAACAAGTTTTTTAAATAAAATTATTACAGGTGGAACAACTGGTGTAAAAGCAAAAGTTATTGGTACAGTTGCAGCTACAAGTTCAACATCAACTACATCTGCTGATCCTCTAACTCTTTATATTAAATATGAGGATAGTGGTACAGATAACGCAACACTTAAATTTTCTGCAAGTGAGGTTGTAACATCACTAAATGCAGATAATACTACAGCAAAAAATCCAAGTTTATCAACAAACCAAACGATTGAATTAAATGCGACTATACAATCAACTGATACTCCAGTTGGTACTGGTTCTGCTGTTCTGGTTCATGCTGGTGTTTATTTTATTAATGGTCACTTTGTTTCTAATACAGAACAAGTTATTCTTTTGGATAAGTATACAAACTTACCATCTTATCGTATAGGATTTAATGTTGCAGAATCTTTTGCTACACCAGAAGAAGATACCAGTTTATTAGATAATGCAACTGGATCATCTAATGTAAATGCTCCAGGCGCCCATAGATTTAAAATTGCATTAACACTTACAAAGAAAGCTTTAACTGCAACTGATGATACTAACTTTGTTGAGTTGGGAAGAATTAATGGTGGTAAGATAGAGTCGTATAAGAAAAATGCAGACTATTCAGAATTACAACATACACTTGCAAGAAGAACATATGATGAAAGTGGTAACTATGAAGTAAGACCATTTTTAACAGAAGTTCGTGAACATTTAAAAGATGGAACAAATAGAGGTATCTATCCACTTGCAGATGGTGGAAATACAAATAAACTTGTTTTCGCAGTAGAACCAGGCAAGGCTTATGTAGATGGTTATGAAATAGAAACTATGACAACGCAGTTTATCAAAGCAGATAAACCAAGAACCTTTGATCGTGTAGAAGATAGAACAATACAAACACCCATAGGTAATTATGTTCTTATAACAAATATAAAAGGTTTACCAGATATAAGCACATTTGAAACACTTCAATTGCGTGATCAAATTATGGGAGATACTAGTGGTAATACAGTTATCGGAACTGCAAGAGTAAGATTTTTCATTTTGCATGATGGTTCTTATGGATCTGATCCTACATTTAAACTTGGTCTTTTCGATATAAAAATGAATGATGGAAAAGACTTTGCAAGAGATGTTAAGTCTATAAATGATCATGCTAGTATAGGTGGTACTGGTAGTGATTTTGAGGCTGATATAAAACCAACATTTGTTGCCATATCTGGTGTTGGTACTGGTACAAATAGTGCTGCTGGTGTTACTGGTGCTCAAAGTTCTGTTTTTCAACTCCAATTAAAAGCAAAAGATAGATTAATTGCAAAAATTAATGGTGTAGAAACTGATGTTGGAAGAATAAGTACCTTTACTAATAATGCTAGTTTAACTTTATCTGCAAATGCTTCAGCAACATTTACTGATGCAACTTTAGGTAGATTTTCTTCACAAATATTTAGTCCAAACCAAAAACTTTTAGTGTTCCCTACAAACTTTCGTAGAGTAAGAAAGGTTCGTGGAGATACAGTATCTGCTCCAGATAGTGCGTTATCAACAAGTTATTCAGTAAGAAGAAAATTTGCGGCCGCAACTGTTTCAAATGGTACAGTAAGTTTTGCTACAGGATCATCAGCAGAACTTTTTAGGAATGGAAATAATGTGAATGATTTTACATTAGTTTGTACTGATAGTAGTACTTCAAGCAGAATAGGAGATATTATTAACATTGCAACTAGTGATATAACATTATCAAATAATTCACAAACAGTAAATATCGCACACAGTAATAATGGTGATGATTTAACACTAATTGCAACTATTGATGTAAGTGGTTCTTCTGCCCAAGAAAGAATAAAAACATTAGAGAGTAGAACTTATGCTGTGGATACACAAGCTGAAGCTCAAAATACAGAAATTAAATTAAAGCATACTAATTCCAGTGGAGTTTTTATATCAGATGGTTTAAGATTAACATCTGTAAAGATGTCCTCAGATACGTCTTTTGGTACTGCGGCAACATCATCAGATCCAGATATTACAAATAGATATACTTTTGATGGTGGACAGAGAGATGCATTTTATGATGTTGCAAGAATAAATCTTAAGCCTGGTCAACCAGCTCCAACTGGAAGATTACTTATTACTTTTGATCATTTTACTCATAGTGCTGGTGATTACTTTTCTGTAGATTCTTATTCAAGTTTAGATTATGAAGATATACCATCATATACTTCTACACAAGGAAGTGGAAGAAGGTTAGAATTAAGAAACTGTTTAGACTTTAGACCAACAATAGATAATACTGGTTCAGCGTTTGTTGCTGGTTCAGAATTGCCTAAGTTTGGAACAAATGCAGAGGCGGACTTTTCATATTATCTAGGAAGAAGGGATTTAGTTTTTGTAGATAGATTAGGTAGGTTTGATGTTCTACAAGGTGTACCATCTATCAATCCAGAAAAACCACAAGAACCAGAAAATGGAATGGTTTTATTTGAAGTTTCTTATGAACCATATGTGGTAAACTTAAAAGAAGTTACTCATAAAAAATTAGATAATCGTAGATATACTATGAGAGATATTGGTAAATTAAATAAACGAATATCTAATTTAGAATACTACACATCTCTTAATCTTTTAGAAAAAGAAACAGCTGATCTTGCAGTTAAAGATTCAGATGGACTTGATAGATTAAAAAATGGATTTATTGTAGATAATTTTTCTGGTCACATAGTGGGTGACTTTATGAATCCAGATTATAAAAATTCTATAGATATGAAGAAAAGAGAATTAAGGTCTAAGGCGTTTAGTGATAATGTTGGTATGATAGAATCAGTATCATCCAATGCAGCTAGAACTTCTTCAAATTATAAAGTACATGATAATGGTATCATAACATTACCTTACACAGAATTATCTCATATAGAACAACCATATGCATCAGATAGTTTTGATGTAAATCCATATAAGGTTGCTCCTTTTAATGGTCACGTTGTTCTTGTACCATATTCTGATGATTGGAATGATGTAACAAGAAGGCCTGATATTGTTGTAAATGATGATAATAACTTTGATGCTATTAAAGAAATTGCAGATGAAACTGGTGTAACAGGAATCGTGTGGGAAAGTTGGCAAGATAGTTGGTATGGTTCTCCAGTATCCGCTGGAACTGAAACTTTAGGATCTTTCCAATCTTCTTCAACTGCTGATGTAACTGGTGGAACATTAACTACTACTACAGAAACAACTCAAACAAGAGAAGTATTTTCACAAACTGTAGGACAAGTTCGTTCTGGTATAGAAACAACATTAACATCTACAGTTGATAGTCATAATATGGGGGATAGAATTGTAGGTATTTCAATGATACCTTATATGCGTTCTAGACCAGTAAGTATTTCAATTCAAAATATGAAACCTAATGCAAGATTATATGGTTTCTTTGATAATGAAGATGTTACTTCTTTTATAAAACAAGCAGATACATTTAGTTTAACAGGAACAGATATAGAGTTAAGTCCAAATCAACTAGAAACGCCTGGTGCAGCTGCAGCAACTGATTCTGGAAGAATTTGGGATGGTAATAATGATGCAGTACAAGCATTTGGTTATGGTGATATTATTAGAAACTCAACTCATACATCTACAACTATTACTGGTGTTTCTTTTACTGCTTCTAATGCTACAACTGCAAATGTTACATTAAATAGTGTAGCTGGTATTTCGCCAGGACATCATATTCAATTAAGTGGTATTGGTGGTACTACACAATTAAATTTCTCTGTATCAAGAAAAAATAATTATGTTGTAACTGCTGTTAACACATCAAGTAAAATAGTTACTATAGTTGCAATAGGTGGGGGAAGATTAGATGATGGTTCAACTGGTTTAGTTTCATATACTAGTGGTGGAAATTGTCAAAGACTTCAAGCATCTGGTCATGTTGCAACTCAAGGGCCTGGAACATCAACTGCAAGAGATGTTTTTATAACAAATATTCTTGGTGGATTTGCGCCAGGTGACATTGTTAATGGAACTATTGCAAAAATTTCTGATGGTACAGTTAATACTACAATGACAATTGCATCAATCAATGGTGCAGCTTCTGGAACTGCTCCAACAATGAAAACAAATGCAAGTAGTATGATCACTAACGCAAATGGTCAATTTGTCGGTGTTTATTATATACCAAATACAGAAGAAGTTAGATTTAGAACTGGTGAGCGTGTATTAAGATTAATTGATAATCTTAATAACAAAGTTGAAATAGGTCTTTATTCAACTAAAGGTGAACAAACATATTATGCAACTGGTATTGCAGAAGAAAGAGAACAAACTATTCTCAATATCAGAAAAGCACAATTTCAAAGAGATTATAAAGAAGAAACACAAGAAGTTAGCAGAACAGTTCTTGGTGCAGTTCAAACAAGTACTAGACCAATTGCATCTGCATTTGTTGCTGATCCGCCTCCGCCTCCGCCTCCACCACCACAACGTCATGATCCTCTTGCACAAACTTTCTTAATGGAAGGTGAAGAAGGTGGATTTATAACTAGTGTTGATTTATGGTTTAGTTATGTTGGAACACGACCAGTAACAGTTCAAATATGTGATACTATAGATGGTGGATTTCCATCTAATAAATTTATGACAGAGGTAACATTAGAAGCAGATGAAATTAATGCTTCAGTTGATGCATCAGTTCCAACTCGATTTACTTTTCCATCACCTGTATATTTAAAAGATGATCTGTATTATGCAATTTTGATAAAGGTTGATGAGCCTGGAACAAGAGTTTTCTTTGCTGAATTGGGTGAAGATAACTTAACCGATAATAGAACAATATCTACCAATCCAAATAGTGGAACATTATACCTATCACAAAATGGTCAAGCATGGACACCACACCAGACTCGTGATGTTAAGTTTACTTTATATCGTGCTGATTTTGCAACATCAGCTGCTGGAACTCCAACCTTTATTAATACTACAGTACCAGCAGATACTTTACAAGATAATCCATTCCAAACTAATACTGGTTATTCAGTAATTAGAGTTCATCAACCTAATCATGGAATGGTATCAGGCGATAAAGTTAAGATATCAAATGTTGCAAATGGTTTTTATGGTGCAGATTCAACAAGTCAAGGTATACCAGGCGATTCAATAAATGGAACACACACAATTGCTAATGCAGATATAGACACTTATACTATTTCTCTTACTGTTACTGGTAATACTGGTAATTTTGTTGGAGGCACATCTGCTTTAAAGTCTACTTTTAGTGGTGGTACTGGTGTTACTGCAACAAGAAACCTTGCAGCTGATATTGTTCAACTTGCAGTATCAGAAATAAAAGTGCCAGGTACAAATATTACATATTCATGGACAGGAATGGACACAGGATATAATAAACAAATTGCAAGACCAATAACAGAAAACAGAAGTTATTATCCACCAAATAGACAAATTGTTGCATCAGAGGTAAACCAAGATGCTGAATTAGGTGGTGGTAGAACTGGTAATGCAAGTGCAACACTTGGAACGTCTGCAAATGTTAGTGCAATAATGACTTCAACAAGTTCATACTTGTCACCTGTATTAGATGCAGAAAGAATTTCTTTATGTCTAACATCAAATAGAATTGATAAACTAGAACAAAGCACATATAATTCGACTTTTGATGGAAGAACTGCTGTTACTTCTGGTACAATTACAATGACACCATCTACATCTACAATGAGTACTTCAGCATCAGGTACTAAATTAGAATTTTTAACTCTTGATATAGGTAAATATATTAGTGTTAGTGGAACAACACCTAGTAATGCTCATAGTAATGGTACTTATAAAGTTACATCTATATCTGATGATGGTGCAACTGTTGGATTAGATCCAGCTCCACCCAACGCAACTAATAATGCTGGTGTATCTATTATTCAACATGAAAGATATCTTGATGGTATTGCACCAACTGGAACATCAAATGCATCTAACTATATGACAAAGAGATTTAGTTTAGCAAATCCAGCAACTGCATTAAAAGTATTATTTGATGCAAATAGACCAAGCCCATCAACAATAGATATATACTATAAGATTGTTGAAGAAGGTGATACAAGAGATTTTGATAAAATACCTTATACACTTGCAACTATAGATAGTGCAGATTCACCAGATGATAATGAAAACTCATTTAAAGAAAGAGAATATACAATTAATGATCTAAATTCTTTTTCATCTGCGGCTATTAAAATAGAAATGAAATCAACAAATACAGTACAAGTACCAAGACTTAAAAATCTAAGAGTATTAGCATTGGCGTTGTAAAATGGATAGAATAAAAGTAGAAGGATATAACGAACTTGTAAGGGAAACATCTAGTAATGCAATTATCAATACGAGTCGTACATCATATCATTCATATATGGAAACTATGAAGAAAAAGAAAATGGAAAAAGATCAACTGAGAGATGCAGTAAGAGAAATTAATACATTAAAAAGTGAAATGCATGAAATCAAATCTCTCATATTAAAATTAGTGGATAAAGAATAATGGCAGATCGTAACGCACCAGCCTCTTTTACCTTTGAAGAGTGGAGAGTAGAATTTAATCAACTTGCAACTGATGTAGGTGATATTGGTAATCTTCCAAATGTAGGGGGTAATAATCCTACAGATGTTATTGAGGCATTAACACAACTTAATTCTGGAATAACTATTTCAGATGGATCAAACACACAAGTACTTCAATCTGGTACTACTCTTACAGTAAATGGAACTGCAAATGAAATAGAGGCAGCTGTTTCTGCAACTGATACTTTAACAATAGGACTTCCCAATAATGTAACAGTAAGTGGTAACTTAACAGTAAATGGAAACATAAGTGGTGCTGGTGTTGCAGATCAAGGGTTTGCAATTGCAATGTCGGTTGCACTTGGTTAGTGAATATAAATAGGATAAAAGGAACAGAAAACAATGGCAAATAATTTTAAAAATGCTTTTGCAACAAATGTAAGTATGAATAGTGCATCACCTACTGATGTATATACATCAGCCACAGGTGGTAGTGGTGTTAATTCTATTTTAATAGAACTTGATATTGCAAACACAGGTAGTAGTGCAGTTAGTGTTACAGTTCTTATAAGAGATACATCAGCATCTGCGTCATACCATGTTGTAAAAAATGCACCAGTACCAGTTGGATCAACATTGAAAGTTGTTTCTGGACAGAAGATAGTTTTAAATGCAAACGATAAAGTACAAGTTTATGCAACAGCTCAAACAGTAGATGTGGTTGCATCAATACTAGAGGGTGTCACATAATGTCAGATAGTTACATTGGAGTTCCATTTGTAAATAGAGTTTCGCCAAACTTTTTAAAGGAAGATTTTAATGGATCAAATCTTTCTACAATAAATGGTCATGCAAACTCTTATGAATTAACTACTGAAGTTCCAGGCGCTAATGCAGAAAATCTTATGGTTGTAATAGACAATGTTATGCAACAACCAGATGTTGCATATGTTATCAGAACAAATTCATCTAATGAACCAAAGATATTAAATTTTCAAGGTACTCTTCCAAATACAGCATCAGTTTATGTTATTCATAGAGGAATTGGTAGTTTTGCAATGAAACCACCAACTGGTTCTGTGGGTGCAGATGAACTTGCAACAAATTTAACATCTTTTACTACAGATACATTTACAGGAAATGGTTCAGCTACTGCATATACTTTATCAGAAACACCACCCAATGCAAATTCACTTTTAGTTTTTGTTGATGGAATTTTACAAAAAGTTACAACAAACTTTACTGTTTCTGGTACTACACTAACATTTACTGGAGCTCCAGATACTGGTGCAGAAATAGAAGTTAAGCATCTTGCAGTTCGTTCAGTTATTCGTAGAGCACCAGATTTTCAATTAGATACATTTACTGGAGATGGAAGTGATACAACTTTTACATTAACAAATTCTGGAGTTCCAACAAATAGTGCATTTGTTTTTGTAAATGGAAGTGTAATGAAACCAACTACAGATTATGCAATTAGTGGTAATGTATTAACTTTTGTATCTGCACCAGCTAATAGTGCAGTAATACTAGTAAGATATCAAATATAGTGAGGTAGAACTTAATGTCATATATCGGAACGCAGCCTTCCTATGGTGCATTTGAAAAACAATTTTTTACTGGTAATGGTACTACTACAGTATATACTTTAGACCATGTAGTAAATGCTGCTGGTTCACTATTAGTAAGTGTAAATGGTGTTATATTAGAACCAGATGTTGGATATACAGTAAGTGCTGTTGGTGGAAATTCAACTATTACTTTTACATCTGCGCCTGGAAATAGTCATAGAGTTTTTGTTGTTTATATGGGTAAACAACTTTTAAGTTCTCCAGAAATAACACCTCATATAGATGAATTTAGTGGTAATGGATCAACTACTGCTTTTACCTTAACCAAAACATCAATAGGAACACCATCTGGAAGTAGATTTTTAGTATTTGTGGATAATGTATATCAGAGATACGGATCTTCATATGCATATACAGTAAATGGTAATACAATTACATTTACTTCACCACCACCAGCTGGAACAAATAATATTCAAGTATTGCAACTTGATGTTGCTATGACAAATGCAATAAATACTGTTGCAGATGGAGCGATTACAAAAGCTAAAATGGCATTTGATACAGAAGAAGAAGCTGCAGCTTTAGCAATAGCATTAGGATAAAATAGGAAAATAAAAAATGGCAAACACATTTAAAAATGCAATAAAATCAAGTGTAAGTAATAGTGGTTATGATACTGTATATACTGCACCAAGTAGTTCTGGAAATACTGCTATTATTCTTGGTCTTGCTCTTGCAAACAAAACAACATCTGCTGCTACTGTGAAGGTGCAAATAACAGATACTTCTGCATCTGCTACTATACAACTTTTAGAAGATGTAAGTATTCCAGCAAATACTACATTAGAAGTTTTAGGTGGACAAAAATATGTATTGGAAGCAGGAGATATATTAAAAGTAAGAGCTGGAACTGGAACTGCTATAGACGCATTTTTAGGGGTAATGGAGAGGACTTAGTAAATGCCTATTTCAAAAATTAATACGTTTGGTATTGCTGATAACGCAGTTATATCATCAAAGATTGCACAGGATATTATAATTGCAGATGATATAGCTGATAATGCAGTTACAGTAAATGAACTTGCAACTGATGCTGTAACAACAATTAAAATAAAAGATCTAAATGTAACTACTGCTAAACTTGAAGATGATGCTGTAACTACAGTTAAAATATTAGATGGAAATGTAACTACTGCTAAAATTGAAGATGATGCTATAACTGTAGATAAAATCGGAGATAATGCTGTAACATTAGGAACTCATACTACTGGTAACTATATGTCAGGTGTTTCTGCTGGTTCTGGTGGTATTAGTGTAAGTCATACTGCTGGCGAAGGATCTAGTGCAACCATATCATTTTCGCCACCACCTGATGCCATTACTTTGGGAACTCATACAAGTGGGCAATATGTAGGAAGTTTAGCTGTTAATAGTCCAATAACTAAAAGTGGTAGTGCAGGCCCAGAAAATGCAACTCCAACTTTATCTTTAGATATGACAGCTGATTATAATTTTCAATCAGAAGTAAAGGCAAAATCGTATGTTGATGTTCATAATACAATTGGCTACGCTCCAGGCACAAATGATTTTACTTTCAATGTAGGAGATGCTAATAGTTTTACAGTTACTTTAACACAAGATTCTGATATTATATTTTCTGCTGTACCTACTTCTGCAACTGAAACAATGATATGGACAATAACTATAATACAAGCTGCTTCTGGTGCAGCCAGATCAGTAACTTATCCAACTAATGTTCATTGGCCTGGTGGATTAAAACCAACTCTTTCAGCAACAAATGGAGCTATAGATCAATTTGTCTTTATGAAAACAGGTAGTTCTTCCAACATATATGGATTTACTGTAGGTCAAGACATTAAAGCACCAGCATCACCATAGGAGTAAATCTATGAGTATGATGATGAAATTAATAAATGCGGCTGCTGGACAAAGTGTCGGTGACGAAATTTACTATCTCCAAAGAACAACTACAACTCTACGATTAGTAAAAATAGATTTTGACGCTGAAACTGTTACTGCTGGCCCAAGCCCTAGTGCTGGAATTTTTAATGATTCTGGAGATATGCCTTATCCATTAAATTCAGTCTATAACAGTAATAGTAATGGTGCTTGGGTAGTAGGTGATGATGGGTATTTATATACTGCTCTTAAAGCTGATTTAGATGCTACTTATGCAGACGCACAAGGAGATACTTCTTTATTAGTAAGATGGAACATGAAAACCTTAGAGATAGATCCAGGCTTCTTTTATAATCTTTTGGCATATGATAATACCACCAATAGTACTCTGCAACAAATCCCCCAGCAAATACTTTTTCACGAGCCGTCACAAACAATGTCAGTAGTCGGTACAGTTTCAACTAGTCAAAAAGCTGTAGGATATAGTTTTAAAATTTTTCCTTGGCCTACATCTGGTGTAGATGCTCTTAGTAGTGGAGTATATCACAGTACATCAAATCCAAATGGTAGAACAATGGGAACTTTTATTAATAATGATTATTTTGGTGGAAATAGCACTTACGCTTTAACCACAAGAAGTTCTCAAAATCAGGGTGTGGATAAATTAATGCTAATGAGTAATGGAAAAGATCAATTGGGTGTTGCTACAGGAAGAAATGCAATTACTTTGTCATCTCAAGCCATGGCTTGGAAAAGAGCTTATACTGGTACTCCAACTTATTCTTATGAAAAATTCAATGTAGGTAGTGGTAATTTTACATACGAAACTACATCATCCCAAAATCCATTTACAGAAATGACAGGCCATGCTATACCCTATGGTTCTACAGGTGGACTCTGGAAAAAATTATCTAATAATGGGAGTACTACATATGGTATAGCTGGTATTTGGTATAGGCCAGGTAAATCTACTGGAGTATATAAAACGCCTGGCACTTATATTATAGTATTAAGAGATGGGGGAATGTATACTTTGGTTGAGGGTGCTTCTAAACCAGAAGAAATGATAACGGGCGATAGTGGTTCTGCTGGCACATATTATTCCACGTTATTAGATAATGGTATACTAGTAAGGAGAGCATTAGGGGGAGAAGATTCTACTCACTCTGGAGCATCTCTTAGAATTTATGATTTAGATAATAGAATGCCTTTCCAAGATCCTAATGGGGGAACTGTATCTAGTGCTAAGTATGCAACATCATTTCAACATACACCAGTAGTTGGTTCAGCAGATGATGAACGTATTCCAAGATCTAAAAATCCAAATCTTCAGCATTTAGAATATGTTGTTCAAACTAAAAGTGGAAGAAAGTTTGCACTTCTTTATCCAGAAGATTCTACAGAAATGCCACCTCTTGGTGGAACAAGAATAGTTGAACTTTTTATAAGTGATCCAGATCCAAATAATTTTCATAGAAGGCAAGTTTCTTGGGGTGAAAGTAAATCGTTTCTAACTACAGCCTCAGTAAGTGCTTATATAGCTCAAAGTCCAACTCCAATAGGAAATATGCCAACAGCAAAAATTGCTACTGCTAATACTACGGCCCCAGTAACATCCAGATTTAGTGATACTGGTAGTGCATTTATACAAGACACACCAACTGATGCAATTTATATTAGAGAAAACACTCACTTATATGCAATCAATCCAAATACAAGATCAAATATAACATCATATGATTTTGCAAATCAAGGTGGCAATACTAATCATACTGCATTTACTATCGCATCAAACATTGATAACACATATGCAGATGGTAATTTACCAACCTCACCTCTCTGGGATGGTGAAACTGGAAGATCTCCAACTGCAACATTTACAGAAGGATTAGGATCTACAGGTTCAAATATAGATCCTAATACAACTGGTAGTGAAGCTGGTTATGGTGATGTAGAGGGAAATACTACTTTTGATTTGATATATGGAGATGATACTAGACTTTATATGGCATTAAAAATGAATGTTATAAATGTACCATATCATAGCCATGCTGGCCAACAACAACATCAAACTCAAAATAATAGTTATTGTCTTGTAAGATTTCATACTGGTAAAGATGGAACTACTATTAAATGTGGGGAAAGAGGCCCACACCCAAGTCCTGTATCTGGTATAAGAAATCATGCAAGTGGAACAAGTTCTAGTAGTCAAAATTATGTTGTAAATAGAGAATATTATTATTATGGACTTTTAAATAATTATCAAGTTGTAAGTCAAGCTGGAGTAGGATCTTTAGGTAGAACAGGCGCTAAAAACAGAGCTGGTGGTGCTGAAGGAATGTTTAGTGGCATAAACCTAATGTATGATAATAAAAGACAGAATGTATGGGTTGTAGGAAGAAGAGATATAGAGAACTGTAATAATCCAGATGGAAGAACTAATTATTCAAGAATGATAGTAGTTCCAGTTGGTCATACCTCGTCAGATGCTCTTAATAATAACCATCTCTCATGGCCATGTCATACAAATTATGGTGGACATAATGAACCAATTATGTCTGCCTTAAATACTGGTACTGTTTATGGACAAATTGGTAGTATCAGTACTTCTCAAGGGCAAGAGATGTTTGAGGGTGATGGTACTAGTGGAAATAACGATAAAGTATGGTTTAATAGTGCAAATTATAATAGTACCGATACACCAAATGGAATGGAAATGCGAGGAATTATATCTGGTCAAGCAATAAATGTTACAATAAATGGAAAAACTTCTAGTCTTATGGACGAATACGATCCTACTTTACCAAATAGAGGTTCACAAGTATATTTTTCTGGTATGTCTAATGATGCAACTCAATATAATTCAAGTCATGGAACATATCCTGGCTCAAATAGAAAATATGGACAATTGCATAACTGGTTTGGGAGTCCTATACAATCATGTCCTATAGGAGAAAACAGAATTGGTGCAGTTCCATTTCGATTTCAAAATAATGCTAACAATAACCATTACCGATATGAAGAGCCTGGTTATGGTCATTCAAATACTGGCCATAATACTGCTGTTAATAGTACACAAAGTAGTTCTAATAATCATTTATATCACGCTAGAATAAAATTAAAAACTACTCAAACAACAGCCGTAACAGCAGCTAATAATGAAGAAGGTATAAGGTGTGTATGGTATTATAAAGGTGCATTTCATGGAGTTACTACTTTTAATGAAGGAACTTATGTTTATATGCCCGAACCAGAACATGGAACAACAAGAATAGCTAGTAATCAAGGTTCATTAGCACAATCTTCACCAAACGACAACACAAATACTGTAACTCATTATGTAAGTCAATGTGAGTCTGGACAAAATAGTTACAATAGTGTTATTGGTGGACAAAATACAAAAATAGGAACAGCAGAAGGTTGTAAAAACGCAGATTGGGCTGCTTGTGTTGCTCCAGGCGGAATACTTTGTTTACCAAAACAAGATAGTGGTTATGCTAAAGCAGGATTTATTGGAATTAACTTAGGAACAAAAACTATTCTTAATACATCTTCTGGAAGTGGTCAACCTTTTGAAGCTCCTTCAAGTGTAAATCCAAATAACAAACAAATAAAACAAATGGTTGTAACTTCAACTGGAAAAATATGGGCTATACTGGACTATGAAAATCCAAGTGCATCAACTCTTCAGTTTAGAATTTTACAAGTTGTTTTCAATTCAAATTATTCAAGTGTTACTTGGAGTGGTGGTCTTTACACTTCACAAGCAAGTAATTCAAATTCTGGTCATGTAAAATTTTATAGAACTGTCTGTGGAAATATGCCTCAATCCAAAATGGAATGGGATGCAGTATAAATAGTATAAATTAGGAGAAATTATCAATGTCACAGTATTACAATGAAAAGACTAAAAAGGTGGGAACTTGGTCAGACATTGTGTCTGCAAATCCGAATACAAGTTTTCCACCAAATCCAACAGAAGATATTGCAAAAAACTTTGGTTGGGAAATATTGCATCATGGAGAAGTTCCTGCTCTTACTTCAGATCTAAAAATTATTCTTCAAGATGGAATAGAAAAGAATGATCAAAACCAATGGGTAAAAAAATGGTTAGTTGCAGACAGACATAAAGCCTATAAAGATGGTGATGGAAAAACAGTAACAAAAAAATCTCAAGATGATGCTTGGAATAAATCAAAATCAGATGCTATTGCCTCTAATCATAGAGAAAGAAGAAATGCAAGATTAACAGAAACTGATCATTATGGTTTATCAGATGTAACAATGAGTTCAAAAGTAAAAACATATAGACAAGCTTTGAGAGATTTACCGACACATTCAAATTGGCCCGATTTAGAAGAAAAAGATTGGCCAACTCTTTCATAGGAAATTAAGATGCCTTATTTAGGAAAACAACCAGTAAATATAATAAAAGACAACGCAGTATCTTCAAACAAAATTGTAGATAATGCAGTCACTAATGCAAAAATGGCAAATAATGCTATCAATACTTCTGAACTGGTAGATCTTGCTGTACATACTGATAAAATAAATACTGGTGCAATTACAGACGCCAAATTGGCATCTAATGCAGTTACTACACTTAAAATAGCTGATGCTAATGTTACACAAACAAAACTTGCTAGTGATGCAGTAAGTGAAGTAAAATTACACGCTGGTAATGCTCCAGTAAACGATTATGTTTTAACAGCTGCATCTGGTCAGCCTGGTGGATTAATTTGGTCATCACCAGCAGTTATAAGTGGATGGAATACTGTAGTAGAACAAACTGAAGCAAATGGTAATCGTTTTGATAACGTATCACAATTAGATATTGCTCTTTCAAAAAATAAAAGATATAAAATAGAACTTAGTATTTACAGATATAGTGGAAGTCCTAGTAATGATTCTATAAAAACTCAATGGAGTGATGATCAAAGTACTGGTTTTTTATCTAATAGTATTTTTGGTATAGTTGAAAGAGGTGACGCAATGTCATCTGCTCATAATAATGGAGCATCTGCGCCGTTAACATGGGATTTAGGAAATATTGGTAATGGAAATGCAGCTACTGGAGTACAAGGTACTTGGGAATATGAGCAGTTATTTAGGTCTGGAGAAAGTCAAAAAATGTACGCTATGATGTGGGGTCATTATATAGGTAATGATAGTAGAATGCATGGATCTCATGTTTTTGTCAACACAACACATGAAATTGATCTTTTAAGATTAAGTTTAACTTCTGCTAATAATTTTAGTGGTGACATTAGAGTATTGAGGAGAGATTAGTATGACAAAAAAATATTGGCATAATGGGGTAGTAATAGAAGTAGAAGATGACGCTAAATCTGTTCTTGTTGGAAAAAAAACTATACCACTACCTACCGCTCCTACTGAAGAAGAAACAAATGCTCTTTTAGAAATTTCATATAGAACAAAAAGAAATGAGTTATTGCAAGAAACTGATTGGACAGCAAATTCAGATGTTACCATGACTGCAAAGATGAAAACGTATAGAAAATCTTTAAGAGATTTACCAACACACAATAACTGGCCTAATTTAAAATCTACTGATTGGCCAACCAAACCAAGTTAAGGAAAGTAAAATGCCATTTATAGGACAAACTCCAGCAATGCTTTTAGATATAGATGATGATGCAATTACATCTGCAAAGATTGCTACAGATGCAGTAGGTTCTTCTGAAATTGCAGCTGATGCTGTTGGTAGTTCAGAGGTTAATCTTGCAAATGATTATAATTTTACTGGAATCATAAAGTCTGGAAGATATCATGAAACTAAACAAACATTAACTGGAACAACTCCTACAATAGATATGAGAACTGGAAATGTTTTTGAATTAGAAACAAGTGGTGCTACTACGATTACTGTAAATTATCCACCAGCAACTGGAACTGCACAAGGATTTACATTAAAATTAAAAGTTGGTGGCAATCATACTGTAGGTTATCAATTTAAAAGAACTGATGGAACAACAGCTGGTGCTGTAAAATGGGAAGGTGGAGCAGGAGCTCCCACAACTCCAGCAAGTGGTGAAACAGATATTTTACAATTTTTTACTATGGATGGTGGAGAAACCTATTATGGTCTTAGATCAATAAATGCAGCTGGATAGATATGAGTATATGGAGAAAATTTTCATCACCAAAAATAGATGAAACCCCAGCTTCTGGTGGTGCATCAGATGATGTTTATGACCAAAGAACATATGATGGAAATGCTGGAACACAATCCATAATAAATGGTGTAGATCTTCAAACACATGGTGGAATGGTTTGGATCAAAGGTAATACTTTAGATCACGCTCATTATTTCTTTGATACTGAAAGAGGTTTATCTGATAGTGTAGAAGGTGCTAAATGGTGGTCAACATACACTGGTTCATCAGTTGGAAATCATTACAGAGTTGGGGTTGGTGACACTACAACTACTTTAACCTCTTTTAATAATAATGGTTTTACCATAGGTAATTGGAGTGAGATCAACACAGGCGGTGTAATGAGTGGTTATCAAAACAGACCAGTTACATATATGGCATACACATTTAGGCGTGCTCCTAAATTTTTTGATGTTGTAACATGGACAGGCGATGGAAATACTACTAATAGAAATATTTTACATAATCTACAATGTACGCCAGGTCTTATTTTTGTTAAGAATATAACAGATAGAAGTTCTGATAACAAATGGACTATTTGGTGTAATAGTTTTGGTTTAGGTAATGGTTACTTTGCTGGAAACCCTAATACAAGTGCAGTTAATGATTATGTTCAACCAGAACATTATGGTGCTGGTACTGGATATGCTGGAACAAATGTTACTGTACAACAAAGATCAAACTTTTGGGGAACATCTGCACCTAATGATTATAAATTTAGTGTAAGAGATACAGGTAGTGATGGGGTTTCTGGATATAATAGATTAGATATAGCACTTAACAAACTTAATGATAAGTATGTTGCTTATCTATGGGCGAATGATGGAACTACTGGTGGCTCTTCAAATGCAAATAGTATTATTCGTTGTAGTTATTATAATGGAACTGGTACTCACAATCCTGGCAATGGTGGAAGTCTTGGTGTTGGTTGGGAGCCTCAATTTGTATTCTGTCAACCATTAAGGTATAGTGCAACTATAAATTATAATACTACAGTTCGTGCTCCAGAACAATATGGCCCTTATGTTTGGGATATTGTAAGAGGTTTACCACATAATAGATCAAGATCAAATACTTCAGTAAGTAGTCTTAGTAATACTTTTGCTAATGCTGGTTCTAGAAATCATGGTGATGTTCAATCTTTTAATATGCAATATAATGCCAAAAGTTCTGGAATTGCAGATGATGGAGCTCCTGCTATTTCAGCAGATGGTCTTAACATGGGAGATGAAAACTCTACAGATAGTCATCAATCTTTCAATGCAATTAATACTCACTATTTTGCAATGGTAATAAAAAGACCAGACAATGTTCCGACAACTGGTCATAGTGTTGTATATGTTCAAGATGGATTGCATCCTAGTGGCCAAGCGAGAGAAGTTTCTAATAATACAGGTATGACAGTTGGTGCTTATGTAAATGGTAATTCATCTACTGGTCAGTTGAATAATAGTTCACCTGGCTCAAATCCAGTTGACCATCAACAATATGCAGACACCCATTGGTGGACAGCAAGAGATAATAGTGGCCCTAGACAATTTAGTTGGATGGATAGAATACGAGGTAATCACTACCATTTAGGTAATGTTGATCCACAAACTAATCCAAATCATGGTAATTACGAACAAATTCCATTATATATAGATTCATTACCATTTGGTGTAAGAGGTAGTACTGGTGCTGCATATGCAACTAGATTTGCTGTAGAAAAAGGAAGTACTGATCAAGTTTATAGTGGTATGTTGAATCTTCATAGCTATATTGGTGCTGGAGCGCCTCAATATTACAAACATTACTTATGGGCAAGATCAAAAGGTGTATATGAAAATACAACTTATATAGGAAATGGAATGGAAAATCAAAGTTGTCGCCATGGTCTTGGTGTTAAACCAGAAATGATAATTATTAAAAAACAAAATACTCATAGGCATGGTGACAAAGGTGCTGATGGGTCTAGTGGTGGTAATGGGCCAGAATATGGAAATACAAATTGGAATAACGGGCCAGCTAATAATTATACACCAGAAAAAACTTGGAGAATGTGGCATAAAGATTGGAAAACAATGGCTGGTGCAACTACCAGTACTTCTGATACTGGTTTTTATGGATCTTTAGAAAGTAGTTTGGTATTAGGACACCCTTATGCTTCTGGTGATGCAAATGATGGAATGTTTCCTTCTTATGAAACTTTAACAGGTGATAATACTACTAGTTCAAGTCCAACAACACATTTTTATTTGGGGCCTCAAGGTGGTCTTACTGGTGATGGTAATGATACTACTAATAAAGGTAAATATATTAATCAACTTCATGAATATTATACAGTTTGGATGTGGGCATCCAAACCAGGCATAAGTAAAGTTGGTACTTATGATGGAGATGGTACAAGTGATGGAAGTCATGTTATTGATTGTGGTTTTACAAATGGTGCAAGATTTGTAATGATAGGTGTTTGGAATCAGCCTGCTATTTCAGCATCAGGAGCTCACCCAGTTTTGATATTTTCCAAAGGTTCTAATAGAGATAATACACCATATAGTGTTGCTGGTACTAATACACAGGAATATGGATATACTTTTATTACTAGAAATAGTGGAGTAGTAGATTTAACTATGAGTGATAGATTAGATAGACATAATAGTGGATTTATAGTTAAAGGTGGAAATACTGGTGATGTTAATAGAGGGCCTTATACCTATGGTGGCTCTACAACAAAGTGTTCATATTGGTATCTTGCAATTGCAGACTAATAACATAAATAGATAAAAACAGGATAAAAGAAAATGCCTATTAGAAAAATTAACTCAAGAGCAATCGGTGCAAATGTTATTGTTGCAGAAGATGTAGCTGCAAATGCAATTACAACTGCTGAAATACAAGATGGAAATGTAACACCAGCAAAACTTGCATTATCAACTGCGTTTGATTTTGCAAACGATTTAAAAGGAAGTGGTGGTATTGTAGAAAATTATCAAGCTGCAACTTTTAATAGTGGGGTTCTTACTTTAAATCTTGATAATGGAAATAACTTTTATTATAATTTTGGTGGAAATGCAAGTGGCGATTCAATAACAAGTTTAGATTTAACAAATGTGCCTGCACCAGATAATACTCCATCATCTGGAGATGGTACTGCATTTTTCTTTACCTTAAAATTAAAACAACCAGCATCTGGTAGTCTACAAACAATAAGTTGGGTTTCTAATCCAGCTACAGATCATGAATTTCATTGGGCTGGTGGTAGTTCAAATGCACCTACTATTACAAATACTTTAGGAGCTCATGATTTATTTGGATTTTATACACATGATGGTGGTTCGACAATATATTCATTTAAATTAGGACAGGATCTAAAGTAGTGAGTCAATCGAAAAAAATATTTCCAACATCTGGTGTTTCTCAAACTGGTCAAGGTCAATCTAGTCCTCTAGGAGAGGGTGGTAATAATACTGGTCTTTTTAACATTTCTACTTATCAATTAGGTAAAAGTGGTAATTATGGACAAAACAGAGATTATATTAATTTAGAAAATGGTGAAATAGATACAGGAGTTGATTTATCTGGAACACCATCTACTGATATTGACGATTATTATTCTGTAGATATGTGGACAGGCCAAGCACCATATGGACAAGAGATTGTCAATGGTATTGATATGATTAATAATAAGACTATGACTTTTATCAAAGGACATAGTCCAATTAAACAACAAAATAATAATAATTTATTGCACCTTGAATCTTCTCCCATGTTTTTAGATTCAGAAAGAGGAAATTCAAAAGTATTTTTTTCAAACAGAGGCCCTTATGGTAATTACAGATCTGAAACAACATTAGAAAACGACTCTAATTTTTTTCAATATACAACAAGTGGTTATAAATGGGGATATGGATCATCACAACCAACTAACTGTTTAAATACAATGGGTCAAAGATATTTGGGTTATACTTTTAGGGCAAAACCTAAATTTTTTGATGTGGTCAAATATACAGGCGATGGAACTTTAAATCGTCAAATTTCTCATAATTTACAATCTATACCATATTTTATGATCATAAAAAGAATAGATCAAGACTTTGATTCTCTTTTTATTATAAATCAATCACCTTCTACTAATAGTTTTAAGTATAAATTATATCCAGAAATGGAAGGATCTCATACTACATATGGTCAACAAGGTGTTTGGTATTCTGATCTAGCAGGCGATCCTGGCAATGTTGGAGCACAGACCAACTTAGGAAATTCTAATAATCAAACTTTTTGGCTCAAATACAATATGGGTAATGGAACTAATGTTGTAATGCCTACAACTTCAAATTTTACAGTTGGTCATGTAAATAACGCAACCACAGTTAGTGGATTTACTAATCAAAATAATGCAGAATATGTTGCATACCTATGGGCTAGTGATGATAGTTCATCTTCTATGATTAAATGTGGACAATTTGGTGGTGCTAATTTTAATGTATCTTTAGGTTGGCGTCCTCAAACAATATGGATTTTTCCATATTCTAATACAATTGGTGGGATAACAAGTGGAGGCTTCACAACTGCTGATTTATTATTAGATAAAAAATTATATTGGGGTTCTGGTAGTTATGATGGAGATGTGCTTATCAGAAGGCCTTGGTCATTTTGGTCTAATACTAGTCACACCACAACTTTGAGTCAAGCAGGACATACTTCATATCATTCTTCTGGTACTAGTGGAACTACATATATGGCAGTAAATAGTCAAGGATTTAAAGGTACAGGTGCTATACACTCAACTAATTCTTTAATCAGCAACAATGCTGGTTATTTCTATATAGCAATACGAGATTCAGAATATACTTGGAGTAATACAAGTACTAATAAAGGTTTTTATTTTTGGGGTAATACTAAAAGAGAAAAAACTATAGATCTTACACCACCTTATACTAATAGATTGGATTATTCTGATAATCAAGTTATAGATACAGTAAGAGCTAATCATCAACAAACAGGAATTGTAGGTTCAGATAATAGTAATCATCCAGATCAACTTAGATATGCATATGGTAGTTTTCAAGGAAGTTATGGTTCTCATGGTAAAGCACAAGATAGCGGAATGAGATATTTTGATAGAACTAAAGTTGGAATACATCCAGTAACACCAACATCTTCTGATAGTGGAAAATATTTTATTTGGGGAATGAAAGCACATCCAAAGTTTTTTGATATTGTAGAGTGGACAGGCGATGGAACTACTAATAGACAAATTTCACATAATTTACAATCTGTGCCTGCAATGATTATACTAAGTGAAGTAGTAATGGGCACTGAGGTATATCCAAGAGTGTGGCATAAAGATCTTCCAAATTCAATGGGATTTTTAGATACGAAAGATCAATTTCAACCAAACACTTACAGTAATTGGGGTAATCAACACGATACTGCACATCCTTATAGAGTCTTTGGTGGAACTAGTAGTGCTTCTGGTGTTGCAACTCCGACAAGTACATATTTTACTGTTTCTCACGCTGATAGTGCCTATAGTGGTGTTACAAAAAGAGCTGGTAATAATAATGGAATAAAATATTATGCATATTTGTTTGCAGACCAAAAAACTACAGGGAATATTGCAGTAGGAACATATACTGGAAATGGCTGGTCAACTGCACAAACTGGTTCTATATATCACGAAAGACCAGCATCTAATCTTGCATCTGCATATGGGCCCAGTATATACGATAGTGGTGTATTTGTTGATTTGGGTTGGGAGCCTCAATGGGTAATGATGAAAAATATGTCCAGATATCAAACAAGTTGGACTATGTTTGATACAACAAGAGGTTGGGATTGGAATATAGGTGAGAGTTATGATGCAACTTCTCAATATGGAGATAATTCTCCTCACAATGCAGGTCAGCATACTATTCACAATAGAGGTCAATCTCATGTAAGTGCAGATGTCGGTCATCCTATGACGAAAGGGTTTGAAGTAAGAGGACTAGGAAATGGTAGTGGCAGTGTTGCTGGAAGTGGGCCTGGTGGTATTGTTTCTGGTGTATGTCTTGGATCAAGTTGCAGTGGAACGGCAAACAGTTATAATTGGAATGTTGCTGGTGATACTTATTTGTATGTAGCTGTTCGTAGAGATGAAATAACTCCAACTGAAGGAAAACAAGTCTATGCTATTTCCAGAGCAAAAAATAAAATTAATGGACATGGTGATCAATTTAGTTTTGGATCTAATATTAATGCTGTTTCTCATTTAGGTGCGCCTGCTTTAGGCCCCATCTCATCTACTTCAACATATAATGACCATAAAAATCCTGTTTTATTTAAACCAGATCTAGCAATAGTTAATGATGCAAATAGTAATAGTAGTTCTTATAACATGATGAGAATTATGACAAGAGGTTGGGGTACATATGCTCCATCAACTACTACTCAAACCAATAATGATACTCGTATAGCATCAGATCTGTGGCCACAGAGTAGTAAACAAGGTTATAATCCTTTTAGTAAATCCTCTGGTTTTGGTATTACTTATCCAGATACTAGAGGAACATGGAATAATGGTAGTACAGCTGCAGATCCAAAAATATATACTCATATGTTTAAAAGAGCAAGAGGTTTTATGGATATCATTCATTATCGTGGAAGTGGTACGAGTATGACAAAACCTCATGCATTGGGTGTAGCTCCAGAAATGTTAATATTTAATATGGCAAGATTTGATACTTATGCTAGTAGTAGTTATGATAGTCTACATACTGGTTGGGAAATTTATCATAAAGATATGACACCAGCTGGTTCTGGTGATTGGACTACTATGAAAATGATGTTTGGATTAGGAACTGGAACACATACAACAGATACCAATGGACAGGGAACATATAGAGCAGATGATTCAATGACAAACACAAGTACACCAAATTATGTTGGAGATGGAACTATTGGTGTTGGATCTACTGATGATGCATCTGGTAGTCATTTTTCGGCTGGTGCTATTTCAGTATCATCTACAGATATAACACTTGGTGGTGGTAAATCAGCTAATTGTGGTGGTAGTGATCCTTATTATCATCAATGTATAATGTTTGCAAGTTCGCCTGGTGTAAGTAAAGTTGGATATTATCTTGGAACTGGTACAAGCACTGTAAATGTTAATTGTGGATTTTCTAGTGGTGCAAGATTCATATTAATTAAAAGAGAAGATGATAAAGGGCCTTGGGTAGTACTTGAGGGTGGAGATGGTCATCAAGTTTCTGGTGGTTATTACCAATCAAATATTAGGTCTGGTACTGACCATGTAACATTTTTAAATAGAAAAGATGTAGTTCCATCTGCATCTGGTAGAGATTATGTACACCCATATGCAAATGGTTTTGGAGTATTAGCAAATTCATACACAAATGGATCATCACAAAGTGCTCCCAATTTAGGTGGTGTTCCAATCAATATAAATGGTGCAAGATATATTTTTCTGGCGATTGCATAGAGGGTTTAAACATTATAAATAGAAGTAGAAGGAGTCTTTTTGTTTTATGGCGACAGTATCAAATATATTTATAGATCAAGGTGCAACATTTACAACAACAATAAGTGTTGCAGATGGAAATGGAGTATCTTTAGATTTGACAGGATATTCTGGAATTGCTCAATTACGAAAAACGTATGAGTCAACAACTTCAGTAGGTTTTAATGTATCATTTGAAACGCCTAGAACAAACGGACAAGTAACAATTTCGTTAACTGATGCACAGACATCTGCACTTGAATCTGGCAAATATGTTTATGATGTTAATTTGACACTGCCAGGTGGAACAAAAACAAGAGTAGTCGAAGGGGTTGCAAGTGTCAATCCAAGTGTATCAAGGGCATAATAGGAGTTAAATATGGCAATCGTTACAAACCAACCACAAGTAATTCGTGTTACTGTTCCAGGCCCCCAAGGCCCATCTGCTGGTGCAGCTGCGGCTGCTACTATTAGTTTAAATGATATTAGTAATGTTGATGTTACAACTGTAGGGTTGCAAAATGGAGCAATATTACAGTATAATAGTACAACAGAAAAATGGACAGCAAGAAATGAATTAGATACCACAGCAGATATTACACTTAATTCTGGAAGTTTTTAGAGAGGATATAAAAAATGGCAATTACACTCCAAATAAAGAGGTCTACAGCTACCTCAGCGCCTTCATCATTATCAGATGGTGAATTGGCGTATACGCATGGAGCTGGAACACAAGCAAACTTAGGAAAAAGAGCATTTATAGGCGATTCTTCTAATAACGTAACAGTTATTGGTGGACAATACTTTACTGATATGATGGATCATGTTCATGGAACATTAACAGCAAATTCTGCTGTTATTGTTGATAGTAGCAAAAGAATAGATGACTTACTAGTTGGTATAAACTCCACAACTGGTGGTTCAATTAAATTAAATGAAGGTACTAATAATGGCAATCATTATCTTGAACTTAAAGGGCCTAATGCTTTAGGTTCTAATTTAACATTTACCTTGCCCTCTAGTGATGGAAGTGCAAATGGTGTTATGTCAACTAATGGTTCTGGTGCATTATCTTTCATGTCTTTTGATACAGCTGATTTTACAATCAATGGTAGTACAATAGAACTTAGACAAAACCCAAGTGCATTTACTGCTATAACTGTAGATAATATTAAAATAGGTGATGCAGATTCGCAGACAATATCAACTTCATCTGGAAATTTAATATTAAATCCAGCTGGTGAAATAAATGCATCTAGTAATAGAATCTTAAATGTTGCAGCTCCACAAGATGCAACTGATGCTGCTAATAAAGAGTATGTAGATGGACAACTTCAAGGATTGGATATTAAAGATTCTGTAAGAGTTGCTACATCATCTGGTACTAATATTACTCTTGGAAGTGGAGCTGCAAATGGTTCAACTATAGATGGAGTAAGTGTTGCAACTGGAGATAGAATACTTTTAAAACATCAATCAACTGGATCAGAAAATGGTATCTATACAGTAAATGCAAGTGGAGCTCCAACAAGAGCAACTGACTTTGATAGTAGTGCTGATGTTAGTGCTGGTGCATTTGTATTTGTAGAAGAAGGTAATAATGCTGATCAAGGATTTGTTTTGACAAATAATGGTACAATTACTATAGGATCAACAGCATTAACATTTACACAATTTTCTGGTGCTGGTAATGTTGTTGCTGGTGCTGGTATGACCAAAACTGGATCAACACTTGATGTTGTTGGAACGTCTGCAAGAATTTCTGTAGCTGCTAATTCAATTGATATTGATGCAAATTATGTTGGTCAAACATCCATTACAACTTTAGGAACAATTGCAACTGGTACTTGGAATGCAACTGCAATTGCAGCCACAAAGGGTGGTACAGGATTGACTACAATACCAAAAGGTTCTCTTTTGGTTGCGAATACAGCAGATACTTTAACTGCATTAGATGGTGGTGGAACTTCTGACAAACTTGCAATATATGACTATAGTAATGATACATGGGGAGTTTCTAATTCCCTTGATGGTGGAACATTCTAAATAGTCATATAGGAGATATGCCTAATGGCTATTGATGTAAAACTAAAAAGGTCACATACCCACTCAACCATACCAACAACATCTAATTTGGTTGAGGGTGAAGTTGCTATCAACACGCATGACCGAAAAATGTATATGCGTGATGGAAGTAGTGCTGTTGTTACTATTTCAGATCACTATGCAACAGCGTTTGAATCATCTGCCCAAACCCTATATGTAACAGTTGCAACTTCAACAGCTGCACATCCATATCATGGCACAGGTTCTAGTAACAAATATAAAATTAATGGTGTATTTTCTCCATTTTTAAAATTAATTCCAAAAAATACTTATAAGTTTGATCAATCTAATTCAAGTAACTCTGGTCATCCTTTTAGGTTTTATTTGGATGCTGCTAAAACTACTGCATATACTACAGGCGTTACAACAAGTGGAACGCCAGGAAATGCTGGTGCATATACACAAATTGTAGTAGCAGAAAATGCTCCTTCTGTTTTATATTATCAATGTTCTGCACATGGATATATGGGTTGGGCTGCGACCACCAATACAATTGGTACTACAGATACAATAACCGAAGGTTCAACTAATTTATATCATACAACTGCTAGAGTTCAAGCGATTTCTATTAATAATGTTGCAGAAGATTCTTCTCCACAGTTAGGTGGTAGTCTTGATGTAGTAACACATAAAATTGTTTCGACAACAAATAGAAATATTGATATTGAACCACATGGAACTGGTAATGTATTATTAGGAAACTTTACATTTAACGCAGATCAAAGTGTGGGTTCTGGTCAAGACAATCATGTTCTGACATATGATCATTCAGCAGGAACTATTGGTTTAGAAGCATCATCTGGTGGTGGCGGTTCTGCGATAACAATAAAAGAAGAAGGTAGTGCGTTAGCAACAGCTGCAAGTTCAATCAACTTTGTAGGTTCTGCTGTAACTGCATCTGGAACTGGTGTAGATAAAACAATTACTATTTCTAATCCTACTTATCAAGTTACAAATACTGTTAGAGAAACATTTACAGGCAATGGATCTGCAACTGCATTTACATTATCAAATCTTTTTACAACTGATGGTGCTGTTGTATTTTATAATGGTCAACATTTAACACCAACTACAGATTATACTATAAGTGGTCAAACATTAACATTTACATTTACACCTGTTAACGCTTCAGAAATTGTTGTAAGAAGTATAGGTGTTGGTAGAATAAAATTAGATAAATTTACTGCAAATGGATCTACAACTGCATTTACATTAACAAATTCTTATGTAAATATAGATCAATTTATGGTCTTTTCAAATGGTAGTTTACTAGTACCAACTACTGACTATACATTTAATACTGGAACGAGTGTTTTAACTTTCACTTATACACCAGCAAATAATGACGAGATTAATGTAAGAGGTGTTACTGAAAATAATGCAGTAGTAGGAAATAGATATACTTATGTTGCAACTGCTAATCAAACTGCATTTACTGGTGCAGATGCAGCTTCGCAAACTCTTTCTTTTCTTGCAGATAATGTAGAAGTATTTTTAAATGGTTCTAAACTAAATAAACAACAAGGAGATTTTACTGTATCTGGTGGTACTACTATAACCCTTCCAACTGGAGCAGCTGTAAATGATATATTAGAAGTCCTTGTTTTTGAAAATTATGCAGTTGCAAACGCACTATCAATAAGTAATAATTTAAGTGATTTAAATAATGCTGCTACTGCAAGAACAAATTTAGATGTAATAAGTTTGACTACACTAAAATCAGAAGTTGCAGCTTCAGCAGATTTTGCAGCTTTTAAAGCAAGAATAGCCGCATTATAAAGGGATAAAACATATGTCAAGAGCTAGAGATAGAGCAGATAGAGGTGGAACATCGCCAGTTAAAATTGGTACTACTCAATTAAATACTGATTCTGGTGATTTAAAAGTAACTGATACGTCTAACAATCTTAAAAAAGTTGTAGCAGATGAAATTCATATTGGAGATTCTAGCAATAAAGTTATTATAAAAAAGGGAAGTGATCACAAAGTAGCATTTCAGACTCAAGCATCTGGTTCATCAGCTGCTGATAGTACTGCTGGTGGTGTTCAAGTTTTTGCAAATGTAACTGCTATGTCTGCAGCTGCAGGAAATAATGGTGACTTGGGATATGTTACTGCAACAAAAAAACTTTATGTCAATAATGGCGGTGGTTGGTATGCTTTTACTCCTGCTGTAAATACATCTCCTGTCATATCTTCTCCTTCATCTGGTGCTAATATAGTTCTAGGAACTGATGGAACAGCAACTACAATTGAAATAACAGCAACTGATGCAGACGAGGGCACTGTTTTGCAATATTCATATGCTGTAACAACTGGATCACTTACAAATGGAGGCGGAGCATCTGCAACTATAACAACAAGTGCAACATCTGGTGGAACTTATAGTGCATTAGCAGCTAGTACAAATACAACAAATAGATTTTTTAAAGTGACGCCTACCACAAATAGCTCTCATGGTGGTACTTTTACCCTCACGTTTTCGGCTTCTGATACCATCAATGCCGCAACAACTGTACAAAACTTTTCTCTGACTTTCGCAACGTATGGTGGAATGTTTCATAAAACAAGCAATAGAGGGTTAACTATATCGGCTTCAAATGATCTGGATATTAATGATGGCGCTTTCACAATGGAATTTTGGTATTGGGGTGATCCTAATGGTAATACATATAGTGTTTGCCAAACAGGGCCTGGAGATGGTAATACTATTGCGAAAGGTTTTGACATTTACCATGCTGGTCAATATATGGGTATTTTCTGGCGTAGTGGTAGTTCAAACCTAGCCGAAAGATATACAACTGGTGTATATGATAGAACATGGAATCATTGTGCTGTTGTTAGAGATAGTAGTGGAAATGCTACTCTTTATGTAAATGGCGCTGCTTGTGGTACTGCTGTTGATATAACTTCTATAGGTAGTACGGCTACGTTAGATTGGTATTTGGGTTGGAATGGACAGAACGCAAATGCTGGTAATAGAGGATATATGAGTAATTTTAGATTTGTTAAAGGTACAGCTGTATATACTTCTAATTTTGTTCCATCATTTAATTTAGATGCTGTTGCAAACACTACAATGCTTACCCTTAATAATACAACATTAGCAGATGCCAGTTCTGAAAGTAATACTTCTCTACTATCCTTTGGAACTAATGCTTCAATAGTGCCATATGGATACCCTCACTCTGGTGCTGCTTATCACGATCAAGTTGGTGGTGGATATACTTACACGGCAGAAGATCTTGGAACAGGTTCTTGGACTGTAGAATTTTGGATTAATTGCCAGTCCGCTTATTATGATAGAGCTTTATACCAACACGGCGGAGATGCTGGTAGTTGGGGCATTTATCTTAAAGGTAATACCTCTTCAGCTTCTGCTAGCAAAGGAAATATTGTAGTGTACGAAAAGGCTTCCAGCGGAAATCCCACTCAAACTATTCTTGCTACCTCGACAAATAGAGTCTGGCATATGGATGATTCAGGCACTACTCTTTATGATCCGCCTCCTGCCCATCATGCTGGTCTTCCAGAAGTATGGAATCACGTTGCTGTAACTTTCACTGATTCAACCAATACTGGTCAGATCTGGATTGATGGTAAGCCTGATGCCACCTTCACGAAATCCTCTGCTTGGACTTTTACTGAAACAACAGGAAGGATTATTGGAGATAACGTCACAGGCTCTGGTAGTGGCTATAATAGTACTGGAAGAATTTATGCTGGAATGATGCAAGATTTTAGATTAGTTAAAGGTTCTGTAGTCTATGCCACTCCTGCTGGTCACAATTCTGGTAATAGTACATATTTTGATGGTACTGGTGATTATGCACAAGTTCCAAATAACGCTCGTTTTAGTATGGGTACTGGTGATTTTACAGTAGAAGGTTGGGTATATCCTTATGATACTACCCATAATGAAGGTTATTTTATTGTAGGTGGTTCAGCTGGTGGTGGTTGGAACTCTTCAAATTACGGATCTTCACTATCATTATTACGAGGTTATGGTGATGGTGGAAATTTAGGATTTTATGGCAATGGAAGCGAACGCAACCTAGATACTGCTGTTAACCCAGCAATTAATACTTGGTTTCATTTTGCTTTTGTCAGAATTTCTGGCACTTTAAAAATCTATATTGATGGTGTTCAAAAACATTCTGTGAGTGATACGACCAATTATTCAGGCACTAGTTTGATACTTGGTTCAGTATATGATGTAAACCAAGCAGCACATTTTAATATGTCTAATTTCAGAGTAGTTAAGGGTACAGGAGTTTATACAAGTGCTTTTAGTGTACCAACTGCACCATTGACTGACGTTTCTGGAACATCAATATTATGTTGCCAGACTTCATCAGGAACTACAGCTGACAATAGTTCACATTCTCAAACATTTACCCATCATGGGAATACAACTACCAGTACTAAAGGGCCTTGGGATTATACGGCTACCACACCTACAGATAAGTTAACTGCTATTTCTGGAACTAGTATATTGACTTGTCGAACAGTTGCAGGAGCAAAACCAGGCAGTGCTACTACTCTAATTGATGAAAGTAGTCATAATAGAACTATTACTAGACATGGTAGTCGATATTATGCAGTTGCGAATAGACCATGGCAATAATTTTAAACTAGGATAAAAAAATGGCAACACCAACAACAAGAACAACATTTAAGGATTATTGTCTTAGAAGTCTAGGAAAACCTGTAATTGAAATTAATGTTGATCCAGACCAAGTAGAAGATAGAATAGATGAAGCATTACAATACTTCTCTCAATATCACTATGATGGTGTTGAAAGAATGTATCTTAAATATCAAGTTACAGAAGCTGATATAACAAGAGCAAGAAGTGATAATTCTTTGGCACAAGTAACAGATGTTGATGGTTCAACAACTGCAACTTGGAAAGAACAAAAGAACTATATTCCAGTTCCTTCTAGTATTATGTCAATTATACAAGTTTTCCCATTTACTGATAAAACTGCAATGAATATGTTTGATTTAAAATATCAACTTAGACTTAATGATTTATATGATTTTAGTTCTACATCTATTATACACTATGAAATGACAATGAAACATTTAGATTTTATAGATCATGTTTTAACTGGCGAAGTTCCTATAAGACATAATCAACACCAAAATAGATTATATCTAGATATGGATTTTGAAACAGATATTTCAGCTGATGAGTATATTATTATAGAGTGTTATCGTAAACTAGATCCAGCAACATATTCTGATATATGGAATGATATATTTTTAAAAAAATATGCAACACAACTAATTAAAAGACAATGGGGTTCAAACTTATCTAAGTTTCAAGGTGTGCAAATGTTAGGTGGTGTAACTATGAATGGTGAACAAATATATACTCAAGCACAAGAAGAATTAAATAAGTTAGAAGAACAAATACAACTTGCATTTGAATTACCCCCAACATATATGGTAGGATAAACTATGCCTACCAATGTATATTTCGACACAGGAACAAAACCAGAAAGATCTTTATATGAAGATCTTATCATAGAACAATTAAAAATCTATGGTCAAGATGTTTATTATATTCCAAGAAAAATGGCTGATACAAATGATGTTTTTTTAGAAGATGTAAGTTCTTCTTTTGAAACTTCTTATGTTATCGAAATGTACTTAGAAACAAATGATGGATATGAGGGAGAAAAAGAACTCATGTCTAAATTTGGTTTAGATATTCAAGATGATGCAAAATTTGTTGTTGCAAGAAGAAGATGGGAACAATTCGTTGCAATTGATAATAATTTGGTTACAAACGCAAGACCAAATGAAGGTGATTTAATTTATTGGGCGAGAGGTAATAAATTATTTGAAATTACTTTTGTAGACCATGATGATCCATTTTATCAAGTAAATGAACTGCCTGCATACAAATTAATATGTAAAACTTTTGAATATGGTTCAGAAAAAATTGATACTGGTATTGTAGTACTTGATAATATAGACAAAGATAATAGTTTAGATCAACTTGATAAGGTATCATTAGAAACAGAAACAATTCGTCTTTTTCCTTCAACAACTGGTACAGGTGCTATAATTATGGAAAATGATGTTGAGGGTGCTGCACCTTCCTATATAATACAAGAAGTTGCTAACATGGGAACAATAGACGAAAATTCACAAAACGATATTTTTGAAACTTTAGATGATAATATATTAGACTTCACAGAAGGAAATCCTTTTGGTGATGCTGGGATGAGATAATATGATAGGACAATATTTTTATAATCAATCAACACGAAATGTGGTAGTTGCATTTGGTACAATATTTAATACAATACAACTACACAAAAAAGATGGAAGTGGAAACATAATACAATCTATGAAAGTTCCTCTTGCATATGGGCCTAAACAAAAATGGTTATCAAGACTTACTGAAGATCCTAATTTTAGTAAAAAGGTTGCAGTAACATTACCAAGAATTGGTTTTGAGATTTCTGGTATTGCGTATGATCCAGCAAGAAAATTACAAAAAACAGTTAAAGTTAAAAAGGTTGCAGATGGTGTAGATAATGAACAAGTTAAATCTGGTTTTATGCCTGTACCTTATAATATAAATTTTGATCTATATGTCTTATCTAAAAACTCTGATGATGCATTACAAATCGTAGAACAAATACTACCATTTTTTCAACCAGACTATACAGTAACTATGAAAGAAGTTCCAGAGTTAGACATAATTCGTGATGTGCCGATTATTTTGAATAGTGTTGGTTACGAAGATGATTATGAGGGTTCTTTTACATCTAGAAGATCTATCATTTACACTCTATCATTTACTGCAAAATACTATATGTACGGCCCAGTAACTGCATCTAATGTTATTAGAAGAGTTCAAGTAGATCAATATGCAGACCTTCCAGTAAACGCACCAAAAAGAGAACAGAGGTATTCTGTAACACCAACTCCAGCAAATGTAGCTCCTGCATCTTTTGATCCATCAGATGAAGATAACTTTGGATTTAATGAAGTAACTTCATTTTTCCAAGACGCAAAGAACTATGATGAGAAAACTGGTACAGATACAGAAAATTCATAGTTATGAAAACACAATCCGATATTTTAGATAATGTTCTAGGAATAACAGACGTTGTTGAAAACTCAACAAAAAATGTAACTCCACCTAGAGATGTAGTTGTTCCAGAAACAAAACTAAATGATGAAGATATTGATAATGACTATAAGTATCAAAGAGAAAACTTTTACAATTTAATAGAAAGAGGTCAAGATGCAATAACAGGCATTCTTGATCTTGCAAGAGAAAGCGAAACACCTAGATCATATGAGGTGGCTGGTAATCTTATAAAACAAGTTGCAGAAGTAAATGAAAAACTTGTAGATTTGCAATTGAAGATGCAAAAATTAAAAGAAGTTCCAAGTAATGCACCTAAAAATGTAACTAACGCATTGTTTGTAGGAAGTACAGCTGAGTTACAAAAGATGTTAAAAGGTGACAAGAGATAAACTATGTCACAAGTTGACCACTATCTAGGAAATCCTCTATTAAAAAAATCTAATGTTCCTGTAGAATGGACAAAGGATCAGATTCTTGAATATCAGAATTGTATGAAAGATCCACTATATTTTATAAGCAATTACATTAGAATTGTATCACTAGATGAGGGTTTAGTTCCTTTCAAGATGTTTCCATTTCAAAAAGAGATGGTTGGTACAGTTCATAACAATCGTTTTACAATATGTAAGATGCCTAGACAAAGTGGTAAATCTACAACACTTGTTTCTTACATTTTATATTATGTTTTATTTAACTCAAATATGAACGTAGCGATACTTGCAAACAAAGCTTCAACTGCAAGAGATATTCTTGGTCGATTGCAACTCGCATATGAAAATTTACCAAAATGGTTACAACAAGGTGTAATGTCTTGGAACAAAGGTTCTCTTGATTTAGAAAATGGTTCTAGAGTTGTTGCATCATCTACATCATCTAGTGCAGTTCGTGGTGGTTCATACAACATGATATTCCTAGACGAATTTGCATTTGTTCCAAATACAGTTGCAGAGGACTTTTTTAGTTCTGTTTATCCTACAATTTCATCTGGTAAATCAACTAAAGTTATTATTGTATCTACACCAAATGGTATGAACTTGTTTTACAAACTTTGGGTAGACGCAGAAAACAAAAGAAACTCTTACAATATTATAGATGTTCATTGGAGTGAAGTTCCAGGCCGTGATGCAAAGTGGAGAGAAGAAACTATTGCAAATACTTCAGAAGAACAATTTCGTAGAGAGTTTGAGTGTGAGTTCTTAGGTTCTGCAAATACACTTATCGCACCAGCAAAGATAAAATCAATGGCGTTTCATAATGCTATAAAAACAAATGCTGGATTGGATATGTTTGAAAAACCGAAAAAAGAAAATACTTATATTATAATCGCAGATGTTTCTAGGGGAACAAACAATGATTATTCTGCATTTGTAGTTTTTGATGTATCTACTGTACCTTATAAAATAGTTGCAAAGTATAGAAATAATGCAATAAAACCACTACTCTTTCCTAATATTATACATGACGTTGCAGTTGCATATAACCAAGCCTATACTTTAGTAGAAGTAAATGATATAGGAGAACAAGTCGCAACTGCACTACAGTTTGATTTAGAATATGAAAATCTTATTATGGCATCTATGCGAGGTAGAGCTGGTCAAATTGTTGGGGGTGGGTTTTCTGGTGGAAAAGCACAACTTGGTGTGAGAACAACTAAAGCAGTAAAAAAGATGGGTTGTTCTAATCTAAAACAAATAGTAGAAACTGATAAGTTAATTATTAATGATTATGATTTAATTAAAGAGTTTTCTACATTTATACTTAAAGGACAATCATATGAAGCAGAAGATGGACACACAGACGATTTAGTTATGTGTTGTGTTTTATTTGGTTGGTTAGTACAACAAACTTACTTTAAGGAACTAACAGATGATGATATTCGTGAGAGAATGTATAAAGAACAACAAAACCAATTAGAACAAGATATGGCTCCTTTTGGATTTATATTAGATGGTGTAAATAATGATGTTGAAATTGATGAGTATGGAACAAGATGGACACCTGTAGTTAGAACATATGAAACAGATTGGTAATCACATAATTTCTATTAAATCATTTTCTAGTTTTAAATAACAATTTGCACAAACAATTTCACTTTCTTTAATAAGATCCATAACTTCACTTCTAGAGTTTGGGTTTAATCCTTTTCTTTTAGTTAATCTTCTAATGTGTATATCATAAGGATGAAACTTTAAACACGCAGTTTCAGGCTCACCACAGTATCTACAGTACTTATCTGCAAGATATTCATGCACCCATATTACTCTTGCTCTATAATTTCTTTGAGAAACCTGTCTAATTGTCTTTCTGTATTTTTCGTAGAACGTACTCATGCGAATATTTATATGTACCCTAGCATATAAATTTCAATCTGAAAAAGGGTTATTTTATAAATATAGTTGTAAGTTTAAAACTTTATGGATCATAAGGAGAAAAAAATATGGCTTTTCAAGTTTCGCCTGGTGTGGTCACAAAAGAAGTTGACAAAACTAATGTTGTTCCTCCAGTAAGTTCTGGTATAGGTGTAATGGTTGGACATTTTTCCAAAGGCCCTGTAGAAGAAATTACTATAATAAATTCAGAGGAAGAACTGGTTAACACTTTTGGTAAACCAAATTCTGATAATTATGAAGATTGGTTTACAGCCGCAAACTTTTTACAATACTCTAGTAATCTTAGAGTAATTCGTGCAGACGCAGCTGCAGCTAAAAATGCAGTTGGTGCTGGAGCTGCAAAAGATATAAAAAATAGAGCAGACTATGATACTAATGGTGCAGCTGGTAGTGTCTGGACAGCAAAAACAATGGGTGCTCATGGTAATGCATTAAAAGTATCAATATGTGCAGGCGCTAATGGTTTTTCACAAAAATATGCTGCTGGAACAGGTGGTGTCAATGGTGCAAAAGCTGTTGGTGTTACCACAGTTACAGTAGATAGTGGTACTAAATTCAACGTAGGTGATATTATCACTTTTGATGGAACTAGTGGTGCTGATACTGGTCACTCTACAAAATATGAAGTAACAGATATTAATGGTGCTGATCTTACTATTAGACAATCAGATCAAGTAAATGGTGGTGGATTAACATCAGCTGTTCTTGATAATGAAGAAATAACAAGACGTTGGAAATTTCATGACTTATTTGATTCTGCTCCTGCTACATCAACATGGGCTGCAGATAAAGGTTATGTAAATGATGAATTGCATATTGTTGTATATGATGGAACTGGTGCAATTACTGGTTTTGATGGAGATGCTGCTGGACAAAGAACTGCATCTGTATTAGAAACATTTGGATTTGTATCACAAGCTGGTATTGCAAAAACATCACAAGGTGGTTCTAATTTTTATGTAAATGTAATAAATGATACTTCTAAGTACATATATTGGGGTAGTCATCATAGTTCTATTAGTACTGATGCTGGTAAGAGTACACCAACTGATGGTACTACTTATGTACAACCATCTGATAATGCACAAGTAATTGATACTATTTTATCAAATGGTACAGATGGTAGTGCTCCAAGTGTAGGTGAAAAGAAAACTAGTTTAGATTTAATCGACAACGATACAACTGAAGTAGATTTAATTATGGCTGGTTCTTGTGGTGCTGGTGCAGATGGTGTTACTCATGGACAAAATGTGGTTGCACTTGCAGAATCAAGAAAAGATGCAGTTGCATTTATTTCACCAAGATCTGCTGATGTTGTTGGTGGTGCAACTAATTCTGCAAAAACTACATCAGTAACTACATTCTTTGGTAATCTAAACAGTTCATCTTACTGTGTATTTGATAGTGGTTATAAGTATATGTTTGACAAGTATAATGATGTTTACAGATATGTTCCACTCAATGGTGACATTGCTGGAATTACTGCAAATACTGATCTTGTTGCTGACGCATGGTTCTCTCCTGCTGGTTATAACAGAGGTGGAGTTCGTGGTACAACCAAACTTGCGTTTAATCCATCAAAAGCAGAAAGAGATTTACTTTATCAAAACAGAATAAATCCTGTATGTACATTTCCAGGCCAAGGTACAGTTCTTTTTGGAGATAAAACTGCTCTATCAAGACCTAGTGCATTTGACAGAATTAATGTACGAAGATTATTTCTTGTACTTGAGAAAGCAATTTCAAACGCTGCTAAGTATCAAATGTTTGAGTTCAATGATGCGTTCACAAGAGCTCAGTTTGTTAACCTAGTAGAACCTTTCTTGAGAGATGTACAAGGAAGAAGGGGTATTAGTGATTTCTCTGTAATTGCAGACGAAACAAATAATACTGGAGAAGTGATTGACAGAAATGAGTTTGTCGGAGATATCTTTGTCAAACCAGCAAGGTCAATTAACTTTGTTCAACTTAACTTCATCGCTGTGCGAACTGGTGTCGCTTTCAGCGAGATAGGCGGATAAGGGAGATAAAAGATGGCTAGTATAGACGATTTTAAATCCAACCTTATCGGTGGTGGTGCAAGAGCAAATCAATATAGAGTTGTAATGACAACGCCCACAACTATCACAACTGGATTGGATGCAGTTAGAACACAATTTTTAGTCAAGGCAACATCTTTGCCTGGACAAACGATACCAGAAGTAACAGTAAACTTTAGAGGTAGACAACTATTTCTTGCTGGAGATAGAACCTTTGAAACATGGACAACTACAATAATCAATGATACTGATTTTATGGTTAGAAATGCAATGGAAAGGTGGATGAATGCTATAAATGATCTTGAAGCAAATACTGGATTAGTAAATGTTTCTGATTATACTGCTGATTTAAGAGTTGAACAGTTAGACAGAGCAGATAATATTCTGAAAAGATATATTATCAGAAACTGTTGGCCAACAATTCTTGCACCAGTAGATTTATCATACGACACAGTAAGTGATATTGAAACCTTTGATGTAACATGGAGATATACTTCATTTACTGCAAGTGATATCTAGTTAATTTATCCTACTAAATAGTTGGGTATTAACTAGGAGAATTATAGTATGGCTGAACTTTTCGGTTTCAGAATAACAAGAGCGAATCAAGATTTGGGGAAGGACTCGATAACGAATCCTTCTCCAGATGACGGCTCCTATGACATATCTGGTGGGGGATTTTATTCCTCTATTTTAGATATAGCTGGTAGAGATCGTAATGATCTTGATTTAATCAATAGATATCGTTCAATTGCACAACAACCAGAGTGTGATAGTGCAATTGAGGATATAGTGAACGAGTCTATTGTATCAGATGAAAAAGGACAATCTGTTTCTCTTTCAATGGATAGACTTAACCTTTCCCAAACAATTAAAAATAAAATTCGTGAAGAGTTTAATGAAGTATTGCGTCTTTTAGATTTTAACGAAAAAGGACATGATATATTCAGAAGATGGTATATTGATGGTAGACTATATTATCATAAGATCATTGACACTAAAAATACAAAAAAAGGTATTCAAGAAGTACGTTATATAGATCCAAGAAAAATTAAAAAGGTTCGTGATAAAAAAATAGAAAAAGATCAAAGAACTGGAATAGATGTTATTAAACAAATAGAAGATTTTTATCTATATAATGAACAAGGACTAGATCAAGCAACTGGTACTAGTACTGGTGTAAAACTTACAGCAGACTCTATATCATACTGTCCATCTGGACTTATTGATATGTCAAGAGGAAATGTATTATCACATTTAAATAAAGCAATTAAACCAGTAAATCAGTTACGCATGATAGAGGACGCATTAGTAATTTATCGTATATCAAGAGCTCCAGAAAGAAGAATATTTTACATTGATGTGGGAAATCTTCCTAAAGTAAAAGCAGAAGCTTATCTAAAAGATGTAATGAATCGTTACAGAAACAAACTAGTATATGACGCAAAAACTGGTGAGATTCGTGACGATAGAAATCATATGTCAATGTTAGAGGATTTCTGGTTACCAAGAAGAGAAGGTGGAAGGGGTACAGAGATTACCACACTTCCAGGCGGATCTAATCTTGGTGAAATAGATGATATACAATATTTTCAGAAAAAACTATATCGTTCATTAAATGTGCCCGTATCCAGACTTGCAGAAGAAACAGGATTTCAAATAGGACGTTCTGATAACATAACAAGAGATGAACTTAAATTTACAAAGTTCGTACAGAGATTGCGTAAAAAGTTTTCTAACCTATTCTGTGATATGTTAAAAACTCAACTTGTACTTAAAGGTGTAATTGCAGTTGAAGAATGGCCCTCAATAAAAGAGTTATTGCAATTTGATTATTTACAAGATGGTCATTTTACAGAACTTAAAAACGCAGAACTTATGCAAAATCGTTTGGATATGTTAGGTACGATAGAATCGTATGTAGGTACATATTTTTCTAAAGAATATGTACGAAAACATATTCTTAGAATGAATGATGATGAAATACAAGAAATAGAAGATCAAATTAAAGATGAAGAAGGTGGAGAAAATGGTGATCCAGACACAGATGGTATGTTTGCAACCAATGAGCCTTCTGAAGGAGAAAAAGAATGAGTGTAAGAGATTTCGTAGATTCGATTGCAAGTGGTGATAACTTATCAGCAGAAACACATTTTACAGGCGCTTTGTCTGCAAAGGTTGGTGATGCATTAGAAACTAAAAGAAAAGATGTTGCAAAAACATTTGTAAAACATCACATATCAGATTCAGAGGAAAATGGTGAGTAAATCTTTTGAAAAGTTTAGGGTAAATTTGCCTGAAAAAGACGAATATAAAACGTCAAAACAGTATAAGAAACTTTCTCCGAAAGTTAAAGAGGCTGTTGACGCAATCTTTAAGGAAATGGAAGTAAAACCTTCAAATTTCCTAAATACTTTTGAGAAAACAATAACAAATGTCGCAAAAAAATTCAAAGTACCAGAAAAGAAACTAATGGATTATTTTGAATCAGAAGTTTTGACAGTATAGGGATATAGAACAATGAGAGTAATTGGAGCCACAGAAAGTTTAAATGGATCGACTACAAAATTCAAAACTGTTGGAGCGGTTTGGGTGTATCATACAAGTGCAGTAACAGTAACAGTTCGTAATGCAGCTGATGATGCAGATATTGGAGTAATAAAACTTCCAGCTGGTGGAAAAATAATTACTTTAGGTGTCGGTGAAGGATTACGTGCTGGTTCTGGTGAAGGAACACCTGTAGTCGCTTCTGGATTTTAAGGAGATAAACATGAAACTTATTGCAGAAGAAATCCAAGAAGTAGAGTATATTGTAGAAGAGAAAGAGGACGGAAAAAAAGACATGAAGATTCGTGGAATTTTCATGCAAGCAGATATGAAGAATAGAAATGGTAGAGTATATCCTCTATCTGTTTTACAAAAAGAAGTAAAACGCTATAACAAAGAATTTGTTGCTGAAGGTCGTGCATTTGGTGAGCTCGGACATCCAGAGGGCCCAACTGTCAACTTGGACAGAGTTTCGCACATGATAACTAAACTTGAAGCTGATGGAAAGAACTTTGTTGGTGAAGCAAAATTGCTTGGAACACCAATGGGGGAAATTGCGAAAGCACTTATTAAAGATGGTGGAAAACTTGGTGTTTCATCAAGAGGCATGGGTTCTCTAGAGTCTAAAGGTGGTGCGAATTATGTGAAAGATGACTTCTACTTGGCTACTGCAGCCGATATAGTTGCAGACCCATCTGCACCTCAAGCCTTTGTTGAAGGTATTATGGAAGGTAAAGAATGGGTATGGTCAAATGGCATACTCAAAGAAGTTGAGATAGCGGAAATAAAAGAAGGAATCGAAAGAGATACTCGTTCAAGAAAGGCGAAAGTGGAAGCACTTGCGTTAGCGAAATTTCTTAAAAGTTTGTAATATTATAAATATGTATAGAAATCAAAGTCAAGGAGAACTGTCCAATGTCAGATTTAGACAAGACAATTGAAGAACTTGAAGCGGAAGTAAAATCGGAACTGGAAGAAAAAGCAGATCCGAAAAAAGGCGCCGCAAAGGGTGACTCAATGGAAAAATCAAAAGGTGAAGTTCAAGACTTGGGGCCAGCCGTAGTGAAAGGTGATGAAAAAGATTCTGGGCCATCTAAAGTAGATGACAAGATGAAAAAAGCAGCAGAACCTAAACCAAAGGCAACAAAGTCTGAAGATACTGAAGCTCAAAAAGATCAAGATAAGATCGAAGAAGAAAAAGCAGATGATGACGAAGAAGAAATGTCTGACGGCGAAATGATCAAAGCCATGAATGGAATGATGAAAAAAATGAACGGCGAACAACTTGCAGCCGCTTATGAAAAAATGAATAAGATGAATGGTGATGATGACGAAGATGATAAAGAAGAAGTTGATGAATCAACTATTGAAGATCGTCTTGCGACTGTAGATGTTTCTGATGATGTTAATGCTTTAACTTCAAACGAAGATTTATCTGAAGAGTTCAAAAACAAAGCAAAAACTGTTTTTGAAGCTGCAATCAAATCAAAACTACGTTCAGAGATTGTAAGAATGGAAGAAGAAAAGTCCAAGTCAATCACTGAAGAAGTCGAAAACATCAAAACTGAGTTAACTGAAAAAGTTGACAACTATATGAACTATGTTGTAGAAGAGTGGATGAAAGAAAATGAAATTGCACTTGAAAGAGGACTTAAAGGTGAAATTTCAGAGGACTTCATTTCTGGTCTTAAAGCATTGTTTGAAGAACATTACATTGATGTTCCAGACGAGAAGTATGATATACTAGGTCAACAAGCTGAAAAGATTGATGAACTAGAAAAGAAACTTAACGAACAAATTGAAAATAATGCTTCTATGAAGTCAGATAATTCAAAATTAGTTCGTGAATCAGTATTTTCACAAGCCTGTTCTGATCTGACAGATACAGAGGCAGAAAAGTTTAAAGGTCTTGTAGAAGATGTTGAGTTTTCTGATGAAGATTCCTTCAAAGAAAAACTTGATACGCTTAAGGAAAGTTATTTTCCAAAAGCAACAACTGTCGCTGAATCTGTAGATTCCGAATCTAATTCTGGTTCTGAGTCTTACGAAACTGGTGCAATGGCCGCTTACATGGATGCAATCAGTAGATCAAATGTACAGCGTACACCATTAAAAGTCGTAAAATAATAAATAATGTTTAGAATACTTTAAAATAAGGAGAAAGTAACCATGTTCAATACAGAACATTTACAGGAAAAGTGGCAACCAGTTCTTGAGCATAAAAATCTTCCAAAGATTGATGATGCTTATCGTAGGGCTGTTACCACAATTATCCTAGAAAACCAAGAAAAGGCTATGAAAGAAGATAGTAACTTCTTATCAGAAGCCGCACCAACAAGTAATCTTGCCGCTTCTATGGACGGCAAATATGATCCAATTCTAATTTCATTAGTACGAAGATCAATGCCAAATCTTATCGCTTATGATATTGCTGGTGTTCAACCAATGACAGGGCCAACTGGTCTTATCTTTGCAATGCGAGCAAACACAGTAGACAATGATGATGGTACAGGCCCAAGAGCAACTGCTGAAGCTCTTTACAATGAACCAGATACAGCGTTTTCTGCAACTAAGAGTGATGACAATATTCCAGGCACTGCTGGTCATGACGATACAAACCCAGCTGCACTTAATGATGATGATGGTGGTACTACATACACTGTCGGAGCTGGAATGTCATCTGCAACTGCTGAAGCTTTAGGTGATGCTGTTACTAACAGAATCGCTGAGATGTCATTTTCAATCGACAAAACAACTGTTACTGCAAAATCAAGAGCATTAAGAGCAGAATACACAATGGAACTTGCACAAGACTTGAAAGCTATTCATGGTCTAGACGCAGAAACCGAATTGTCAAATATTCTTTCTGCTGAAATTCTTGCAGAAATTAACAGAGAAGTTGTAAGATCAATATACATAACTGCAAAAGAAGGTGCAGTTACAGGTTCAACTGCAACTGCTGGTCAGTTTGACATGGACGTAGACTCAAATGGTCGTTGGTCAGTAGAGAAGTTCAAAGGACTTATGTTCCAACTTGAAAGAGAAGCTAATGCAATCGGACAAGAAACTCGTAGAGGAAAAGGTAACATGGTTATCTGTTCTTCTGATGTTGCTTCTGCACTTCAAATGGCTGGTATGTTAGATTACGCTCCAGCTCTTAACAATAACCTAAATGTTGATGATACTGGAAACACTTTTGCTGGTGTTCTCAATGGTAGACATAAAGTTTACATTGATCCATATTCATCAAATGCTGGTGGTTCTAATCCAGAAAACCAGTTTTTCGTTTCTGGTTATAAGGGTGCATCACCATATGATGCTGGTATTTTCTACTGCCCATATGTACCATTACAAATGGTTCGTGCAGTAGGTGAGCATACATTCCAACCAAAGATTGGATTTAAGACACGATATGGTCTTGCTGCCAATCCTTTTGCACAGGGAACAACCGCTGGTGCTGGTGCTCTTAATGCTGACTCAAATGTATACTACAGAAGAGTTATGGTTAAAAACTTAATGTAATCTCATGTAGTTAAAATACTATAATAACTTTAGGGGGATTTTTATCCCCCTTTTTTTAGACAAAAGAGGAAATTATGACACAACTTATATCACCTAAAAAATTTACACACGCAGTTGGCCTTTTGAGGTCATTTTTTTTATCTAAAGGTTTTGAAGAAGTACACACACAAAACCGACTATCAATACTAGCGGCTTGCGAAGATCCAGAAAATGTCGCAACGTATAATTACATGGGAAACATATGGCCCCTGCCACAAACTGGACAAATGTGGTTAGAACATGAACTATTAACACGCCCCTCTAGTAAGGGGTTTTTTTGTGTTTCCACTAGCTATAGACAAGAACCAAATGCAATTCCTGGCAGACATGAAACAATATTTCCAATGTTTGAGTTTGAGATGCCTGGCGATATTAATGATCTCAAAAATATGGAAATAGAATTATGTAAATACATGGGATTTCCAGAATTAGAGATACAGACATACAATGAATGGAGTGACCAGTTTAATGTAAAAGAACTGGAAAACGAACACGAAGAAATTATTGATTGGGGTATGATTACAAGTTTTCCAGAGTTTACGTCACCATTTTGGAATATGTCAAGATATGAAGATGGAGTTACCAGTAAAAAGATTGATGTAATTCTAAATGGTATGGAAACAATAGGTTCTGCTGAAAGAAGTACAGACAAAGATCAAATGAAAAATACATTTGAAACAATATCAAATGGTGAGTATGCAGAATTATTATACAAACTATTTGGAAAAGAAAGAGTACAAAAAGAGTTAGATGAATTTTTGAAATATGATTTCTTCCCAAGAGTTGGGGGTGGAATTGGTATGACAAGAATGATCTCTGCGTTAGATAGATTAGAAATGGGATTAGCGGCATGAACAATGAAGAATACAAAAAATATGTAAACCTATTGTGTAAGATATGGAACATTAAAAATGAGTAATGAAGAAAATCAAATTGAAGATTTTAAAGATCAAGATAAAGCTGCTTTAAGAAGACAACTTGCTCAACTTAGAATGGCAAGATATACATTAGTTGCTATGGGAGTATTTACTTTTTCAATGTTTTTCGTATCAGTTGAACGAGTTAATGCTTTATCCGATATTTCAAATTTATTTTATCTCTCTGGTGCTGGAATTGTTGGAGCTTATATGGGATTTAATTCAAAGAGGTTTTAAAATAGTTTGAGGTGGTGGAATTGGTAGACACGCACAACTGTTTATTGTGTGCAAATATTTTTGCGTGAAGGTTCGAGCCCTTCCCTCAAAGCCAACACAAAGTCGTTATAAATACTTGTGAAGGAGATTACTATGGCAGTTAATTTTAACTCTTTAAACAGACAACCTAGTACTTTAGATTATACACACCCAACACAGTTTAGGTTTGATATTCTAAAATTGCCTAATGTTGAATACACGATAACGTCTGCAAATGTTCCAGGCATTAGTATGTCTGGAGATGCAATAATGAATACTAGATTCAAAGGTGTTCCATTTATGGGAGATACTCTCATTTACGAAACACTTAATGTAACTTTTATAGTTCAAGAAGATTTAGCAAACTATCGTGAATTGCATGATTGGATAACTGGTATAGGATTTCCAAAAGACAACGAACAGTTTGACAGTGCTTTAAGAAACGAAATACAAACAAAGCCTGGTGCATTACCAGTAATTCCTAAACAGACTTCTAATGTAAGAAATGCACCAGTTTTAAATCCATCTGTATTGACAAGTGATGCAACAATGCATATACTGTCTAATAAAAACAATCCGAAGATCAGAGTTAATTTTAGAGGACTTTATCCATCATCATTGTCTGGTGTAACATATAATACACAAGATTCAACTGGAGAAGGAATAACTGCTGATGTTCAGTTTCAATTTGATTTGTATGAGTTTCAAGTATTATAAATATATTAGAGTAGGAGATGGTAAACTTTAACACCAATCCTAGTTTCTTAATAGTAAGAAATAATATAAAACATAGTAAGTTTTACACCCTACTCATTTTTAGAATGGATTATTATGACATTAGATGAATTGCAAAAACAAGCAGAAAAAGATTTAAAGATTGATGACGTTGAGTTAGGAGATGAATCTTTAAAAACTGCAAACCTACACCAAAAATATTTAAATATCTATAATAACTTTAGACAATTACAATTAATGTCTGATGCACAATATCGTATTCTTTATAGAAAGAAATGGGAATATTATGGTGGTAAGTCTGATCCACAGATATATCGTGACAATCCTTTTGACCATAAAATATTAAAACAGGATATACACATATATTTAGAATCAGATGAAGAACTTATTAAGGCTAAACAAAAAACAGAGTACAATAAAATTTGTATGGACTCATGCGAAAGAGTATTAAAACAAATACAAAGTAGAGGTTGGGATATTAAAAATGCGATTGAATGGAGAAAGTTTGTAGATGGTACTATCTAATGATAGAAATATCTAAGAAGAACGAAGTATATCTTAAAGTAAACGCAGAACCAAGTATCGCAAGAACTATATCTGATTTTTTTACTTTTGAAGTTCCAGGCGCTCGTTTTATGCCTGCATTTAGAAATCGTATTTGGGATGGTAAGATAAGATTATTTTCTCCAGCTACAGGAGAACTCTATCTTGGGTTGTTGCCCTATTTAACTAAATATTTAAAAGATTTAAATGAAGAATATTCTGTAGACAAGGATTTAAAAGATGATAAAGAAATTGACAGAGCAACATTACTTGGATATATTAGAGGACTCCGACTTAGATCTAATGGAAAAAGTATCAAGATACGTGACTATCAAATTAACGCAATATCTCACGCAATTGGAAAACATAGGGCTCTTTTGCTTAGTCCTACTGCTTCTGGTAAATCGCTTATTATTTACGTCTTAGTAAGATATTATAGTTTATTATTACAAGCTACTACCAATAATAAAATATTAATACTTGTTCCTACAACATCTTTAGTTGAACAAATGCATTCCGACTTTATTGACTATGGTTGGTTAGATGCATTTATGCAAAAAATTTATAGTGGCTATGATAAACAAGTGACAAAAACTGTCGTTATATCTACATGGCAATCAATATATAAATTTCCTAAAAAATACTTTGAACAGTTTGGAATGGTTGTTGGTGATGAGGCTCATCTATTTAAATCCAAATCTCTTACATCAATAATGACTAAACTTCATTTATGTAAATATAGATTTGGATTAACAGGAACATTAGATGGTATGCAAACTCATAGGTTAGTTCTGGAAGGGTTGTTTGGTGTAGTTAATAAGATAGTATCCACAAAAGAACTTATAGATAAAAAGACACTTGCAAAGTTTTCAATACAATCTCTTGTATTATATTATCCAGAACATGAATGTAAATTAGTAAAGGATATGAAATACAAAGATGAAATAGATTATATTGTAGGTCATCAGAAAAGAAATGAATTTATCAGGGATTTAACGCTTAATCTAAATAAGAACACTTTAGTACTATTTCAGTTGGTAGAAAAACATGGTTCTATTCTTTATGATATGATAAAACAAAAAACTGATAGAAAAGTATTTTTTGTTTATGGTGGTACTGATACAGAAACAAGAGAAGAAATTAGATCAATAACAGAGAAACAAAAAGATGCAATTATCGTGGCTTCGTATGGAACTTTTTCTACTGGAATTAACATTAGAAATCTACATAACATTGTATTTTCTTCACCTAGTAAATCTAGAATTAGAACTTTACAATCTATAGGTAGAGGATTAAGAAAAAGTGAAACAAAAGATTCTGCAATGTTATTTGATATAGCAGATGATTTTACATATAAAACAAGAAGAAACTATACACTATCACATTTCATGGAACGAATAAATATCTATAACGAAGAAGAATTTGATTATGAAATTAGAAGGATAAAGATAAAATGACAGTAGATGCAAAAATATTAAAACTCACTAGTGGAGAAGAAATAGTTTGTGCAATATCTAATAATCCAGATAATTCTCATATTGTTGTAGCTCATCCAATGAAGATATTTGCTCGTCCAAAGGTTACTGTAGATGGTGGTATGTCAGAAAGTTTATCTTTACATAGATGGATTCATTTTTCTGAAACAGAAAACTTTGAAGTTCCAAAATCACAAATATTGACGATAACAAATGCTTCTGTAGGATTAGTTAAATTCTATGATTATTGTATACAACGAATGAAAAAAGAAGATAGAGAACTTGTATACCCAACTGACGAAGAACTAGATGAAATAGAATTTGATGAAGAGTTTGATTATGTAGATGATTATTCAGATACTATACAATGATTCTGATACCTAGCATAGTCAATATAACTTAATGTCAAGAAGAAGTCAACACATTTTGAATTTTTTTTACATATTGACAAATTTGTATAAATGTATTATATTAGTTGTTAAAGACAAAGAAATGGGGAGTTATGCCTAAAAGAGCGAAAAGCGTACACTATGTTGATAACGCACAATTTTTAATAGCCATGAAAGAATGGAAAAAAAATTGTATATCAGCAGAAGAAATCGGAGATCCACAACCACCAGTTACAAATTATATTGGAGAATGTTTTTTAAAGATTGCAAATCATTTATCATATAGACCTAATTTTATTAACTATACATATAGAGATGAAATGATATCTGATGGAATTGAAAACTGCTTACAATATTGCAGTAACTTTAATCCAGACAAATCAAAAAACCCCTTTGCATATTTTACACAAATCATTTATTATGCATTTATTCGTAGAATACAAAGAGAAAAAAAACAACAACACGTTAAACATAAGATCATAGAAAATATGAATATAGATATATTGGCTGATGGTACAGATATGGATCAAAATGCTTATGTAGATTATTTACAAAAGAATTTTCTACCTACTGAAGATGTTTACAAACCTAAGAAAAAAAAAGAACAATTAAAAGGTCTTGAAAAGTTTTATAATGAGGATAGTGAAATAAATGAAAATAGCGCTAATAACTGATACACATTTCGGCGCAAGGAACGACAATTTATTTTTCAACGATTATTTCTACAAGTTTTGGGATAATGTATTTTTTCCATATGTAAAAGATAATGGAATAGATACTATTATACATCTTGGTGATATTATGGACAGACGTAAGTTTGTTTCTTATAAGATCGCAAAAGATTTTCGTGAAAGATTTATGAAACCTATTGTTGATAATAATCTCACAGTTCATATGATGGTGGGTAATCATGATACATTTTACAAGAATACTAACGAAGTAAATTCACTTGAGGAGTTAGTAGAGGGAAGATATCCTAATGTAAAAATATATCCAGAAGCTACAACAGTAACATTTGATAATACACCTATCATGTTTCTGCCTTGGATAAATTCAGAAAACTATTCTAATACTATGAACGCAATCAATGAAAGTAATGCACAGATTGCTATGGGCCATTTAGAGATAAGTGGTTTTGAAATGCATAATGGACACTTTTCTGAGTCTGGACACCCATCTAACTTATTCAATAAATTTGATACAGTATTTACAGGGCATTTTCATAAGAAGTCTGACAATGGACATATACATTATTTGGGTTCTACATATCAACTTACTTGGAGTGATAATAAATGCCCAAAGGGATTTCATGTATTTGATACTGAAACAAGACAATTAGAACGCATACTCAATCCATATAACATATTTGAGAAGGTATATTATGATGACACAACTATGGATTATATGCAGTATGATGTATCAACATTATCAGAAAAGTATGTAAAAGTTGTTGTTGTTAATAAGAAAGATATGTATAACTTTGACAGATTTATTGATAAAGTATTATCATCATCTGGAGCCTATGAGGTAAAGATTGTTGAGGACTTTAGTGATCTGGACGCATCAAATGTTGATGATGCAATTATTAATAATGCAGAAGATACCATGACTTTACTAGAACGATACATTGATGAACTTGATGTAAATCTAGATAAATCAAGACTTACAAACATGATGAAATCTTTATATGTAGAGGCAAGTGATTTAGAATTATGATAACATTTGAAAAGGTTAGATGGAAAAACTTTCTATCTACAGGCAATAACTTTACCGAAATCGTATTAAATGAAAATCATTCTACTCTTATAATAGGGGAGAATGGTTCTGGTAAATCTACTATTCTTGATGCATTATGTTTTGGATTATTTAACAAACCATTTCGTAGTATATCAAAAGGACAGTTAGTAAATTCTGTAAACAATGGTGGTACAGAAGTACAAGTAGAATTTAGTATTGGTAAGAAAAGTGTTCGTGTTGTTCGTGGCATCAAACCTACTAAGTTTGAAGTATATGTAGATGATAACATGATTAATCAAGATGCAAATGCAAGAGATTATCAGAAACATTTAGAACAACAAATACTAGGATTAAACTATAGATCTTTTACACAAGTTGTTATACTTGGTAGTTCAACTTTTGTTCCATTTATGCAACTATCAACAAAGGCCCGTAGAGAGGTTGTAGAAGATATATTAGATATAAAGATATTCTCTCTTATGAACTTTTTATTAAAGAATAAAAATAAAGAGTTAACAGAAGAAACAAGAACTGTAGATAATGAACGTGAACTTACTATAGAAAAGATAAGATTACAGGAAAGATTTATTACAGAAGTAAGTGACAGTAAGTCTAATATTGTATCAGAGAATATACAACAACTTGATACTAACAATCAATCCATAAAAATGAAAGAAGTGGATTTAGAAACTTACAATAGTAAAATTTTTCAATTAGAATTATCTGGTAAAGATATTATAGAAAAGAAACTAAAGAAACTTAGTAAAACAGAAGCTGCACTTACAAACAAAAAGTCTGACCATGAAAAACAAATAGAGTTTTTTAATCAGAATGATATATGTCCTACTTGTGAACAAACAATAACAGATGTTACGAAAACAAATCAAATCAATAGTAGAAAACAAAAGATTGATGAAATATCAAAAGCAATAGAAGAAATATCTAAACTAGAAAATAAAGAACAAAGTGAACTGGATAATATATTAGCTAAACTGGAAGAAGCAAGATCTTATGATGTAGAGATTGCAAAGATAAAGTCTAGTATTAGTGAGTTGGTCAAGTTCAACAAGAAGTTACAAAAAGATATTGATGACTATAACTCTAGTTCTATATCAGAAGAAGATAAAGAGAAACTTGCAAAACTAAAAGGTAGATTAGAACATATAGAAGAACAAAAGATGAAACTTAAAGAAGATAAGTTTTATATTGATGTTGCAAGAGAGTTACTACAGGATAGTGGTATTAAAACGAAGATTGTAAAACAATACTTACCTATTATGAATAAGTTGGTAAATACTTATCTTTCTAGTATGGATTTTTATGTTAACTTTAACATTGATGAAAACTTTAATGAAACAATCAAGTCAAGATTTAGAGATGAATTTTCTTATGCATCATTTTCTGAAGGTGAAAAGATGAGAATAGACCTTGCATTATTGTTTACTTGGAGAGCTGTCGCAAAGATGAAAAACTCTACAAATACTAATCTACTTATACTAGATGAAATATTTGACAGTTCATTAGATACAACTGGTACAGATGATTTTCTGAAGATACTGAATACATTTAGTGACCAGAATGTATTTGTCATATCTCATAAACAAGATATACTATACGATAAATTCAGAAGCACAATTAAATTTGAAAAGAATAGGAATTTTAGTCATGTTGTTACTTAATGGTGATTGCATTGAACAAATGCAAAAATTAATTGATGATGGTGTACAAGTAGATTCTGTAGTTACAGATCCACCTTATCATCTTACATCTATTGTAGAAAGATTTGGTAAAGAAGGTTCTGCACCAGCACAAGAAGGAACTGATGGTGCATTTGCACGAGCATCAAAAGGTTTTATGGGTAAAGAATGGGATGGTGGAGATATTGCATTTCGTCAAGAAACTTGGGAACTTGCATATAAACTTTTGAAGCCAGGTGGACATTTACTTGCCTTTTCTGCATCTAGAAATTATCATAGAATGGCAGTTGCAATAGAAGATGCTGGTTTTGAAATTCGTGACCAAATTATGTGGATATATGGAAGTGGTTTTCCAAAGAGTTTGAATATAGGAAAGGGTGTTGATAAGAAACAAGGTAATGAGAGAGAAGTTGTGGGAACAATAGAAAGAGGTAGTGTTGAAGATGCGATTGCAAAGGGTGTAGGATATACTGCTGACCCAGCAAATCAAAACAACAAAGCGATATTTGGATATGGAACTGAAACATTAACAAAAGGTAATTCTGAATGGGAAGGTTGGGGTACTGCACTTAAGCCTGCACACGAACCTATTGTGATGGCAAGAAAACCTTTATCAGAAAAGTCTATTGTAGATAATGTATTGAAACATGGAACTGGTGGTATTAATATTGATGGCTGTAGAATAGAAGGTAATGATGCAAAATATCCAGATACGAATCCAGATTTTCGTGATCAAGGTAAAAAGTCAAAAGAGGCTATAGGTATTAATAAACTAAGTTTTGGTCAAGTGCAAGATGCAAAAAGAAAAGAAATAGAAAAAGAAGAAAATAATCTTGGTAGATTCCCTGCTAATGTAATGCATGATGGTAGTGATGTTGTGGAAGATATATTTCCAACGACTTCTAAATCTGCTGGTGGTGGTGGAAGTAAAACTGTAAGTCCAAGTGATAATGTTTATCAAGGTGGTTGGGGTCATAAGGAATATGATAAGACAGTTGGTTTTGGAGATGAGGGTTCAGCTGCAAGATATTTCTATTGTCCAAAGGTATCGAAAGAGGAAAGAAATAGAGGATTAGACCATCTACCAACAAAGAAAACGTCAAGTATGTCTGGACGCAGAGATGCACATGATATGGAAGGATATAGTATAGACAATGATGTTACAGGAAGATTTGTAACAGAAAGAAAGAATGTACACCCTACAGTAAAACCAATTGAACTGATGAAATATCTTTGTAGATTAGTTACACCAAAAGGCGGTACAGTTCTTGATCCATTTATGGGAAGTGGTTCTACAGGAATGGCTGCAAAAGATGAGGGTTTTGATTTTATCGGTATTGAAAAAGAAGAAGAGTATTTTGAAATCTCACAATCAAGAATTAAAGTTACTGCACCTTTAATGGAATTTTTCTCTTGAAATTAGTTTTAAAAACATATTGACAATGTTATTAGAACATGATATAGTGATTCTATAATCAATTGAATAGAGGAAAATATAGATAATGGCTCATGAATTAGAAATAGTAGATGGAAAAGCACAAATGGCATATGTTGGTGAATTGCCATGGCATGGTCTTGGTACTAAAGTAGAAAATGATATTACACCAGACCAATTCCAAAAAGTTGCTGGACTAGATTGGACAGTTGAAAAACAAGATATGTATACTGTCAATGGTGTTAAAGTGCCTAATAAACAAGCACTAGTTCGTTCATCTGATAATAAAGTTTTAGATACTGTAGGTTCTGGTTGGAATCCAGTTCAAAACTCTGAAGCATTTGATTTTTTCCAAGAGTATGTAATGGCTGGTGACATGGAAATGCACACAGCAGGATCACTAAAAGATGGTCAGTTAGTTTGGGCACTTGCAAAAACAAACGAATCTTTTGAGTTATTTAAGGGTGATGTTACAGAGAATTTCTTTCTGTTTACTAATCCACATCAGTTTGGAAAAGCAATCAATATTAGAATGACACCAATTCGTGTTGTTTGTAATAATACTTTAACTTTATCGTTGTCTATAAAGTCTGATAATATGGTTACTGTAAATCATAGAAAAGAATTTGATGTAGAAGAAGTTAAAGAACAAATGGGTATTGCCAGAGAAAAAATGGAACAATACAAGTCAATGGCTGAGTTTCTTGGATCTAAAAGATATTCACCAGATAATGTAGTAAACTACTTCAACGAAGTATTTGGTTCACCTACAAAATCAGATGATAAGATCTTTACATCTAGAAATGCAAAAATTGCCCATGAAAATTTACAAGAACAGCCTGGTTCTGAATTTGCAGAAGGTTCATGGTGGCAGGCATTTAATTCTGTAACTCACATGACAGATCACTTGCAAGGTAGAAGTACTGATGGTAGGTTAACATCTGCATGGTATGGTCGAAACAGAAAAGTAAAATTAAAGGCTCTTGACAAAGCTCTTGAGTACGCAGAAAAAGTTTAAAAAAGTTTTGTATAGGGGTTGACTTTTCTAAGTTAATCCCTATATAAATAATAGTGATAGATGCTTTATAGGTCTATCATATTAATCTTGCTTAATAAAGGAGATAGCAATGACAAACTTAAGCACTTTTAGAAACGCACTTCAAGCGTTTGACGTAAATCACTTAACACCTTATGCAGTTGGATTTGATCGACAATTTGATAGATTGTGGGATTATGCAAATCATCAAGCAGAATCAACAGGTTTTCCACCTTATAATATTGTGAAAGATGGTGACTACAAATTTACTATTGAAATGGCCTTGGCTGGATATAGTAAAGATGATATTGAGGTAGAAATCGCAGAAGGCGTCTTATCAATTAAATCTATTAAAGAATCAAAAGATGAAGATGATAAACTTTATCGTGGTATTGCAACAAGAAACTTTACAAGAAAATTTACTCTTGCAGATGATATTGTTGTAAATGGTGGTTCATTAAAAGATGGTATGCTTTCTATTAAATTAGAAAGAGTAATACCAGAGGAAAAGAAACCTCGTTTAATTGATATCAAGTAATTGTTATCTGAAAGTGCCTCTTGACAGAGGCACTTTTTTATGTTATAGTATAAGTAGTATGTGAAATTTTTGGAGAGATTATGAAAAAACTACAATATCGTTATAATGAAGAACAAATTCTTAATGAATTAAAGTCGTATGTAGACAAAACATATGACGCACATTATTCCCACAACAAATTTCAAGCATCAGAATTTATCATGGACAGCGGCCATGGCGAAGGTTTTTGTATCGGAAATGTGATGAAATACGCACAACGATATGGAAAAAAACAAGGAAGAAATAGAAATGACTTGTTTAAAATAGTACATTATGGTATAATGGCAATCTATAATCATGACAAATATAAGGAGTGAACATGAATCTTAGTAATGATACAAGAGAAGTTTTAAAAAACTTTTCATCTATTAATCAAAACCTAATGGTTAATAGTGGTAATGTGATTGGAACTATGTCTGCAATGAAAAACATTGTTGCAAAAGCAACGATACCAGACACGTTTCAAAATGAATTTGCAATATATGATTTGAATGAATTTTTATCTGCACTTTCTTTATTTAAAAAACCATCACTTAACTTTTCAGATAAAAGTGTAAAGTTAGATGAAGAGGGTGGTGGAAGTTCTCTTAACTATTTCTTTAGTGATCCATCTATTGTTACATCACCAAAGACAGATATAACTATGCCTTCGGTAGATGTTGAGTTTACATTTACACAAGATACTTTTAATCAAATTATGAAAGCATCAGCTGTTCTTGGTACACCAGATGTTGAAGTAAAAGGTACTGCTGGTGGTGATGTTAATCTTGTGGTAACAGACCGAAAGAATGATACATCAAATGATTTTAGTATGAAAGTTGGTGAAAACTCATCAAGTACATTTTCACATTTCTTTAAAGTTGAAAATCTAAAACTTTTAAGTGGTGACTATAATGTACAAGTTTCCAATAAGGGAATATCTCATTTTAAAAATATATCAAAGGATATAGAATACTTTATCGCTCTTGAAGCTTCCTAAGTTTAGGAGTATATAATGAATGATGTGATTTTGTGGGTGGAAAAATATCGTCCATCCAAAATAAGTGATTGTATTCTTACAGATGATCTCAAAACAACTTTTCAAACATTTGTAAATGATGGGTTTATTCCTAATTTATTATTGTCTGGTGGGCCTGGTGTAGGTAAAACAACAATTGCAAAAGCAATGTTGAAAGAACTAGATGTAACTTACATGATGATAAATGGTTCTGAAGAGTCTGGTATTGATGTTCTTAGGAATAAAATTAAAAACTTTGCCTCAACTGTTTCTATGGATGGTAAAAGAAAATTTGTAATTCTAGATGAGGCAGATTATCTAAATCCACAATCAACTCAACCAGCATTGCGTAATTTTATGGAAGAGTTTCATAAGAATTGTGGATTTATTCTTACTTGTAATTTTAAGAATCGTATTATAGAACCACTACATAGTAGATGTTCTGGAATTGAATTTCGTATTCCAACTACTCAAAAACCAATACTTGCTAATGAGTTCTTTAAAAGAGTTACTACTATTCTACAAGAAGAAAATGTTGAGTTTAATACAAAAGTTGTTCAAGAGATTGTTATAAAATACTTTCCAGATTGGAGAAGAGTTCTAAACGAACTACAAAGATATTCTGCAACTGGAGCAATCGATTCTGGCATATTAGTAAATATATCAGAAACAAACATGAAAGATTTGGTATCTTTTTTAAAAGATAGGGATTTTAAATCCATACGTAAGTGGGTTAAAAATAACTTGGATAATGATCCATCAAGAATATATCGAAAAATTTATGATACATTGTATGATGAGGTTGAACCAACTTCAGTTCCACGTTTGGTTATGGTACTTGCAGATTATTCTTATAAGTCAGCTTTTGTTGCAGACCAAGAGATTAATATGCTTGCGTTTATGTATGAAGCATTTGGAGAAATAAGTTTCAAATGAGTTATGAACTTAAAGAGTATTTAAAAAGTATTAATCGAACAAAGGAAAATCTGATGGATTCAGATGATCCTATGTGGGAAAAGAAATATTTACCATATATCGTTAATAAATGTCTTGCACCATTTACAGACACAATTATGTTTGTGAATGTAATGAATGGACATCACCACCTAGATAAAAAACTACAATATGATTTTTTACTAAATATACTTAGACCTAAAAATAGATACGAGCCTTGGTCAAGAGGCCGAAAATTAAAAGACTTGGAGTTTGTAAAAGAATATTATGGTTATAGTAATGAAAAGGCTAAAGTTGCTCTTCAGATACTTAGTAATGACCAGATAAAAACTATCAAGAATAGTTTGAGTAAAGGTGGAAGAAAATGAACAATATTGAATGGCATCAAGATAAGATGCTAGAAGTAAAACTAAAAGAACCAGATGACTTTCTAAAGGTTCGTGAAACATTATCTAGGATTGGTGTTGCATCTCGTAAAGAGAGAAAACTATATCAATCATGTCATATACTTCATAAACAAGGTAGATATTTCATAGTGCATTTTAAAGAATTATTTGCACTTGATGGTAAAGGTACAAACATTTCAGAGAATGATGTATCTAGACGAAACTCTATTGCATCTCTTTTGAGTGATTGGGGTTTAGTTGAAATAATTGGTGATAGTGAACCAAAAGCACCATTGTCGCAAATCAAAGTTATTTCTTTTAAAGAAAAACATGAATGGACATTGGAAACAAAGTATAACATAGGGAAGAAAAAACTAGATTAGGAGTCGTTATGAAATTCAGAGATAAGATGATTAAAGCCATGAAAGACCACGCAAAAGGTCATATAGCCAAACACGCTATGAATGTCGAAGTCTACTTTAGAAATGCAGCTGGAATTGGTGGAAAAGATAATGCAGATATTTTGGAAGAGGTAGAAAAAGAACTTGATGTAGTTGCAAGATACCATGACCAAATAGAAATGTTGGATAGGTATTTTGTAGATGAATCTACACAAGAAACTTTATTTGAAGATATGAATTGACAATTACACTAAAAAGTGATATAACTATATTATGAAATTTTATACTCATGTTGCCCAATGGGGTAACAATCTACTAGTTCGTGCAGTTGAGAATGGTGTTCGTTCAAACTTCAAAGTAAAGTATGAACCTACACTATTTGTTCCTGTAACAAAAGAAACTAATTGGAAAACATTGGATAATCGTAATGTCAATCCAATGAAGTTTCTTACAATCAAAGAAGCAAAAGAGTTTGTACAACAATATGAAAGTCAACCACATTTAGTTTGTGGTATGACACAGTTTCCATATTCATACATATCTGAAACATATCCTAATCAAATACAATATGATACATCTCTACTTAGAATTGTAACGATTGATATTGAGGTTGAATGTGAGAATGGTTTTCCAAATGCAGATCAAGCTGCAGAACCTATGTTATCTATTACTATCAAGAAACATGACACAGGTAAGATTATTGTTTGGGGTTTACATGAGTATCATAATGACAGAGAAGATGTAAAGTATATTCGTTGTCAAAACGAAAGAGAACTTCTCACACAATTTTTGAATTGGTGGGAACATGACTATCCAGATATAATCACTGGTTGGAATACAGAGTTTTTTGATATTCCATATCTATGTAATCGCATCAATACTGTACTTGGTGAAGATGCAGTTCGTAAACTTTCGCCGTGGGGTATTGTCAGTTCTAGATTAGTTAATAGTGGGTTTGGTAAGAAAGATCAAGTGTATGATATTGTTGGTGTTGAAGAGATAGATTATCTACAACTATATCGTAAGTTTACTTATTCTGCACAAGAGTCATACAGACTAGATCATATTGCATTTGTTGAACTGGGTGAACGTAAAGATGAAAACCCATATGAAACATTTCGTGATTGGTACACAAAAGATTATCAATCATTCTTAGACTATAATATTCAAGACGTTGAACTTGTTGATCGTATTGATGATAAGATGAAATTGATTGACCTTATATTGACTATGACCTATGAGGCTAAAGTTAATATGTCTGATTCATTTACATCTGTTAAGTATTGGGATATTCTTATATACAATCATCTACTTAAAAATAATATTGTTATACCACAGAAACCATCAACAAAGAATAAGTCTGAAAAGTATGTTGGTGCATATGTGAAAGAGCCTCAAGTAGGACAACACAAATGGGTATTATCTTTTGACCTAAACAGTTTGTATCCACATCTAATCATGCAGTATAATATATCACCAGAAACATTAGTAGATAAAACTGTTAATTTAGGTAAAAATCCTATTGATGATTTAGTTACAAAGAAAACTGGTTTAGATTCTTTCAAGGGAACTAACTATGCATTGACACCAAATGGTGCAATGTTTAAAAAAGATAAACAAGGGTTTCTTGCAAAGATGATGCAAGATATGTATGATGATCGTACTATTTACAAGAAGAAAATGTTAGATGCAAAACAGAAGTATGAAGATACAAAAGATCCAAAGTATCTCAAAGACATATCTAGGTTTAATAATATTCAGATGGCTCGTAAGATTTCTCTAAACTCTGCTTATGGTGCGATTGGTAACGAATGGTTTAGATACTATGAACTTATGATTGCAGAGGGTATTACAACTTCTGGTCAGTTAAGTATAAGATGGATTGAAAGAAAATTAAACGAGTACATTAATAATGTTCTCAAAACAAGTAATAAAGATTATGTGATTGCATCAGATACAGATTCTGTTTATATCAGATTTGATGAGATTGTAAGTCATGTATTCAAAGGCTGTAATGATACACAAAGGATTGTAAACTTTCTAGATAAGATTGCAAGTGAAAAGATAGAACCATTTATTGAAAAGTCCTATCAAGAACTTGCAGATTATGTAAATGCATATGACCAAAAGATGCAAATGAAAAGAGAAGTGATTGCAGATAAAGGTATCTGGACAGCAAAGAAAAGATATATTCTAAACGCATGGGATGTTGAGGGCGTTCGTTATCAAGAACCACAACTCAAAGTTATGGGCCAGGAGATGGTCAAGTCATCTACGCCTGCACCTTGTCGTGAAAAGATGAGAGAAGCAGTTAAGATTATTATGAGTGGAACTGAAAAAGATGTAAACAATTTTATTCAAGATTTTCGTGAAGAGTTTATGAAACTTCCACCAGAAGAGATTGCATTTCCAAGATCGGTAAATGGTTTAGGTAAATGGAGTAGTGGTCATGCAATATTTAAGAAAGGCTGTCCTATGCATTGTAAAGGTGCAATATTGTATAATCATTTTTTAAAAGAGAAAAAACTTACAAACAAATATCCTTTAATACAAGAGGGTAATAAGATTAAATTTTTAAACATAAGAACACCAAATCCTATGTCATCTAATGTTATATCTTTCTTTACCAAACTACCAAAAGAACTTGACATTCACAAATATTTAGATTATGATATGCAGTACGAGAAGGCCTTTGTTGAACCTCTGACTTTTATTATGGATCAGATTGGTTGGAACATTGATCGTTCTTATGGAAAGCAAACTACACTTGAGGATTTCTTTAGTTGATATTAGAACGTAAAGATGCAATTTATGTAGCACAAAAGTTGATGAATTATTTCAAGGACTTTAATCGTATTGATGATTATTTTCGTGCAAGAAAGATTGAAAGAGTAAAAAATATACCATCACCATTACCAGGCATGGCTTTGGAAGATGACTTATTTCAAAACTTTGATATGCATCCAGAAGATATGAATTTTGAAGTTGTACAAATACCTACAAAGTTATTTGATACTTTACTTGAAAAAACTGCATCATTTAGTCCAGATGAAAATCCTGGCAAAACACTAAAGGTAGTTGTTAAGGAAACAAATACAAATACTGTAGTTGGATTTATTCGTTATGGTTCACCTCTTATAAACTCTAAACCAAGAAATGATTATCTTGGTGGTGTTCCAGATCTTGACATATTTAACAAGCGTGCAATCATGGGATTTAATATTGTTCCTGTACAACCATTTGGTTTTAATTGTTTAGGTGGTAAACTACTTGCAGCTATTTGTTGTTCCCATGCAACTCGTAGAATGTTGAATATCAAATATGATACAGAGTTTTGTTTGTTTGAAACTACATCTTTATATGGTAATATCAAGGGTGCATCTATGTATGATGGTATGCGTCCTTATTTAAGATACAAGGGTGATACTGAGTCTAAGTTTTTACTAACACTTGGTGAAGAAATATATCCAGAACTAAAAGATTGGTTTACTGAAAAGAATGGTGGTGAAGATATTATACGTAAAGGTGTATCTAGTAGAAAGTTAAAGATGCAAACTAAGATGATTGGTATAATCAAATCTTCACTTAAAGAACATGACACTAAAGCCTTTGAACTTTTTTCTAACGAAATTGCAAAGGCAAGTGATGTAACTACACAGAAAAGATTTTATATGAGTGAGTATGGTTACTCTAATGCAAAAGATGTTTTATTAGGTAAAACAAATACCTTAACAAAAGCAGAAAATTATGATAGGTTTGAACTTGAAAATGTAATTGCATGGTGGAAAAAACTTGCAACTAAACGATACAATAATATTGTTGCAGATGGTAGAGTTCGTAAAGAACTTGAGGTTTGGAACAAAGATACTATGAATAAGATTGATATTATAAGATGATAGGTTTTACTTGTGGAGCATTTGATTTATTACACGCTGGTCATATTGTGATGTTAGAAGAAGCTAAAAGTAAATGTGATAAACTTATTGTTGGGTTACAGACAGATCCAAGTATAGATAGACCAGAAAAGAATAAACCTATTCAATCTGTTTATGAAAGGTTTATACAATTAAATGCTGTAAAGTATGTAGATCAAATAATACCATATGATACAGAAGAAAGTTTAATAGATTTATTACAATCACAACATATTGATATTAGATTTATTGGTGAAGATTATAGAGAAAAGAAATTTACTGGATCTGAATTGCCAATAGATATTGAGTATACTAGTAGAAAACATTCGTTCTCTTCATCAAGTTTGAGAGAAAGAGTAAAAGTATGAAAATAACAATTGCAAGATTAAGATCAAATGTAAAATATAATGGGCCATTAGAAACTGTATTAGATAGTTTTTTTGAAAATTATGTAAAGTGGATGAAAGCGAATCCACAACATGAATATAGAACTTACAATGTATCATTTGGTAAAGATAGACCAAAGAGAATACCAGAGAATATAGAATGGGCAGATGTAATCGTCATACCATCAGATAGTGAGTTTCGATATCATGGTGAACTACAAATGAATCCAAAAGACCTTGCAAAGTCAGAAAGTCATATGGAAAAGATAATACCATTCTTTGAGGGTAAAATTGTTATCATGTGGAGAAGTGATAGAGGTGATACAGAAGAACTATATCGCAGTTTTATACCTAATATAAAGAAGTTTATCACAATAGATGAGATTGGCTTTCCAGGCAATATTCATGGTATGAAATATCACTTTATACAAACTCTTAAAAATCCTCTTGCAGATATGTTTGATAATGATAAGACAATTGATTTTGCTTATTGGGGAAGAATGAAACATGGTAATGATAGAGAAAAAACAATTAGACAAATCTATCGTTCTGAATTATCTACAGTTATGGTTGGTGGATTTCCATCTGGTATAAAAAGACAATCTGCATGGATAAAAGATTGGAAGCAGTTATACCCATTATTAGAACCAGCAAGGTCAACACTATGTTTTAATTGGATTGACCAATCTGCAACAACTAGTCGATATCCAGAAGCCTTGTCTATTGGTATCGTGCCTATGGTATGGAAAGATTATGATTCAAATAATACATATAACATTGATGATTGGCAAAGAGTATCATCATCAGAAGAATTTGTTGAAAAGGTTTTGCAACTAAAAGATAAAAACTTTTTTGAATCTAAACTAGAAGAATACAGAAATAACTATAAAAAAGTGTTGTTATCTGAAGAAGAATATTTTAAACTTTTTTCTAAAAAAATGAATTTTGGACTTGACAAATCACTATAGTTTATGTTAGTATCTTTGTATTGATTAAATTTGATTCTCAACAAGAATTTAATCAATATTGTTTTAATCAAGTTCTATCATGCAAATGGTAGGATGACTCAACATAGGAAAATAAAATGACTAAAGTATATAGCACAGTTGTGTATGATAAAACACGACAATCAATGACAATCGCAAGTTACCTTAAATGGGCAAGTACAGTTGCAAAACTTACAAAAAAAGAAAAGAAACTTTTGAAGAAATATTTCTTCATTGATATTGACCTTGCATTTCAATCGAGAGCAAGATGGTCAATGACACAAAAAGAAAACTTTATCAACTCTTGTCTTATTGATATGAATATTAGTAAATTTGTTTTAGTGGATGTTCAGAGATGTAGAGATGCTTCACACAAAAATTCAGATGATTACAAATATTATGACTCTTGGTTTAAAAAGGGTGTTAATTATCTTAACGTAGATTCTAACAACAGAACTACAACTTTCAGAGAATTTGAAAAAGATGAAGTTGCAATACCTCTTGGTGATTATTTTGTAGATGGAACTACATATACTGTAACAAAAGATACAAACTTATGTTCAACAATGAATGAGGATTTGAAGCAAACCTTTCTTGCAAATAAAACTTCTGTTCACATTGTTGTAGATGCTACAAGAGAACAATTGTCAGATCTCTTTATGAGAATGAACAGTGGTGAGTCTTTAAATTTTGAAGAACAGATTAATTGTTCATATAGTACTACTTGTGATGTCATAAGAGAATTGGTAGACACTCAAGTTAAATCTCTTAGTGATGCAAAATTATTCTCTGAGAAAGAAATTAACAGACGAAAAATTGATGGTTGGTTTGCTCATATTTTCTTTTTGTGGAGTCAACAATTTTCAACAAGTTTTACAAATACTGTTCATAAAAAATGGTATAGTTCAGACTCAGTTTCAAATAAATCTGTAAACACCTTTGTAAAAGATTGGAATTCTTTTATGGAATTAATCGCTGGAAAAGTAAAACTTTTTCATCATAAATGGGTCTTATTCGATTTATTTTATCAAATAGTAAAACAACAAAGATTGCATAAAGAACTTGTAAATGAAAATGTTGTTATGGATTTTATCGAAATGTACACTAAGTTGGCAGAAGATAAGAAACCTAGATATTCATATGATGAAACAATTACTGATGAGTCTGTGTTGTTTCCTTTTAAACAGTTTACGAGGGGTGGAGATGTTAATAACTTCAACGCTAGACATAGAGTATATGAATCAAAAGGTTGGGATATTTCAAAGTACTTTGGTAGTCCAGACCCAAAAGACTCAACTAGAACTTTTACAAGGATTGAAAAACAAGCAATCGCAGTTAGGGATAGTTGGAAAGATAGTGATGGTGATATGTTTGAACCAGAGTCTTTATTTGATGGTGATTTAGATTGTGGACATATTATTTCTCACAATAAAAAAGGGAAAACAGTATTGTCAAATGGTGTAGTAGAAAAAATGCCTAAAAATCGTGGTAAACATGACAAGGAAACAATAGTAACTAGATGAAAATACTTTTACCTTATCAAGATCCATATGATAGACCTCTCACTCACCCAATTGTGAGTGGGGGTACTGAAATGTTCTGTAAAAGTATTTACGATAATTTTGATGTAGAGGTTTTGCAGTTTGAATGTAAAGACATTTTAGAACAAAAAGAACTTTACACTCGTAAATATATACAAGAACAACAAAAAAAGATTATAGAAAAAGCAGAGGAGTGTAACGCAGATGTTATAGTTAATAACTTTGCTTGGTCTGGATTTTGTGGTTCAGTAATATCTAAATCACATATTCCAATAATGAATGTTGAGCATTGTTTCTATCCATTTTTATCCATCATAAATAAATGGGATAAGTTAATTAAAAATGGACACTCTGTATTTCTTGTATCTAACTTCCAAAAAAAGTTCTACGATAAAATGACAAAAAGAGCTAAGTTTGAACCATTTCCCTTTAACATTATTAGTCCATCATATTGTAAAACAAAACCAGATATTTTAGATAACGAATATGATTGTGGCACTATTGGCAGATGTGACAAAGAAAAGAATCCTTTCAAATTAAAGCATATGACTAAACATACAGATTTAAATACGTTGGTTATAACATCAAAATCTTCACATGAAAAAAATTCAAAATATTATGAAACCAATAAGAATTGGAATAATGTTATTTGGGATAAACCACATGATGAGGTTGTAAAGAATATTTCAAAATGTAAAACATTCTTCTCTACTTGGAATAAAGAAACATGGGGAATAACTGCACTAGAATCTTTATCTTGTGGTGTGCCAGTAATACTAAATTGTGATAATGATGGTGACCATGCATCTGAGATTATTCCTGCTCATAAAAGTCATTATAAGAAAATACCTAATAATGACAAGTCTGCATTGATTGATGCGATTGATAGTTTTGATGTAGATAAAAAAGAAGTTCAAGAAATGACATGGGAAAAACATAATTTGGATAATTGGAAAAAACAATTTTCTAATGCTGTTTCAATTACAATAGATAAGTTTAAAAGACCAAATTTACTTGACTTTTTAAACTAAATATCACATATACAATATGAGGTAAAAATGATTATAGAAGAAGATACCAAACTAGATTTTTCTGATGTATTAATCAGACCAAAAAGATCAACTCTTAAATCAAGAAAACAAGTAAATTTATTTAGAACTATGGACTTTAGAAATGCTAAAGGACATGATAGACGTTTTTATGGAATACCTATTATTGCATCTAATATGGATGGTGTAGGTACTATGGAGATTGCAGATATTTTAGCTTCAGAAAGAATGTTTAGTTGTCTAGTTAAAACATATAATACAAATGAATTAGTTGAATATTTTGATGCAGATGTATTAGGACAAGATGCATTTGATATATATCCAATGAGAACTGAACACGTTGCAATGTGTATTGGTGCAACTGAAGAAGAATATCTAAAGTTCAGAGATGTTTATGAACTTACTGATGGTAAAATAAAATATTTGTGTGTTGATGTTGCAAATGGTTACACAGAAATGTTTAGTAACTTTATATATAATATAAGATCTAATCATCCAGAATTAGTCATTATTGCTGGTAATGTTGTAACAGCAGATATGACACAAGAACTAATATTAAATGGTGCAGATATAATAAAAGTTGGTATTGGGCCTGGTTCTGTTTGTACAACAAGAGTTCATACTGGAATTGGTTATCCACAACTATCTGCAATTATAGAATGTGCAGATGCAGCTCATGGTTTAGGTGGTCATATTATTGCAGATGGTGGTTGTACTACAAGTGGTGATATTGCAAAAGCATTTGGTGGTGGTGCAGATTTTGTTATGTTAGGGGGTATGTTTGCTGGACATGATGAAGGTGGTGGAGAAATAATTTCTACAGAACATATTACTAGTGAAATAAAAAATGTTAATAGAGGCTCACCTTTGTTTGTTGAAGGTCAAGAAGCACATAGGGAAACTAAAAAAAGACAAATGATTCATTTTTATGGAATGAGTTCTACGATTGCAAATGATAAACATTTTGGTGGGTTAAAAGATTATCGTGCAAGTGAAGGTAAAGAAGTTATGATACCTTACAAAGGCCCTATTAAAGATACCATACAACATATACTTGGTGGATTGAGATCTACTTGTACTTATGTTGGTGCAAAACAAATAAAACACTTGACAAAGTGTACAACATTTGTTAAAGTAAACAAAACCCATAATACAATATTTGGAGATTCTAATGGAAGGTGATTTATTAACAGATTATGAAGAGTTCGTTAATGAGGTAACGAGTCAAGCTTCAAAAAGTCCTAAAAACTTTATAGACGAAATTGATAGGATTGAAGAACAAGGAGTTAATCCAGCAAGACTTTTAACTGCAAGTGTAGGTTTGTCTGGTGAAAGTGGTGAATTTAGTGATATAGTAAAGAAGGTAGTATTTCAAGGTAAAGAAATAGATGATGATGTAGTTAAACATCTTAGGTCTGAACTTGGTGATATCATGTGGTATGTAGCACAAGGGTGTTTGGCTTTAGATACAACTATTGAAGAATTAATAGATATTAATACTGCGAAACTTGAGTCTAGATATCCTGGCGGTTTCTCAATGTTTAGATCTGAAAATAGACGTAAGGACGATATATAAATGGATTTTTTAAAAGAGATTGTAAAAACAACTGGTAATGAGTATGCAGCTTTAGTTTCAGATGGAGTAGAAGCAGGAGATGTAGATTCATTTATTGACTCTGGTTCTTACATTTTCAATGCATTATTATCTGGTAGTATCTATGGTGGATTGCCTAGTAATAAGATAACTGCAATCGCTGGTGAAAGTGCAACAGGAAAAACATTTTTTGTTATGGGTATGGTCAAAAGTTTTCTAGATGCAAATCCAGATGCTGGTGTTTTATACTTTGAATCAGAATCTGCAATTACAAAACAGATGGTAATCGACAGAGGTATAGATCCAAACAGAATGGTGATTGTTCCTGTAACAACTGTACAAGAATTTAGAACACAAGCTATTCGTGTACTAGATAAGTTGTTAGAACAAAATGAATCAGATAGAAAACCCATCATGTTATGTCTTGATTCACTTGGTATGTTATCTACTACAAAAGAAGTAGAAGATACTGCTGATGGAAAAGAAACTAGAGATATGACACGAGCACAAGTTCTTAAAGCTGCATTTCGTGTATTAACTTTAAAACTAGGTCGTGCAAAAGTACCAATGGTTGTTACTAATCATACTTATGATGTTGTTGGTTCTATGTTTCCTACAAAAGAAATGGGTGGTGGTTCTGGACTAAAGTATGCAGCTTCATCTATTGTATATCTTTCAAAAAAGAAAGAGAAAGATGGAACTGAAGTAATTGGTAATATTGTACATTGTAAAAATGCAAAATCAAGACTTACAGTAGAAAATAAAATGGTTGATGTAAGATTAACCTATACTAAAGGTTTAGACAGACACTATGGATTACTTGACCTTGCACTCAAGTATGGTATATTTAAATCTGTTTCTACAAGAATAGAATTACCAGATGGTTCAAAGACATTTGGTAAAACAATAAATAATGATCCTACTAAGTTCTTTACTGAAGATATTATGAAACAGTTAGACGAATGTGCAACTAAAGAATTTAAGTATGGAAACAAAAAAGCTGAGGAAGTTGTAGATGGTAGTTCTGAGCAAACTTGATATATCTAGATGTTATAAGTTTGTAGCCAGTGAAGAAGAAGATAATAAGTGGCAAGGTATACAACTCCTAGAATCAACTGGTGAATACAAAGATATCATATACAAATATGGTAAAGTAGAATTTGCAAAAGAAGAAAATGAAAAGGGTGAAATGCCCTTGACATTTCATTATGATCTGATATATTCAAAAGACATATCTGGAAAAGAATTACAAGAAGATTTAAATTTTAAAAATTTACTTGGTGATATACTTATGGATATTATGGAAAAACAACTAGAGGATAACAGCTTACAATATGTCAATTCAACAAAACATTGAACGCACAACATTATCAAACTTAATATCTAATGAACCTTATGCACGTAAGGTTTTACCATTTCTAAAACCAGAGTATTACTCTGATATTCATGATCGTGTTATATTTGAGGAGATAAATAAGTTTATAGAAAAATATGGTAATCTCCCTACCAAACAAACACTATCAATTGAATTAGATAATAGGAAAGATTTAAACCAAGAACAATTTGGTAAAGTATTAGAGATTATAGAAACTCTAAACAAACATGATGTTGATATGCAATGGTTGGTAGAAACGACAGAAAAGTTTTGTAAAGACAAGGCAGTATATAATGCAATCATTAGTGGTATACAAATCATTGATGGAAAAGATAAACAACATACGCCTGAAGCAATTCCAAGTATTTTATCTGAAGCACTTGCAGTTGCATTTGACCAGAATGTAGGACATGATTATGTCGAGAATGGTAAAGAACGATTTGAGTTTTACCATAAAAAAGAAGAAAGAATGGAGTTTGACCTTGAGTATTTTAATAGAATAACAAAGGGTGGACTACCACAAAAAACACTAAACATTGCACTTGCTGGAACTGGTGTAGGTAAATCGTTGTTCATGTGTCACATGGCTGCATCTACACTTATGCAAGGTAAAAATGTTTTGTATATAACAATGGAGATGGCAGAAGAACGTATTGCAGAAAGAATTGATGCGAATCTAATGAATATAACTATGGACGAATTGCATGAATTACCTAAGAAAATGTTTACTGATCGTCTTTCAAAAATACAAAAAAAGACCAATGGAAAGTTAATTATTAAAGAATATCCAACTGCGTCTGCCCATACTGGGCATTTTCGTAGTTTGATAAAAGAACTTGCACTCAAGAAGTCATTTAAACCAGATATTATTTTTATTGATTATTTGAATATATGTGCATCATCAAGATTTAAGGGGAACGCAAATGTTGGTTCTTACTTCTATATCAAAGCGATTGCAGAAGAACTTAGGGGTCTTGCAGTTGAAAATATTGTTCCTATTATGTCGGCGACACAAACTACTAGAAGTGGATTTTCATCAAGCGACGTTGGGCTGGAAGATACATCAGAAAGTTTTGGTTTGCCTGCTACAGCTGACCTTATGTTTGCACTTATTTCTACAGAGGAACTAGAAGATTTAAATCAAATAATGGTGAAACAATTAAAGAATAGATATAATGATCCTAGTATGAATAAAAGATTTATTATAGGTATTGACAGAGCCAGAATGAAATTATATGATTGTGAACAAGAAGCACAAAAGGATATAGTAGATAGTGGACAAGAGAACTCTAATAACAAAACTTTCGGATTGGGTCTTGGAAAGAGTAAGACCTATGATAAATTCACAGACATCAAGGTATAAAAAAGTGGACTATTTTATACAAGAGAATGGTACTGGTTGGAATGTAGTTGAATACCCAACTAATGATGTTGTCAGAACATTTCGTACTAAAACAGAAGCAGACAAAGTTGCAAAAGAAATATCTAGAATTAGACCTTTCGGAAATAGTACTATTCCAGATTTTTTAAAAGGTAATATTGACACAGTAGAATAATCATGTTATATAAATAGTATAAACTTTTTGTATAAATGGAAACTGTGTAACATGGCTAGAAATTTCTTTCGACAGATTAATCCTATCTGCGAGTCTAATAAAACACCTTTAGATATAGTTCAACAACTTGTTTCAGAAGCTACAATGAGTATAGCTCAACTGAAAAAAAGAGATAACCTCAATGTCCTTAAAGATTTAATAGACAATAAAAAACCAATAGATACTACAATTGGTTCTAGAATTATGTCTTGGATAAACCCCCAAAATAAAGTAGCATATGACAATCTTACACCAAAATCAAGTGATAAAGATTTTCAAAGAGTATTTCCAAGAGGTGCAGAAGTTTTTGTTACTGATAAAAATGAAAAGTTAAAATTATCAGGAATAGAAAAGACAGATATTTTTGGTGGTGGTAAAGGTTCTGGTGGTGGTTCTTCTGGAACTAAAGATGCTGAATCTGGTCAATGTGTATATTTACAGGTAATATGGGATAATCCAAAAACTGAATTTACTCCAGAAGAAATTTCTTCTGCATATGATAAAGTTTATGTTGATGCAACAAAAGATGGTGTTTTAAAATTATCAGATGATTGGGTAACATCTTCAATAACAAGTGCAAAATTATTATATAGAGTTTTAGGTAAAAGAAAGTATTCTTTTCATAGGGGTTCTGCATGGGTAAGTAAACTAGGAGAGTATTTTAAAGATTCTGGTCAAGATTATTTTACTGATATTAATAAATGGACACCAGCTGATATTTGGTTGATAGACGATTCACAGTTAGGAAAATATGATTTTGGGGGTGGAGTTGGATTACCATATTTAAATAATATACTTTTACAAGCATATGCAGCTCGTGATATAATTGGTGTATCTTTAAAGAAAACCACTAAAGCAAAACTTAGTCAAATGAATTATAGAAAACCATTTAAAGAACCTAATTTTACAAGAGTGAATTTTGGTAAAAGAGATTATTTTAAATCTAAAGATGGTTATATTCAATTTAAAGAAGGTGAAATACAATTTAGAACCTTTCCTGCTTTTCAAGGAGAGATAATTGGTAAAACAGCAAAACATGGAAAAATAAGTGGTGATAGTGGCCCTTTGGGCCCAATAGGTAAAGTTATGAGATCAATTGGAGCTCAACCCATTCCTGCTCGAAAAGATATAACTGCAATGATAAAACAACAAGAAGATGAGTTTTTTCAAAAGTTTCATAATGAATATTCACAAGCGGTACAAAAACCATTATCATTAAAAGATTTTAGAACTAATTTGAGTCGTAAAGATAGTGGTTGGTTAGAATCGAAATATCTAGTAACATTTATGTTTAATCGTATAAGAGGAAAAGAACAACTATTTTTATCTAAAGCATTTAGATATGCAAAATCACAATCTAAAGAATCAGCTGTTCATTTGAAGGTGTATTAATGATTAAGTTTAGTAATTTTTTAACTGAAGATAAGGCTGGTAAGAATTTACATCTAGAACATATCGAAGATGAAATTCTAAACTTTGGTGTGCCTGGTGGTAGAGCTGCAATCAACTTTGTTCAATCACTTAGAGATATGTTATCTGGTTCTTCAAGATCATCAGTCAATATGACAGTCAAATGGGATGGTGCTCCTGCAATCTTTGCTGGTACAGATCCTAGTGATGGTAAATTCTTTGTTGCAAAGAAATCAGTATTCAATGTTAATCCAAAATTATATAAGACTAATGCAGAAATAGATGCAGATTTATCTGGAGATTTAAATGCAAAATTCAAAGTCGCACTTGCAGAGTTCTCAAAACTTGGAATCAAAGGAGTCCTTCAAGGAGATCTTATGTACACCTCAAATGATTTATCGAAAGAAAATGTTGAGGGGATATCATATTACACTTTCCAGCCTAACACTATTGTTTACGCTGTTCCTATTGACAGCACTTTAGGTAAGGTTATAAAGAGTTCTAAGATAGGAGTTGTATGGCATACAACATATACAGGAGATAATCTACAGGATATGAAAGCTTCTTTTGGTGCAAACATAAGTGGTCTTAAAACTGTATCAAGTGTTTGGATGGATGATGCAACTTATAAAGATGTATCTGGTAAAGCAACAATGACAGAAAAAGAAACTACATCAGTTACTAAGTCATTATCAAATGCTGGTTCTATGTTCCAAAAAATAAACTCATCTATGTTAAGTAAGTTTTTAAATATACAAAATACATTTACTGGTAACCTATCTGGTGCATCTTTGAAAACATATAACAATAGTAAAGTACGACAGGGTAAACCTGTATCAAATCCAAAATCCCATGCACAAGGATATATAAGTTGGGTAGAAGATACGTTTCAAAAACAAATTGATAAACTAAAAACACAATCAAGAAAAGATGCACTAGAGAATAAAAAGAAAGAAATATCTCGTGAGTTGCAAAAACATACTTCTAATCTTACAAATGTGATCGCATTTCAAAATTATATAGTAGAAGCAAAGATGGGAATCGTAAGGAAACTAAATAGTGTTAAGGGGTTGACTAATACTTTTATCAAAACTGCAAATGGATTTAAAGTAACTAATCCAGAGGGGTATGTTGCAATAGATAGAATTTCTGGTAATGCAGTTAAACTTGTTGATAGAATGGAGTTTAGTTTTAACAACTTTACTGCAATAAAGGCGTGGGACAAATGAAAACATATGAAGAGTTAATGTACGAATTAGAAGAAAAGAAAGCGATGAGCGTTCTTCAAAGACGTAAGATGGGTATTCGTATGAGAAAGATGATGAAGAACCCAGCCGTTCAAGCGAAGATTGCAAGATCAAAAAAGAAACTTGCTCCAGATTCAAAAATTTTACAACGTGCAAATAAAGCTGCAAAACAAATTATTATTAAAAAGTTTGCTGGACTACAACCAAATGAATATGCAAATTTATCTATGATGCAAAGACAAACGATAGATAATAAAATTGTTTCAAAAAAGGCTGGTGCGATTAAAAAGATTGCAAAGAAACTAGTTGTTAAGTTGAAGAAAGCAGAACTAGAAAGATTGAAAAAAGCAAGAGAGGTTGGAAACCAATGAAAAAGTTTTTAGACATTGCAGAAGCTAGAGGGGATACTGCTGTCTTTACTTTTGGTAGATTTAATCCACCAACTATAGGACACGAAAAGTTAGTAGATAAAGTTGCATCTGTCGCTAAGAGTAATCCAGGCGCACCTTATTATATCTTTGCATCACATTCAGAAAACCCAAAGAAAGATCCATTACCATATGTAAAAAAAGTTGCATATATGAAAAAGATGTTCTCAAAACATTCTAGGAATATAACAACAAGTAGAGATAGAACTGTATTTGAACTTGCAGTAACACTTTACAATAAAGGACATAAAGCAATTGTGATGGTTGTTGGTTCTGATAGAGTTACAGAGTTCGACACACTATTAAACAAATATAATGGTGTTGAAGGTAGACATGGTTACTATGGTTTTGATAATATAGAGGTTGTATCTGCTGGAGAAAGAGATCCAGATGCAGAAGGTGTATCTGGAATGTCTGCATCAAAGATGAGAGCAGCTGCATCAGCAGATGACTACGATACTTTTAAATTAGGGTTACCTAAGAACTTTAATAATGGAATGTCTTTATTTAAAGATGTTCGTAAATTTATGGGTATTCGTGAGTCTTTTGTTGAACACCAAGTTAATATGACAGAGGAAGATGTTATTCGTGATATGTATGTTGAAAATAAAATATTCTGTACTGGAGATATTGTAGAAGATGATTATAGTGGCGTATCTGGTACAGTAGTTCGTAGAGGAACAAATTATCTTGTATTTGCAGAAAGTGATGGTACAACTCATAAGAGATGGTTATATGAAGTAAGAAGAGTAAAACAAGAAGCAAGAGCAAAACAAGCAGTTTCTGGTGGAAAAGTTCAGAAACTTGTTACTGCACATGGTTTAAAATATAATGGTAAGGTGTATAAAGAAATAGATATGGAACTAAAAGGTATTGACAACAATACTCAAATGGTTACATTTAATATTATACATCCCAAAGAAATATTTGGTAATGAAGTTAAAATTGCATTTAAAGTTTTGAGAAGAGGCCCCTTCATGGCAACTGATACTTCAAAGATAAATAAAGAAGATTTGGATGAAAAAGGAATAAAAAGAGCTTATGATAATATTGTAAAAGATTATTCTGATATGGTAAAAAAAGGAAAGGGTAAACATAGTAACTCTTTCTATCTGTCAAGAGCTGCAATGAATTATGGAGTTGATACTATCAAACCTATTAGAGATTATATTAACTCTCTTGTTAAATCAGATGAATTACCAAAAGATTTATCGGCAGAATACGAAAAATTTGATGAAGAATTAGACGAAAAGATTGAAAGTCTTGTAAATAAATCTAATCAAAATGGTGTTCCATATTCTATACTTAAAGAAAGTTATGATAGAGGAATGTCTGCATGGAAAAATGGTCACAGGCCAGGTGTAAGTCAACAACAATGGGCGTTTGCAAGAGTCAACTCTATGTTAACTGGTGGAAAAGCAGATCCAGATTTACAAAAACAAATTCGTGTTAGTGGATATAAAAAGAAAAAGAAATTAAAGTTAGAAGATTTTAAAGAAAATGTTTCATATATAAAAAAGAAAGAAGAAAAAATAATATCTTTTAAAGAACACGTTAGGGGTATTTAAATGGGAAAAGCAAGGAATAGAGCTGAACGTACTGGAAGTATGGATGTTGTCATTGGTACTACTAAGTTAGTAACTAATTCTGGTGATATAGAAGTAAAAGATACCAGTAATAATAGAAAGAAAATTATTGCGTCAGAAATCAAACTTGGTACTGGTAATGATATTGTTATTATTAAAAGAAATTCAAGTACAGGACAAGCTCAATTTCAATCATCATCTGATGGTGGAAGTAGTACAAGTGAACAAACTGTGGGCGGTGCTAGTACTGTAACTAATGCATCTGATTTGCCTATTACTGGAAATCAAGCTGGTGATTTGAAACTTGTTACTTCAACCAATAATTTGATGATTCACAATGGTACTGGTTGGTATAAAATAGCAACAATTACAAACGCATCACCTACGATATCTTCTGCTGGAAGTGCTGCATATAATTTTGCAACAAATGGAACAGCAGTTTCTATAGAAATTGTTGCAACAGATCCAGAGGGTGCTGCTTTACAATATAAGTATCAAGTCACAACTGGATCATTAGGTTCAACTGCAGCTGTAACAAATAGTGCAACATCTGGTGGTACTTACTCTGCGCTTGCAGCTAATACTTATAGTAATAATAGATTCTTTAAAGTTACGCCTAGTACAAATACTGCTCATGCTGGTACATTTGCAATCACATTTTCTGTAACTGATGGTATCAATACTGCGAACTCTAGTGCATCTTCATTTACTTTGGCATTTGAAACTTTTGGATCTACTGCTTTGGATTTAAACGCAGGCCCTACTTCGGCTGGTGATGCTCATTTAGAAGTTGCAGCCCATTCTGATTTTACTTTAGGTACTAATAATTTTACAATTGAGGGTTGGTTTTTTTCTCAAGGGCCTGCTCCATCACAGGATTATCCATCTGCTAGGGTGGGATATAGAAACTCTGTTGGATATTCTCCTCACCTTTTTGATTTTAGAAACGTAAGTGGGAATAATAAAAGAGCGCCTATGGTATGGATAGGTGGAACTGGTGGAAACAACGCTCAAGCGGGTAATTTAACATTTCGATATCATGTTACTGGCTCTGATCGTATTACAAGCTCCCGCCAGTTTCCAGAAATAGAAAATCAATGGTTTCATTTTGCTATCGTCAGAAATTCTTCAACAACAACTATGTATATTAATGGTACATCTGAAGGTACATGGTCGGACAGTACAAATTATGATGAAATAGATAAGTTGTGGATAGGTAGAAAACATACTAATGGAAGTCATAACTTTACTGGATGGGTTTCAAATTTTAGAATAGTTAATGGTACTGCTGTATATACTGCTAACTTTACGCCTCCAACTGCACCTCTTACTGCCATTGCAAATACAAAGTTATTAATTTGTACAAAAAATAATGCAGTAGACGATATAGGCCCTACTGGTCATACAGTAACAAAATCTGGTACTGCTACTCATTCTACTTTTAATCCATACCCTTGGGCTACTACTGGTTGGGGTTCAGTATTTTTCGATAAAAACAATGATAGGATTAAATATATAAAAGGTGGTGGAAATGCAGTAACAGGTATGACCGCTCTTACAGACCTTACAGTAGAAGCTTGGGTCTATCATTTTGCTGGACATAGTGATGATAGTACAGATCCAACTACTGAAGAAATATATGTGCATTTTACTGATAACCTTTCTAGTGGTGTACAAATGTCATTTGGTAGAAAAAGAACTGAAAGTACTACTTGTCCAATATTTACTAGTACGTCTGGTCATCCTTATCAAAATCAAGTTTATACAGCTAACGCAGCCCATGATGTAAATCGTGGTGGGTGGTATCATGTTGCTTTTGTAAAAGATGGTACTAACCTAAGAATGTATAAAAATGGCACTAATGTAGCTGGGAATAATCAAACTTCTGCTACTAATCTTCCTTCATCATTTAGAGTAGGTGAAATTTATATTGGTGCAGATTCTGGTAATGGTTATGATATGTTAGGATATATGTCTAATCTTAGAATTTCTAATAGTGCAAGATATAGTGCCGATTTTACTCCATCAACAACACCACTTACTAGTGATTCAAATACAGTATTGTTGACTTGTCAAAGGGCTGCACCACAAAAGCTTACAAATGGAGCAACAACTTTTAGTGGAACTAATACTAAATTAACTACAGCGGCTAGTAGTGACTTCACACTTGGAACTGGAGATTTTACAGCAGAAGGTTGGTTTAATTGGCCTTCTCTCCCAGGCAGTGGAAAGTATATTGTCGATATTGGTAGTAATGGTTGTGTTTTGCAATTTCAAAGTAATACTCAAATAGGTTTTTGGAATGGTACTGATGGTTATGTACAAGGATCATATACTTTTGTAGTCGATACTTGGTATCATATTGCTTGGACAAGAGCATCTGGAACAGGAAAATGTTATGTTAATGGCACTCAAGTAGTTTCTGGTACTTTAAATAAAGATGTAACTACTAATACATTAACAATGAATGGTTATGGTGGTGGTGGATCTTATGGTCAAGGTGGGGTAAAATGGAGTGATTTCAGACTTGTAAAAGGTAAAGCAGTTTATACTGGTGCGTTTTCACCGCCTACTGGCCCATTAACAAAAACTGGTGGAACTTATCCTAATAGTACAAACCGAAGTGATCCTTCAGCTTCACAAACTGTACTTTTAACTCATCAAGCATCATCTGGATCAACTGCAACAGATAATAGCGATAGTGGTCATACAATCTCAAATGGTGCTGCTTTTGGTGGTAGTATATCATTAGGTGCTGGAAATCAAAATATTGCAACAGATCAAGGTGCAAATAGTTTAGGTCTAGTAGTAGAAGGTGATGTACGTAATGCTAGATATTGGCCATTTACTTATAATGGATAATTCATTCTAAAAATTCTAAAGGAACACGATAAATGAGTATAGCAAGAGATAGAGCAAATAGAAGTGGATCAGATCCTTTACAGATTGATAATACAAAATTAGTTACAGATTCTGGTGATTTAAAGGTTCAAGATGTAAGTGGTAATGAAAAAAAACTTATAGCATCAGAAATTCATGTAGGAACTGGTGCAGATAAAGTCATATTAAAGAGAGATTCCTCTACAGGTAAAGTTGCAATTCAGACACAAGCATCTGGAGAAGCTGCAGAAGGTGGTACTGTTGCAAGTACAACTGTTTATGCAACTACAGCTCTTTTACCAACAAATCCAACTGATGGTCAACAAGCTCTAGTTACTGCAAATAATTTCATGTTTATTGCAAAATCTAATGGATGGTATAAAATAGCAGAAATTACTAATACTGCTCCTACTATTTCGTCAGCTGGTAATGCATCTTATCAGTTTTTAACTGATGGAACTCCAGTTTCTATAGAAATTACTGCTACAGACTCAGAAGTTGGTAGTGCGTTACAGTACAAATATGTAGTAAGTTCTGGATCAATAGGTTCAACTGCAGCTATTACTTCAAGTGCAACATCTGGTGGAACTTATAGTGCATTAGCCGCCAATACATTGACTACAAACAAATTTTTTAAAGTGACGCCCAGTACAACTGATGCTCACGCTGGTACTTTTAGTTTAACCTTCTCAGCATCTGATGGTGTTGCAGTTGCAACTTCTAGTGCATCTGAATTTACTTTACAGTTTGATGTGCCTGGATCATATAAAGTTGGGCCTTATAATGCTGATACAGACTATTATAGTTTTCCTGCTAGTTCAGATTTTAATTTTGGATCAAATAATTTTACTATAGAAGCATGGGTATGGCCTGATGGAGCTGCAGCTGATAAAAGAGGATCTTGGATAGAATGGGGGCCAGATGATAGTAATAATGTATTAAGAATATTTCAAGGATCTTCAACACAAAGTGCTTCTAATACAGATAATGATTTAGAAGCAATATATATAGTGGGTGGAACAGATAAATTTGAAATTGTTGCTCAAGATGGACTAAAACCAAATGCTTGGAATCATATTGCTCTACAAAGAGTAAGTAATACCATACATCTTTTTGTTGATGGTAGTGAAGTAGGTTCTGCTTCTTATAGTGGTACAGTTGATCTTTCATCATGGGTTGGATATCTTGGTATGGATAAGTATGGTACTGATAGAACAGCAACTGGTTATATATCAAATGTTAGAGTTGTAAATGGAAGTTCGGCTTATAGTGTAACTGCAGCTCCTCATAGTGGATCAATTCTTCTTAGTGGTGGTGCTGTTACTACAAGTACAAGTACTGATTTTACAATGGGTACAGGAGATTGGACAATAGAATTATGGTTCAAATATGGAAGTTCTAGTTTATCTGGAAATAATTATCTTCTTGACTTAGGTTCTAATGGTTTAAGATTTACTTTTACCAGTGGCTCTATTTTCGCCACATTAAATCATGGAGCTGGAGATACTATTGACTATGATATGGTAGATGATTTAGGTAGTTTAGATACAAGTAAATGGTATCATCTAGCTTTTACTAGAAGTGGTACAACCCTTAAACTTTATTTGGACGGCGTACTAAAAGGTACTGATACTGGTATCAGTAGTAATCACGCAACTAATACTTTTACACTTGGTGGTTATGGTGGTGGTGGTTATAATTGGCAAGGTGGTGTATGTGATCTTAGAATTGTAAAAGGTAAAGCAGTTTATACAGGCGCTTTTACACCACCAAGTGGCCCACTTACAAAAACTGGTGGAACTTATCCTAGTAATGTTAATATAAGTAATCCTTCTGCAAGTCAAACAATTATGTTACTTGGTAATAATGCAAGTAGTGTTACAGATACAAGTGATACTCCTCATACCATGAGTCATGGTGGTTCAGTTTCTGCTAGTTCAGCCGTACCAATTGCAGCCAGTATAACTAAACCAACATCTGGTTTAACTGCTGTAACAAATACAAAACTTTTAACTATGAAAGGGGCAGAACCATCAAAAGTAACAAATGGTGGAACAACTCTTGCATCTCAAGGTAGTAGTGAATTGAATGTAACATCTACTCATATCCCTGCTTGGGGTACTACTTGGACATTAGAAACATGGGCTTATTTTACTTCTGGTGGTTCTTATAGAAATATATTTCATGGCGGCGCTGTTGGTAGTGCTTGGTATATGGCAAGAGTTGGTGCAGCTATTCAACCATATAATATGGGTTTTAATTACTCCAATATGGGATCAACAAGTGTAAATCAATGGCATCATATTGCTGCGACTTGTAATAATGGTAGTTTTGTTTTATATATTGACGGCGTTTCAGCTGGTACTGCGACAGCAAGTGCCAGTGGTACTAACCCACTAGGTGTTGGTAGTAGTCAAGATATACGTTTGTTTACTAATAGTGTCGATAGTCAAGACATGACAGGAACATTATCCGACTCAAGAGTTGTCGTTGGAACTTGTGTATATACAGGCGCTTTTACACCACCAAGTGGCCCACTTACAAGAACTGGTGGAACTTATCCTAGTAATACAAATGTAAATACAAGTATTCCTTCAGCTCATACTTATTTGTTAACAAATCAAACTTCTTCTGGATTAGTAACAGACAATTCTCAATACAATGCGACTATGTATCAACTTGGTGTAACTACAGGTGCTGGATATGAGAAATTACTAGATGTAAATTCACAAGTAACAGCAAAAGTTTTAACTAAATATGGTGATGCCAAACATGATTATGCTACTCCATTTGCACAAGGTTCTGGTGGATCGGCATTTTTTGGAACTTATCTTGGCGCCAATAATGCTAATATTGGTACTCTTATTCCAACTGCAAATAGTGATTTCACTTTGGGTACTGGTGATTATTGTGTAGATGGTTGGTTTAAAAATACATTTCCTGTAAATACAGGTATCACTCACAATGAAAGACTTTTTGATATTGGTAATAATGGTTGTAGAATATTTTTTAAAAATGGACTAATAAAAGCACAAACTGATCAAAGTGTTCAAATGACTTACACACCTGGCACTACTGACGCTGTCTTTCCTACAAATGAATGGCATCATTATGCTCTACAAAGATCAAGTGGTACTACAAAATTTTTTCTTGATGGTAAAGAAAAGACTAGTATTTCTGATACTGCAAATCACACATCTAATACTTGTAAGATTGGTGGTTATGGTGCTGATGATACTAATGATAAGAAATTTCTTGGTTATATGTCTGATTTTAGAATTGTTAAGGGTGCAACTGCTCATACTGTAACATCTGCGGCCTCATATGGGGGCGGTTCTATTACTTTTGATGGAACTGGTGACTATGTAACTGGTGTGGTAACAGCAGCAGGAACTAGTGATTTTACTTTAGAATGTTGGTTCAATTTTGATGCTACAGGACATAAAGGTATTATGCATATAGGAAATAATGCATGGAGTGGTTCTAATAGTGCTGGTATTGGTATGGCAATAAAACCATCAATAAGTGGTTATCAAATATATGCAAATGATACTTACACAAATACTAGTAATCAAGGTGTTATACCAGCTACTGGCAGTTGGCATCATGGTGCTATGGTCAGAATAGGTCAAACTACAAGATTATATATTGATGGTATAGAAACTATATCTGTAGCAGATCCTAAAAATTATACATCAACACACATTATGATTGGTGGATTTTATAGTACATCTCAAGTAATGGATGGAAAAATTTCAGACGTAAGATATGTTGTCGGAACAGGAGTTTATAGTGGCAACTTTTCCCCACCAGCTGGAAGATTGACATTAACTGGTGGAACTTATTTGGATACAACAAATGTCAATACATCAATACCTTCTGGTCATACTAAACTTTTAACTGCAAATGAAGCAACTGGAGCTCCAAATGATGATAGTGCATCAAGTGTATCTTTAACTGCTAATGGTGATGCAGCTGCAAATGCCGCAACACCTTTTGTTGATACAATACCATTACCAACATCAAAATCTACTGCAATAACAGGTACAGTATTATTAACTTGTCAACAAAGTACAGGCGATTTTACTGATGCAAGTTCAAGTAATCATACAATATCGCAAGGTGCTACTGGTACAGTATTAGCAAAAAGACACCAACCATATTAGGATAGTATAAATACTTAAAAAGGAATAACTATGGGAAAATCAAGAGATAGAGCTAATCGTTCTGGAAGTGATCCAGTAAATATCGGCACAACAAGGTTGGCTGTTGATTCTGGTAATGTAAAAGTCACTGCTCAAGATGGTACAACATTTAAAAAGATTTTTGCAGAAGAAGTGCAAGTAGGGGTTGGTAATAATAGAGTTATACTTAAAAGAGGTTCAGATGGAAAAGCTGAGTTTCAATCTACAGCTGATGGTGGTGGTTCAACAACAAATTTAACAGTAGGTGGTTCTAGTACTGTAACTAATCCTTCCGATTTACCCATTACTGGAAATCAAGCTGGTGATACAATATTGGTAACATCAAATAATAATTTGATGATCTACAATGGTTCTGGTTGGTACAAAATAGCTACCATAACTAATGCAACACCTACAATATCATCAGCTGGAAATGCGAGTTATACTTTTGCTACAGATGGTACTCCAGTAAGTATCGAAATTACAGCATCTGATCCAGAGGGTGTTGCATTACAATATAAGTATCAAGTCACAACTGGTTCTCTTGGAAGTACAGCTGCTGTAACAAATAGTGCAACATCTGGTGGAACTTATAGTGCATTAGCCGCCAATACCTATAGTAATAATAGATTTTTTAAAGTGACGCCCAGCACAAATAGTGCTCATGCTGGTGCATTCGCAATCACATTTTCTGTAACTGATGGTGTTAATACTGCTAATTCAAGTGCATCTTCATTTACTTTGGCATTTGAGGTTTCTGGTTCATTGAGATTTGATGGTACTGGAGATTATATAACTGTTCCAAGTTCTACTAATCTCCAATTAGGATCATCAAACTTTACAGTAGAATTTTGGTTGTATTTACCTGTAGCAATTGCTAGTAATTATCAAATTTATATTGGAAAAGGGCATAATGCTGATAGCAGTAGAGAATGGTATTTAGAGGGTATGTCTGATGGAAAAATTGATTTATTTTGGTCAACTAATGGCGGTGGTTGGAGTAGTGCTGAAGTAACTGGAGTTTTACCTATAAGGACATGGCATCATATCGTTATGCAAAGAACAGGAAGTACTTTAAAGGTATATACAAACGGCAACGAATCATATGTTAATAGTTCTTTTCCAACTATTCATTCGGGCAGTCAAATATTAAACATTGGCGGGTTCAATGATGGAAGTGGACTATATTCAAATAGTTTTATGTCAAATGTAAGACTTATAAAAGGTTCTAATGCTTATACTACAACTGGTGGATCTATTAATCTTACTCCATCAAATGCAAATGTTTCTCTTGCCACAGATGCTGATTATTTGATAGGTAGTAGTGAAGATTTTACAATTGAAGCTTGGGTTTATACACCTTCAAGTTTTGCATTAAATAATGCTAAGTGGAGAACAGTTTATTTTTGTGGTACTAATGGTGCATTACAAATTGCATATGATACAGCTGGAAAACCTGTTTTTTATTCTGGAGGCAATATTATTCTTGCTACTACTGCTTCAACGGCATCAACTTGGGAACATATAGCTTTTACTAGAACTGGTTCTTCTATGGTATTTTATCGAAATGGTGTCGCTGATGGTACAGCTACAAATAATGCAGCACATGGTGCAAATACTAATGCACATTATATTGGTGCTTATAGTGGAACTGAAGGTGGTCTTGGTGGTTATATATCTAATTTTAGATTTGTTGTAGGTACAGGTGTATATACTGGTGCTTTTACTCCACCTCATGCTTTAACAACTAGTGGTGGAACTTATGCTTCTACTGCAAACGTAAATACATCATTTACAGCTTCACATACTATGATATTAACTGGACAAAGTTCATCTTCAGTAACAGACGCAAGCCAGAAAAATGAAACTTTAACACTAGGAAGCAGTGCAGCTGCAGCTGCAAATAGTCCATTTATTACAGTACCAACTGAACCAATAAGTGCTATATCAAATACTATGTTATTAGTAGGAACTGAAAAAGAATCAGTTGCTGTTACAGATGGTGCATATAGTTTTGATGCAGTTACATCAAGATTAAAAACTCCAGATTCTTCAAGTGGTGCTTATAATCTTCCTGCTGATACACCAATGACACTTGAAATGTGGTATTATATGAGAGCCACTCCAGCTAATTCTGTATATCTTTGGTCATTACACGATTATCAAGTTCATATGACTTATTATAGTAGTTATAGTAGTCACAATCAACCTCATATGCAACTTTATCTTGGTAAAGGTGGTTCTACTAGATTGTATGGTAATGGAAATACAGGCACTTCTCTTAATACTTGGTATCATGTTGCTGTAACTAGAAATTCGAGCAATGTTTGGAATATGTATATTGATGGCGTAAAACAAACACTTGGTGCTGGTGGTGGAGCTGGTGGTTCACAAATAACTAATAATAGTGGTTGGACAGGAGCATCTGAAGCTGCAAGAATAGGAATAAATTGTTATCCAGTAGTTTCTAGTGCTTCTTGGGCTGTAAATTCTGGTATGAATGGAGCTCTTTCAGATATAAGATGGGTCGTAGGAACTTGTGTTTATTCTGATAGTTTTACTCCACCTTCAGGCCCATTAACAAAAACTGGTGGAACTTATCCATCAAATACAAATATCAATACATCTATAACATCTTCTCACACTAAAATGTTAACTGCACAGAGTAGTGGTGTTGCTGGTGGTTTAGAATTTACTGGTAGTGGTGAAACTACTACTGCAAGTCATGCTGGTTTTGATTTTGGATCTAATGATTTTACTGTAGAATTTTGGTACAAATGGAAAGATAATAGTGGGTATCAAACTCTCATAGATCAATATTATCATGTGGGGGCTCGTCATTTTTTACTTCAAGCTAATACTAGTACAACTAAATGGGGAGTATTTATAAATCAGACTCATATTGGAAGTGCTTATGAATCATCAGATGCTACTATAGGTATATGGCATCATTATGCTATAGTAAGAAATGGTAGTGCGTTTAAGATGTATAGAGATGGCGTAGAAACTATATCTGCTACTGTTTCTGGATCATTAAGTGGAACAGAAGTTACAAAATTTAATCATGCATCACATACCACTTCTGGATCAGTTAGTAATTTACGAGTGGTAAAGGGTACAGCTGTGTACACAAGTGCTGGTTTTACATTACCAACTGGTAATTTAACTGCAATAAGTGGAACATCTTTATTGTTATTCCAAGAAAATAGTGGAACAACATTAGATGATGGTAGTACAAATAATGTTACTATAACAAAACATAGTGGTCATAATATTATAACTGGTGGTGGCCCATATTATTGGAAAGATAATAGTGATAGTGGTTTTAGATTATCTGCATCTGGTGCTGGAAATGCTACTAAAACAACTGGTGTAACATACCCTTCAAAAGATATAAGCACACAAAATAATTCATTATCTTTTAAAGGAGATACATCACACAGCTTTGCAACTCCATTTAGTGATGGTGGTGGTGGATCTACATTGTTTTGTGCTACTCAGACACTTGGCGGTAATCATTCGGGGCATTATGCTGATGCTCCAGATAGTGCCCAATTTAGTATGGGTACTGGTGATTTTACTATTGAGGGTTGGGTATATCCTTATGATCAACAACATAATCGAGGATTTTGGGCTTTAAGTACTACTGCTGCTGACAGTTGGAATTGGAATAGTGGAAATTCATTAGGATTTTTAAGAGGGTATGGTGATAGTGGAAATTTAGGGTTTTATGGTATTGGCAACGAACATAACTTAACTACTACTGTTAATCCAGCGATTAATACTTGGTTTCATTTTGCCTTTGTTAGAATTTCTAACACTTTAAAGATCTATATTGATGGTGTTGAAAAGCATTCTGCAACTGATAACACTAATTATACAGGTGATGGTATAAAAATTGGTGGTCTTGGTGGTGTCGGTGGTGTAGCACATTTTAATATGTCTAATTTCAGAATTGTTAAGGGAACTGGTGTCTATACAAGTGCTTTTAGTGTACCAACTTCACCATTAACTGCTATAACAAACACAGTTTTATTAACTTGTAATGACAGTAATAAAGTTGATGATGCAAGTACATCTGGTCATGTTATCACTACTTATAATGATGTGATTGCAACAAGATTTCATCCATTCTAAAATTAAAGGAAAATAAAATGGGAAAATATGGAAAAACAATAACAGACTCATATAAAGAAGTTTTAGAGTGGACAGAAACTACAAATGAACTTCAAGAGAAAAAGAAAGTAACCAAACGAGAAATTGATAAGTTAGAAGATGGCAATGAACATGGAATGGTTGCACTCAAACTTGCACAATCTTTTGGTACTCCTAAAGAAATTAAGACAGTTCAAGACATTAATAAAAGACATAATAGAGCTGGATCTATTGAACATAAAGATCAAAAAGAAAGAGATGCAATTATTCGTAAGTACTACGATATGGCAGAAAAAGTTGAACTTGATGAAATGAATCCAACTGATCATGTTAAGAAAAAAGGTGACAAGTATTGTGTATATAATGCAGATGGTAGTGTTGCAAAAGAGTTTGATAATGAAGAAGATGCTAATAAATATGCGATTGACAATCACGATAAACTAATGAATGAAGAAGATAAACTTGATGAGGGTGCATTTTGGGGTCAGGATAAAATGGTCAAGTTCTTCAAAGATGCTGATAAGAAAAAAGGTCTTGTTCAGTTGAAAAAATCCACAGGTAGTTCAACATCAACGACTGTAACAGTCAAAGCAAAAGATATTAAAAAATATGAGAAACAAGGGTTTGAATTAGATCCTTACTTTGATGACATGAGAGAAGAAGTTGAACTTGATGAGAAATACGACTTGTATCATAAGTCTTTTTCAGATGCAATGAAACACGCTGTAGACTATGCAAAAAGTAAAATGGGTATTACAGTTGATCCAAAAGAAATTGATGATAAGGTTGCAACTGGCCCGAAAAAACCTTCTGATGGTAAAACTAATAAGTATAGGTTAAAGGGTAAGGGTGGAACTTTACAAATTCAAGTATATAACAAAGGTGGATCAAAACCATTTGAATTAAATATGTATAAAGAAGAAATTGAACTTGATGAAGCAAAGTTTCAAGTAAATTATTCAAAGAATAATAAATTGTATTCAAAAACAATAAATGCAAAAGACGAAGATGATGCAGAAGAAAAGGCAATCAAACAATTCAAGATTGATGATGACGATATTAGAAGTGTTGTTAAAGAGTCACTTACTGAAGATGCAATGATTATAGATTTGGATTATTCTAAAAATCCAAAAGGTCTTTACAACGCAGTTCTTCAAATGTCCAAAAGATTAGGTCTTACAATATACAATGCACCACAAGCTATGAAAGACTTACAAACTAAAGGTAAAGTTAGACTTGGTGGTACAGGTGCAAACCTTGTTAAGTTTATGAAACATCTAAATGACAAAGGTATTGAACCTAGTGTTGATGTTCAAAAAGGTAAGATGAAAGAAGAACTAGACTCTAGTCTAGAGGAAAAGAAACTTACAGATGCAGAGATGAAGAAAAGAGAAGAGATCGCAAAGGCTATAGAAAAAGATGATCCAGATATGCCTATGGATAAGAAGATGGCGATTGCAACTGCAACTGCAAAGAGAGTCGCAGAGGAAGAAGAACCAGATAAACCAGACACTGCGAAACAAGTAGATCAGATGCGTGATGATAAAAAGAAAACACGTATCGCACAATTACAACTACAGATTGCAAAAGCAACTGAAACTATTAATAAATTAAATACACAGGAGAAATAAATGTCCAAGTACTTTGAAACTAAAAAGGATAGTTTGGAACAGGCTGTGCTTGAGGCAATGTCGCCTGTACAGCCCGAAACAATTGTAGAAAAAATTGAGTATGTAGAATATAAATTTAAAAATTCTAAAGATGCAAAATCTGCTAAGTCATACTTTGAAGGAATCCAACTAATGACTTTTGATGTGAATGATGATAACATTAGTAATGGAGAACTTATGGTAGATGCTGGTAACAAAGATATGACCAAGTATCACAAAGAAGTTATGCAAAAGTTTAAACCAAAAGTAATGACTCAAGAAAAGAAACTTACAGATGAAGATAAACTTGATGCAGTAAATCCAGACGCTGTTAAAAAGAAATTTAAAGATCGTAAGGATAAAGATATTGACAATGATGGTGATGTAGATTCATCTGATAAGTTTTTACATAAAAGACGTAAAGCAATATCAAAAGCAGTTAAAGAACAAAGTGAAACACTAATTCAAAGAGCTGCAAATGAGATTACAAAAATGTGGGAAAAGTCTGCAAATGTAAAAAGTGAAGAAGAAATGGATGATGAAGATGATGAAGAACCTAAGAATGGTAAAAAAACCATGACAGGTAAACCAATGTCTAAGGTTGAAACGGCCCCAAAAGACAAGATTGAGAAATAGATAAATAGAAGAGTAAATTCTTAGAGAAGGAGAAATGATATGGCCCTATGGGGAAATTCAAGTACTGATGAGTCCAAACCAAAGTGGACTACTGATGGAAATAAAACAGCAGATAAACAAAATGTCTTTGCAACAGCGCAAGGATGGGTTATGCGTCATTATACAAAAGCTGATAAATCAACGCATTATGATGAAATTCTTTGTGCAATGAAAGGACTTCCTACTGCTCTGGCAGCTGCAACAATTACTTCTGTTCACTTTGACACGAAAACATTAGCACGAGCTGCTACTGGTAAAGTTATTGTTGTGTATAACGAACTTGTTGATGTTACTAGTGGTGCAACTCTAGTTGTTACAGCATCTGGACAATCAAATCCAACAGCTACTGCAGCTGCACAGACAGGTACAAATCGTGTGGAGTTCACATTTACAGTTCCTAATGCGGCAACCAATCTTTCAATTGGTGCTCAGACTCTTGGTGGTGGAAATAAAACTAAAGATGCAGGCACAAACACTAATTCTGATAAAGTATTCGCTGCTGGTGATGTTATCGGTGCAGGCGGTAGTGGTGCAACTAAGACTATAGCAGTTGCATAATAAATAGTAAGGATAATTATGAAAAAGAATGGTAACACTTTAAGTGTTGATGATATTGAAAAAAGAAAAGAAATGTTACAAACTGATATGAAACAAGTTCAGAAACAGTTGGAACAAACAGAAAAAATGAAGTTTCAGTTGACGGCTCAACATAATGCACTCAATGGTGCAATACAACAATGTGACTCGTTTATTGAACAATTAAGTGGGGCGAATAACGTCAGTAGCATCCCCTCGCAAGACGATAGAGCAGTAACTACTGCTCTTAGTTGAGGGTTTAAAATATAGGAGATAAAAATGGCTGATAAAAAAATAACAGCGTTAACAGATTTAGGTGCAGCTATAGCAGATGTAGATTTACTACACGTTATAGATGATCCTGCTGGTAATCCAGTAAATAAAAAAGTTAGTATTGCAAATGTTTTTAACAATATTCCAACATATCTTGGATTGGGTGGAACTGCACAAACACTTACTGCAACAGGTAATCCGACAGTTGGTGCTGGTGCATCATCAATAACATTAGTTGATTTAAGTGGTGCAAGTAGTAGTACAGCTGCAACTGGTACATTGGGTACAGGAACAAATGGTCAAATTAAAATAGTTGCAATGAAAAACGCACCTTCATCAAGTTCAGCATATACACTAACTGTAACTAATTGGGGATCAACTGCTACTGGAACTAACCAAATTGTATTAAACGCAATAGGTGAAGCTGTAGTTCTAATATGGATAGTAGATAAGTGGTATGTACTTTCAAATTTTAATGCAACCATTAGCTAAGGGAGATTAAAACTATGAAAAAATCTCCTATAGATCCTATCAGATATGGTGCAAATGGTAAACCCATATCTGAAAGTTCTGAAGTTTTACAGGAAATATTACAGGAAAATCCTAATATTGTAAAACTTCATAAGAAAAAAGATCCAATGTTACATACTCATGATGATGGTGTGGAACATTCACATAAGGGTGGTGATAAACCACACGAACATAATGAAGAGGAAGATTAAAATGAAAAGATTTAATCAATACGTTTCTGAAGGAGCTAAGACTACTGAAGGTCAAGCAAGTGCAGATAGTGATTTCTCTTATGGTATGAGTAACCTATCTAATCCAGAAGTCATTGAAAGAATCAATGCATTTCTAGGTGTGATGGGTAGTATGGAACATTTAGTTGCAGAACACGCCATAAATAAGTTAAGAGAAAGACTTTCAAGATTAGGTATTAATTTTGGTGATGTTGACCTATCAGAAGGTGGTGGTAAAATATCTTTACCATTATCACAGTATGCTAGATCTGGTAAAGAAGAAAATGGTGATGATATAAGTCCAGGCAGTGATAGTATTTCACATAATGTCGAAGGTGGATTATCATTACAGATTGAACATGAAAAAACTAAAGCAGGGACTCATTTTATAAAGGCTAAAATAGTTTAATATAATTATATTATGTATGAAAAATTAACGAATGAAAACATCATAATGTTTGCAATCAGACATTATGATAATCCACAATGTGAAGGTGAATATGAGTTTCATGATGACATGAAACGATTCAAGTACATTAAGCGATTATTGAGAAAGTATGATGAAACTGGTGATTTAAAAGAAAGACTTATATTAAACCACATAACTGTCATATATAATGTCTTTGGTGCAGACGCTGGGTCTACTTTATTATTATTTAAGATTGAAAAAGAATTTTGGAGTGTTCTTAAAGCATTTATGAGATTTTTAAATATGATTTCTGATGATGAACTTAAAGAAATAGAAGAAGATCTAAAGGTAAAGAAAGTGTTAGAGAAACTATAATGGGAAGAGCGATTGATTTATTTGTAACTTATAGATTTATTAAACTATTGGTTACACCTTTTGAAAAAACAGATGCTTTTAAGTTGGGTATCATTGATGAAAAAGGAGTTAGAACAAAGAAAAGATTGTATAAAGCTGTAGAACAAAATGCATATACAGTTTTACACAAACTTGTTTTTAACATCAAGAAAATATTTCAAAAGGTGCCAGGTTTAAGAACAAAGTTAGGTACATATGCAGCTGCTTTATTCTTGTTGAAAGATACTTTTAAAGAACACATAGAAGATCCAGAGATGTTTGAAAAAGAGTTTATGAAGTATCTTAAAGAAAACAATATTGATTTAGATGATGATATTTCAGAAGAAGTAACATTAGATAATGGTAAACTATCAAAAGGAATTTATTTACTTACACAAGATGTTATCGTAACAGGAGATGATGAGGAAGATGAAATAGATGCATTAGAAGGTGATGAAGTTGAAGCCTTTGAAGATCTTTCACCCTCTGATACAATACTAGGTGTTGATGTTTTTCCTGTCATACATAAAAAGACGAAACAAAAAATATTTGTAAGTGCAGAAGATATAAAAGAATTACAATTAGGGGATCTATTATGAGTATAAGTTTTGACGATTTAATGAAAAAGTTCTATGATGATCCAAAACTAGGATTACAATCAGAAGATGTGCCAACAACATCAACTGCTAATGTGCCTGGAGCTGGAGATGATTCTTCTACAGTAGTGGTTAAAAGAAAAAAGAAACCATATGATGGTAGAACTAAAGAAGCAAGAAACTTTTTAAAAAGAATAGAAAATTTAAGATCTAAAAGAGAATCAAAACTTGCAAAGAAAGTGCAAGAAAATACTGTAAATTTTGAGAATGAATATTTACTTGTAGAAGATAATATAGATGTTCTTAAAAATATTGTAAAGAATAAACAACACAAAACAATAAAGTTTAAAGATGGTTCTTTGAAAGTTGATATGTTTACTGCATCTGCAATTACAAAAGTTTTTGACTTGATTAATAAATCTAATCAAGAAAAAATGAAACGGATGGTAAATGGAAGTAAGGGTCAGTTTATGAAAATAGCTGATTTTGCACTCTCTAAAGTAAAGTAATGAAAACATTCAAAGATTTTCTTAAAGAGGTATCTTACTCCTATGCGCTTGGTAACTATAAACCTATCGCAGATTTAAATGCGTCTACATCTGACGCAAAATTATCCAAAAAAGATTTAGACTCAGTAGAGAAATATGCAGATAGATTGTATAAATCTGTCGGTATTGATGTTGAGTTTACACGACATTTTCTGGATCGTGTTAATGATGTTCGCAACAAAACACAAATTACAGTTGCAGAGTTGATACGTATGTTTAAACAATCATACAAAAAACACGGCAAGAAAATAGCACAACTTGGGCCTGATGCCGAAGCTGTGCTCAACGATATGCAAACAGATATAAATGTTCCGTTTGTATTAAAGTGGGATGGAAAAGAACTGGATTTGGTAGCAAAAACTGTTATGAGAAAAAAGAACTTTGGTACTCCAAATCCTAAACTATCATTCTAAAGGAGAAAGTAATATGGAAATATTAAATAAAATAAAAGAGTGGGCTGGTGGATTAGCTAATGTAGGTGTTTCACTTGCTGCTCTTGCGATTATTTTAGAAGTGTTGGGTTTGGGTGCTATGCCATTCATGCCTTCCGAAATGTCTGTGATTACCAATATAAGTAATATTATGTCTGGACTAGGTTCACAAGGTATTATTGGTTTAATCGCTGTGTGGATTCTATATGAAATTTGGCAAAAGCGATAATATAAGGAGAACATTATGATTACTTGGATTAAGAATAGAATATCAGAAAGAACTACGTGGGATGGTGGAATTTGTATTGCAATGGGTCTACTAGTTCTATTCATGACACCACTCGCTAAGATTGCAGCTGGAGTTGCGATTGCGTGGGGTTTATGGACTATTTGGAAATCTGAATAAAGGTTAATTATGGTGCGTGTATATATTACCATAATTATAATGTTGATACTTGGCTCTGTAGCATATGGGGCCAAGTATTATTATGATACAACCCAAGAAACTATTTCTGTTTTGAGAACAAATAATGCAACACTTAAAACAGTAAATAAACAAGTAACAACACAATTTGAAGAATATCGTAAAACTGTACAACAAGAGATAGAAGATTTCAAAGCAGAAGTAAAAAAACAACAAGAATTAAATACCGAATTAAATACAAATCTTAAAAAAGTACAGGACGCAAATAAAGAAATATCAAAACTACTTGCGAATACAGATATAATAAAGAATAGCCTTGCAAACCCAAAAGCAAGTGAGGAAAAAATAAATGAAGAAGTTGATGTATTTTTTAGTGACATTAGTTGTGTTACTGATGATAAGTGCTTGCAGTAGTTTTCGTGAGAAAGAAATTGTAACAGTACCGACAGTAGTTGAAAAAGTAGAAATTCCTGCTCCTACTATACAAATTGTCAATCGTCCAAATCCAGTTAAAATGAAAGACGCTGACATTGTTGTAGTCACAGAAAATAACTTAGAAGATGTTATGAGTCGCATTAAAGATACACAAGGAGAGTTTGTGTTATATGCAATGACTGCTAGTAGTTTTGAGGCTCTTGCACTTAACTTTGAAGAGATAAAAAGATTTATAGAAGAACAAAATCAAATCATTTTGTATTATGAAAAGGCAGTTACACCAAGAGAGGATAATACAGAAGATGACATACAATCTGAAGAAAATTAACCTTATGGCTCAGTTGTCACAACTGGCGTATAATGGTAAAAATTCTAAATCATATTTTCAAAAACTAGGATATACTGGACACAAATATTTTGATGTTGATGGTGCTCAATGTCATGCAGTATGGAATAATAAAGAATATTGTTTGTGTTTTAGGGGTACAGAACCAAAAGAAATATCTGACATATTTGCAGATTTGAAAGCATGGCCTAGAGGTTCTATGACACATGGATTAGTACACGCTGGTTTCAAAGGTGAAATAGATAAGTTATGGGAAGAGATTAATAAACATCAACAAAAACATGAGAATAAAAAGTTTTACATAACTGGTCACTCTTTAGGTGCAGCTATGGCTACAATTGCAACATCTAGATTTGAAGAATATTGTGAAGTAGACCAACTAACAACATTTGGATCACCTAGAGTTGGAACAAGAAGATTTATAAAAAATATTAGAACTTTACATTATCGTGTCGTTAATAATAATGATATAGTTACAAGAGTACCATTATTTCTAATGGGATATAAACATCATGGAAATCTTATATACATTAATTATTATGGAAAGATAAGAAATATGACACTATGGCAAAGGTTCAAAGATAAAGTACGTGGTAGATGGGCTGCAATGAAGAAGTTACACCCATTTGATGGAACAATAGATCATGGTATGAATTTTTATATAGATTACACTAAGGAAAATAAATAATGTGGGATATGATAGAGAGAATGGTGAACGACAGGTTGTGGATTTACACAGGTATTGGTGGTTCTATATTTGGTGCATTGTTTATTGCATACATGAGAGATACAAGAATAGGTCTGTGGGTCTATTCACAATTCGATAAGATATTAGATTTTTTCAGAGATCGTTATGGTTGGACATGGTTTGATCAACCAGATGATGCTTGGAAAAAAGTAAATCCAAAAATTGCGAGAAAAATTGAAGAACTGGAACGAAGATTGCATACATTAGAGATGTTAGGTGATGAATATCATTACTTAATGCACAGAGGAAAAGATAAGAATGTCAAGTAGTAAAAGTGTGGAAACAGAGGTTGCACTTCTCAAAAGAGAAGTAAACGACATGAAACAAATACACCACAGACTTGATTCTGCAATAGAAAAGATTGCAGATGTATCTTCTTCTTTACATACTATAATGGCTGTGCATGAAGAAAAACTTATACGCCAGGAAGAAAATTTGGAACAACAAGAAAAAGAATTTAGAGATAGTGTACAAGAATTGCACTCTCGCATTACCACTAATGCAAAGGAAACCCATCATGCAATGGGTGAGATGGAACGTAGACTCGTGGAAGAATTTCAAAAGATGCGACAAGATATGTCTAATCGTGTCGGTGTCTTAGAAAAATGGAGATGGTTAATTATCGGTGGATCTATTGTTTTAGGATTTATTATACAGAAAGTAATTACGATAAATGTTTAATATCTATTGACAAATTGGTTTGAATTATATATTATGAAAAATAATGAATTACATTGACAGTAAATACATATCCTTAATATCACCAAGACTTAGAAACTTCACAAAAAAAAGTGATTATCTGTGGAATTTCTCTTGTCCTTATTGTGGTGATTCTCAAAAAAATACAAAAAAGGCCAGAGGGTTTGTTTATAGAACAAAAACTGAATTGTTCTATAAATGTCATAACTGCTCTATGGGAACAACTTTACCTAAACTGATCGAGTTTATAGATGTAAATCTTTTCAATGAATATCGTCTGGAAAGGTATAAAGAAGGGTATGGTCAGAACTACACTGGTAAGTCAGTACCACAAGACCAATTTGAATTTAAACAACCAAAATTTAAAACAAAACTTGATTTAAAAAGTTTTGAGAATCTTGAAAAAAGTCACCCAGCTGTTGACTTTTTATCACAAAGATTGATACCTAGAGAATTTTGGAATGATATATATTACTGTCCAAACTTCTTTGGTTTTTCTAACAAACACATAGAAAATAAGTTTCCTTCTTTAGATGGTGACCACCCTAGAATAATAATTCCTTTTAGGAATAAAGATGGAGATATTATAGGGTATCAAGGAAGAGCATTTGGAAAAGAGATGCCTAAGTATCTAACAGTAATTTTAGATAAAAATAGTCCTAAAATTTATGGAATAGATAGAATAGATGATAAGAAAGATATATATGTTGTTGAAGGCCCATTTGATAGTCTATTCGTTGAAAATTGTATTGCAGTTGCACAAAGTGATTTACGTGTTTCTCAATATAAAGAAAAATCTATTCTTATTCCAGATAACGAACCTAGAAATAAAGAACTGTGTAAACAAATTAAAAAGTTTATAGATAACAACTATCGTATTGTACTATGGCCTTCTGCAATTAAAGAAAAAGATATTAATGAAATGATTTTATCTGGAAAAACAAAAAAAGAAATAAAAACAATAATTGATAATAATACTTATCAAGGTACTAAGGCCTTGATGCAGTTTTCAATGTGGAGAAAAGTAAATGTCTAATCAACTACCAACGCAATATCAACAATTTATTCATCTATCTAGATACTCTAGATGGTTACCAGAAGAAGGACGCAGAGAAACATGGAATGAAACTATCGAAAGATATTTTGATTTTTTTACTGAACATTTGAAGGAAATGTGTGACTATGATTTAGATGATAAAACAAGAAAAGAGTTGGAAGAAGCAGTATTAGATATTAAAGTGATGCCCTCTATGAGATGTTTAATGACCGCTGGTGAAGCATTGAAAAGAGAAAATATCGCTGGATATAATTGTTCTTATGTTGCAGTTGATAGAGTTGCAGCTTTTGATGAAATACTTTATGTGTTGATGAATGGTACTGGTGTTGGGTTTTCTGTGGAAAGACAATTTACTGCGAAACTTCCTATTGTTGCAGAGGAGTTTTATCATTCTGATACAATGATACAAGTTGCAGATAGTAAACTAGGTTGGGCAAAAGCACTCAAAGAACTTATAGGTATGTTATATATTGGTCAAATACCAAAATGGGATGTATCAAAGGTTAGACCAGCAGGATCACCACTTAAAACATTTGGTGGTCGTGCATCAGGCCCAGAACCACTAGATAGTTTGTTTAGATTTGTTGAGAGTACATTTACAAATGCAAAAGGAAGAAAACTATCCTCTATAGAATGTCATGATATTGTATGTAAGATTGCAGAGATTGTGGTTGTGGGTGGAGTAAGAAGATCTGCTCTTATTTCATTATCTAATCTATCTGATGATCGTATGCGTCATGCAAAATCTGGTCAATGGTGGGAACATCATAGTCAAAGAGCACTTGCAAATAACTCTGCGTGTTATACAGAGAAACCAGATATTGGTATCTTTATGGACGAATGGAAATCACTATATGATTCTAAGTCTGGTGAAAGAGGTATCTTTAATCGTGCATCTGCAAATAAAATGGCTGAGAAAAATGGTAGAAGAACTATTGATGGTCATGAGTTTGGTACAAACCCATGTTCTGAAATCATATTAAGAGATAGACAATTCTGCAACTTATCAGAAGCTGTTATCAGACCAACTGATACAAGTGAATGTTTGAAAGAGAAAGTAAGGATTGCAACCATACTTGGTACATTTCAATCTACACTTACTAACTTCAAGTATGTTTCTAATATGTGGAAAAAGAATTGTTCAGAAGAAAGATTGCTTGGTGTATCACTTACAGGTATCATGGATAGTCCTTTAACAAATGGTAAAAGAAATCCAGTTTCAAATTCTTACAATAGTCTTGAAGGTTTATTAGATGAACTTAGAGAAGTTGCAATAGAAACAAATAAAATATGGTCTAAGAAGTTAGGTATTAATCAAGCAACTGCAATTACTTGTGTGAAACCATCTGGTACAGTTTCACAGTTGGTTGATGCAGCTTCTGGTATTCATGCAAGACATAATCCTTATTATATTAGAACAGTAAGAGGTGACAAGAAAGATCCACTTACACAAATGATGGTAGACTCTGGATTTCCTGTAGAAGATGATGTAATGAATCCAGGCCATACATCAGTATTTTCTTTTCCTATGAAGGTAAATAAAAATGCAGTATTCAGAACTGATATGTCTGCAATACAACAATTAGAATTATGGTTAACTTATCAGAAACATTGGTGTGAACATAAACCATCTGTAACTATATCTGTAAAAGAACACGAATGGTTAGAAGTTGGTGCATGGGTGTATGAACACTTTGATTATATGTCTGGTGTAAGTTTCCTACCATTTAGTGAACATACATATAAACAAGCACCATATCAAGATTGTGATGAAGATCAGTATAAAGATATACTAAACAGTATGCCTAAGAATGTTGATTGGGGTTTACTAGGAGAATATGAGAAACAAGATACGACAACAAGTTCTCAAGAATTAGCCTGCACAGCAGGAGGCTGTGAAATTTAAAGAGTATTATTAAATGAAAAAGTTAATAGTTTGTGAATCATGTGATGTAGAGTATACGATTCAATATGACATGGAAGAAGAATATTACAAAATTACATATTGTCCTTTTTGTGGAGAACCAGTGAGTAACAACGAAGATTTCATGTATGATGAAGAATACTATGATGGCGACTAGGTATGAAAACACAAAGTGCAAAATCAAAAGGTAGAAGATTACAACAATGGGTACGTGATAAGTTAATAGAAGAACTTGACGTACATCCAGAAGATATAGAATCTCGTTCAATGGGAGCTGGTGGTGAAGATTTAATCATGGCTCGTGATGCGAGAAAGAAATTTCCATATTCTATAGAATGTAAGAATGTGGAGAAGTTGAATGTTTGGGATGCTTATTCCCAAGCATCAGAGAACAGTAATAACTATGAACCTATAGTTGTTATGAAGAAGAATGGTAAAACTCCTCTAGTAGTAGTTGATGCCGAATATTTTATGAAAATACATCAAAAATCCCCAAAAAAAGAAAGGTAGAAAATGAAACTGTTTAAAATCTTATCAGTACTATTATTATCATTAAGTGTATCATCTGCATTTGCAGATAAATTAAAAGTTGGATTTATATATGTTGGGCCAGTTGGAGATCATGGTTGGACTTATATGCATGATCAAGGTCGATTAATGGCCGAAAAACATTTTGGTGACGATATAACAACCACATTTGTAGAATCTGTACCAGAAGGGCCTGATGCAGAAAGAGTTATGACTCAGATGGCTTTACAAGGACATGATATTATATTTGCAACATCATTTGGTTATATGGAACAAATGTTAAATGTTGCTAAAAAATTCCCTAACATAAAATTTGAACACGCAACTGGATATAAAACTGCTGACAATATGTCAGTATATTCTTCTAAGTTTTATGAAGGAAGATATGTTCAAGGTGTTATCGCTGGACATATGAGTAAAGAAGGAAAAGCAGGATATATTGCATCATTCCCTATTCCAGAAGTTATTCGTGGTATCAATGCATTTTGGTTAGGTGCTACTTCTGTTAATCCAGATTTTGACATAGATGTTGTGTGGGTTAATACTTGGTATGATCCTGCTAAAGAAGGTGATGCAGCCAGAGTACTAATCAATCAAGGTGCTGATATTATAACTCAACATACTGATTCAACTGCACCACTATCAGTTGCAGAAGAGATGGGTATTAAGGGTTTCGGTCAAGCATCTGATATGATTCACTTTGCACCTAATACACAATTAACTTCCATCATAGATCAATGGGGCCCTTATTATATTAAGAGAATACAGGCTGCGTTAGATGGTACTTGGGAATCTTCTGATACTTGGGGTGGTATGGATACTGGAATGGTTGAAATGGCTCCAATGACTAATATGCCTGATAATATTGCTAAGATTGCAGTAAAAGTTGCAAATCAAATAAATGATGGTAAACTAGATCCATTTGGTGGAGAGTTTACTGTAGGTGAACTATTAGGAATGTCTAAGTATCTTTCTGGTATAGATGCACCAAATCCTAATTAATAATGAAAAGGGTAGAAAATGAAATCGCCTGAAGAAAAACTTTGGAAAAAGGTAGGAAAAATGGAACTTGGAAATCCTGTTATAACAACTTTAGTAGGACTTGTAGTATTTTATATTGGCCTTAAAATGTTTTCTGGTGGAATGAAATCAATGGGAAATATGGAACATCTTACTTGGTTTTTAGGAAACCCTATCTATATGTTCTTTGGTGGAATACTTATGACACTTGCATGGCAATCATCTTCATTATCAACTACAGCGATTATTGCATTGGTTGCTTCTGGTGCATTACCACTACCAGCTGCAGTTGCGTGTGTACTAGGTGCAAACATAGGAACAACTGGAACTATATGGTTAGCAGGATTCTTTGTATCAGATGGTTGGCCAAAAGGAGATACATTGCGAATCGCTATGGCTCATACTGGTGCAAATTTATTAATGGCACTTGCATTATTACCATTTGTAGGACATTTATCAAGGTTTTTATCTAAATTTTAGTGTTTCATTTTTACCACTATTAGAAAAAAGTGTCTTTCGGGGCACTTTTTTTTGTTTTTGAGGTTGACTCCATATGCAAAAAATGTTAATATGATTCGTAAACAGAGAGAAAGGTATTAATAATGATTTCATATTTGAGTTGTAGCGAAGGTAAATTAGATTTGCATCATTATGAAAATGGTAACCATGAGATTGTTTGTTCTTCAAACAATGTTAATGAACTTGCAAATTGTCTTGCAAACTATGGTTTTGGGGAGTTCTTCAGAACTTCTTCTTCATTAGACTTTGCAGATGAGTATGGGTTTGAAACAATGGATGGTGCTCATGATCTTTTAGAAGCTGCTTGTATTGAAGCATACAAGATTATTGAGATACATGAAGAATATGAGAAAGGTTTAACTCCTAATTATTTATTATAAATACTAGTATGAAATATAAAAAGAAATCATATAAGTCAGATGAACTTAAAGGTTTGTCGGTATCTGTTCGTAACAATGATGTAAATGGTGCATTGCGTGTTCTTAGAAAACGTCTTGTCAAAGATGGTATTATTCAAGAATTACGTGAAAAAACTTACTTTCAATCTAGGGGTGAGAAACGTAGGAAAGAAAAGGCAGCTGCAATACGCAGATATAAACGTAAATTGCAGAAAGAATTAGAAGAGAGATTATAAGAGAGGTTATAATGAATACTGTGAAAAAAATTAAGAGAAAAAGAAAACCAATGTCAGTTGAACAAAGGTTAGCCGCAACCGAAAGACTTGCAATTGCAAGGGAGAAAAGGTTGAAAGAAAATCCACCACAATATAAGAATATATGTCCAGAGGTTTTATCTAAACCAGATGACTACGCTTTTTCCTTAAAGAAAGTGCGTCAATGGATTAAGACTCAGAAAGAGTTACTTACAGTTGAGAGAAAAGCTGTAAGAGATAATATTAAAGGTGCGATTGCAAGAGCTGCTAGTCATGAAGGTTATATTAGACATTGTGAATACTATCTTAAACATGGTGATTGGTGTGATGATTTCTATGGTGAATATCAAGAGAAGAGAGTAAGATGGAAAAGTCTATAAAAAGAGTAGAGTTTGAAGAAGCTCATGCAGATATTGTAAAACTAGTTGAAGAACTAGTTACAAAAAAGAATATTAGTTTATTACAAATTGCAGGGATAATGCAAGCAACAGCAACACGTATATATAAAGAAGTGTTGTCTGAAGATGAGTTTATAAGTTTGATGGCTATGGTAGTAGATCAATCAACTGAACTAGGAGCAGAGAAAGAAACACTACACTAGGAATGTATTATGATATTAGTTGATATGAATCAAGTAACCATTAGTAATCTTATGATGCAAATTGGTTCTAAAAGACAAAATGATGTAGATGAGAACCTTGTTAGACACATGGTTCTTAACTCTTTAAGAATGTATAGATCTAGATTCTTTGAAAAATTCGGAGAACTGATATTATGTTATGATAACAAAAGATATTGGAGAAGGGATTATTTTCCAAATTATAAATGTAATCGGAGAAAAGATAGAGCTAACTCTAATCTAGATTGGAATTTAATATTTGAAACATTAAATACTATTCGTGACGAAATTAGAGAAATCTTTCCATATAAAGTAATAGAAGTTGATGGTGCAGAAGCAGATGATTGTATTGCGACTATCTGTATGCATATTAACCAAACACCAAATGAATATGAGAAAGTATTGATATTATCAAGTGATAAAGACTTTATACAATTACAAAAATATAACTTTGTTACACAGTATAGCCCCGTAAACAAGAAGTTTATCAATGGTATTGATCCCTACCTATATATAAAAGAACATATATTAGTAGGAGATAGAAGCGATAGTATTCCGAATATCTTATCACCAGATAATACTTTTGTTGATGGATTAAGACAGAAACCTTTCAGTAAAAAAAGAAAAGATTCAATTCTTATGTCCAAACAAGAACCAGAAGATTTTTGTAATGCAGAACAATTAAGAAACTATCAAAGAAATAAAACTTTAATTGATTTAGAATGTATTCCAAAAGATGTGAAAAGAGAAATAATGATTGAGTATCGTAAATCACCAAAAGGTGAAAGATCTAATCTACTAAATTATTTTATACAAAAAAGATTGAAAAATCTTATGAATGATATTGGAGATTTTTAGTATGGCTATGAAAACATATACACCACTACTTTCTGAAGTTTTGAAGAAAGTAAACAATGCAAAAACAAAAGATAAAAAGGTTGCAGTTCTCAAAGAACATGATACTCAACCATTAAGAATAATAATAAAAGGTTCTTTTGATCCTAAAATTGTATGGATGCTTCCAGAAGGTAATGTTCCATATAAACCTAATGAATCAGAAGAAGGAACTGAACATACAGTTCTTGCAAGAGAAGCAAGAAAATTATACCATTATGTTAAGGGTGGTAATGATAGATTACCAACAACAAAACGTGAAACTATGTTTATACAATTGCTTGAAGGGTTACATAAATCAGAAGCAGAATTAGTAATCAATGCAAAAGATAAAAAATTACATCAAATATATAAAGGATTATCTGCAGCTGTTGTTAAAGAAGCGTTTAATTGGAACGATAATTTTAATAGGAGAACATAAAATGGCATTTAAATTATCACAAAGATCACTAGATAAATTAGAAGGCGTTGATGAACGTATGCAAAGAGTTGTCAAGGCTGCAATAGAATTGACTAAAACTGACTTTGGCGTGATTCAAGGTATGAGAACTGAAGCACAACAAAAAGAACTTGTAGCAAAAGGCGCAAGTCAAACTATGAAAAGTAAACATCTAGAAGGTAAAGCAGTTGACCTCATGGCCTATGTTGGTTCAAGGGGATCATGGGAACTGAATCTTTATGATGATCTTGCAGATGCAATGAAACAAGCGGCTATCCAAGAAGGTGTACAAGTACGTTGGGGAGCTGCATGGCAGATTGATGATATGCGAGATTGGGATGGTACAATGGAAGAAGCAATGAACGCATATATTGATTTACGCCGTTCACAAGGCAGACGCCCATTTATTGATGGGCCACATTTTGAGTTAATGGATTAAAAACTATTGACATTTATATTATGATATGATAGTCTAATCCATGTGTCGTGGGATTGTTAGTCCTCTCTCTCTCACTCTCAAAAATCTAATAACCCACGACAACTGAAAACCCTCTTATGAGGGTTTTTTGTTTTGATAACAAAAAAGTGTTGACAAATAAAACGAATCAGTATATACTGTAAGTATAGTTAACAAAAGAGGGAGATTAAAACCAATGACATGGGTATAACGAGGGTAACAGAGTGGGTTACAAGTTTGGTAAACTCAAGGGCCTAATACTCTTAAAGAAGTTACTGCATCAAGGGTGGGTGTCCGAAGCTTGATGACAACTGACAAGGACTCAAGAGGGAACTGAAACAATAGTCGAGTTCCCTCTTTTTTTTACTTGACAAATAAAACGAATCAGTGTATAATATAGGTATAGTTAATAAGAGAGAGATGTATAAAATGGATATTGCAGTTTTACAAGACAACATGATTTTCTTTACTGATTTGTTAAATAAATTAGAAAAGAAGAAAAAGAAAACGCCTGGAAATGGTTTTGCAATAATGAAATGCAAAGAAAAGATTGCAGAAATTAATCTTATCTTTGATAAAATTAATTATAATTCACAAATTACATACGACTAATGTATATAGAATTTTCAAAAACAAATAAGAAACAACAACGAATCATTGAGGATGCTCTCTGGTTCGCAAAGGCATATCTATTACCTAAACATAAGATTGATGAGATTCATGTTGAGTCTGTAAAAAAATGGAATTATAGAGATGGTGATTGTTATGATACAGATGATAGATCCTATCATATAAGAGTTAGAAAGAATATGTCAGAAGATGTTTTGATTAAAACAATCTTTCATGAATTTGCTCATATTAAACAATCAATCAAAAAAGAATTTGGTGATATTTTTGGAATTTTGAGTGATGATGCATCATGGATTTCTTATGATGATAGACCTTATGAAATGGATGCTTTTAAATTAGAAAATGAAATGTTCGATAAGTATGCTAAAGATGGAAAATTTAAATTTTCTATAGATGATATCTAGAGGAGAGAGTTATGGGAATGTCAAGTTACGTATTAGATTTTGAAGAAAAATTTTGGGATTATGCTCACGAAATTGTTGGTGAATGTGAATGTTATAAAGAATTTTATAATAAAATGTTTAAATTTGATGATATTACTACAACCTATTCTATTATAACATGGCCGCACAATGAATTAAATATGTTTTGGGATGAATTTTGGGTTGGAAAACAATAAATACTTGTAATGTTACTTCAAACTGCACTAATATGTATGGCTATGAATGTATATCACGAAGCACGTTCAGAACCTATTGTTGGACAAATTGCTGTCGCACAAGTTGTTATCAATCGTGTAAATGATAAACGATTTCCAGATACAATTTGTGGAGTTGTTAAGCAAGCAGTTTTAGATAGTAATGGTTTACCTAAAAAAAATATGTGTCATTTTAGTTGGTACTGTGATGGTGCAGACGATATGCCGAATACAGAAAGTAAATCATGGGAAACTTCTTTGATGGTTGCAAAGACAGTAATATCTGGAAAGACAGAAGAACTTGTAAGTAATGCAACACATTATCATGCAACTTCTGTTTTTCCATATTGGGCTAAGAATAAAAAATATAAAAGAATTGCAAAGATTGATAGTCATATATTTTATAGATGGGAGAACAGAAAATGAAGTTTGATGAGCGGATATCTTTAAGACAAGAAAATGCAGAATTGAGGCAAGAAATAAAAATGTTAAAAGAAGAAATTGCATCAATGAATAAGGAAAAATACGGACTCCTAAATAGAATAAAAGAGTTAAGTGATTTAAGAGAAGCGATAATTAGATAATGCCTACATTTAGATTTATGAATAATGAAACTGGCGAACAGTTTGATGACTTTTTGTCAAATTCTAAAAGAGAAGATCTTTTAGAAAAAAATCCACACATAACACAAGTACCTACGCCATTTGCAATTGTATCTACAGTTGCAACGACAGTAGATAGTAAAACTGATGATGGTTTTAAAGAAGTGTTACAGAAGATTGGTGAAAATCACCCAGGCAGTGAAATAGACGAAAGATACAATAGAAGAAGTGTAAAACAATCACAGACAAAACGAGTGATTGATAAACACAGAAGTAAATGGAAAGTTAGTTAATGGCTAAAGCAAAAGATATTAGAATTGATGATATGATTTCTGTATCGCCAGTTGGTGATAATCAAAAGAAAGTATTTGAACATTATAAAAAAGGAAAGAATATGTTTCTCTATGGTGCAGCTGGTACAGGAAAAACATTTATTTCTTTATATCTTGCATTACAGGAATGTCTAAGAAATGATACTAAGTATGATACAGTTTATCTAGTTCGTAGTGCAGTTCCTACAAGAGAAATAGGTTTTTTACCAGGCGATGAAGAAGATAAAACTGCGTTGTTTCAAGTACCATATCAGAATATGGTGAGGTTTATATTCTCACAACCAAATGAACACGCATTTTCTTTATTGTATGATAGATTAAAAGGTCAACAAAGTTTGATGTTTCTGACTACATCTTTTCTACGAGGTATAACATTAGATAATGCAATTATTATTGTAGATGAGTGCCAGAACCTAAATTTTCACGAGCTAGACACTATTATGACAAGAGTTGGACAAGATAGTAAGATAATGTTCTGTGGTGATTTCTTTCAGACAGATTTACAAAAACCTTCAGAGAAAGAAGGATTAAAATACTTTATGTCCATCATATCTAAAATGAGTAGTTTTTCTACAGTAGAATTTAACTTAGGGGATATAGTTCGTTCTGGTCTAGTAAAAGAATATCTTATTAGTAAGATTAAAACAGGCCAGGAAAAAAATGAGTGATGAGGATATAAAAGATTTTATTGATTATTTTGGAGAAGATAATATACCATCGCCAGAAAATTATCCAAGAAAATTTGCATGGTTAATGAGGTGGTACAAAGTAGTGGTAAGGAATAGAGAAAATGGGTAAAAAGAAAAAAAGAGATAAACAAACTTCTAAAGGTGAAAGACGAAGTGTTTCTAAAAGTATTACCAAGTCTTTACGTATAGATTTTATAGAATCTGGTCAGAGGGTGGTACGCCAAGCAGAAGCTTTTCGTAAGGGTAAAAAGGTTATGGTAACAATGCCTAACCCTAATAAATCTGAAACAAATAGACCTTTTATTCGTGTACCAGCTACAGAAGTTTGGAAAAGAATTTCTTTAAAACCATTGACAATGTAAGTTATATTTGATATATTGATTTAAATTAATTATAGAATGGAAATATTATGTTTATACACGAGTCGGTAGATATACCAGAGGTATCTACAAAAAACGTCAATCGAAAAAGATTTTATGTGACACCAGAAGGTGGATTATATCCATCTATTACTACAGTACTTTCTCTTAGAAAGAAACAAGGTCTTTCAGAATGGAGAAAACGAGTCGGTGATGATGTTGCAAATTATATTGCAAGAACGGCTGCAAATCGTGGAACGAAAGTTCACCAGATGTGTGAGGATTTTCTAAACAATAAAGAAGTAACTAAAGACAATAGAGATTTTTTACCATATTGTTTATTCACACAAATCAAAGATGTTATCAAAACAAATATAAATAATATATATGCACAAGAATGTGGATTATGGAGTGATAAATACAAAGTTGCAGGCCGAGTAGATTGCATTGCAGAGTATAACAACATTCCATCTATAATTGATTTTAAAACTTCCAAATCAGAAAGAAAAGATGATTGGAACTTAGAGTATTATATACAAGCATCTGCATATGCAGAGATGTTTGAGGAAAGAACAGGAAAACCAATAGAGCAAATTGTTATTCTTGTGGTTACAGAAGATGGTCATGTTCAAGAGTTTATTAGAAAGAAACATGAGTATTTACCTATGCTTGTTGAAGTTATTGATGAATTTGTAATGCAATGGGAAAGAGAAGAAAATGCAAAAAATAATTCTAATAATAACATTTCTGTTAACGCTTAATATCTATAGTGTAAATGCACAACCCACTACTGGTTGGGTAATGAAACCAACTCAATGTGGTAATGCAGATGTTGTTATAGAAGGTCTGAAATCAGCAGGAGAAGATCCTTTTGTTTGGATGAATGGTCGTTCTATGAGTGTAGAAGGTATATTTCTAGATACCAGATTTGTTTTAGCTATGAACACAAAAACACTTGATTGGACTCTTTTAGAGTTTACTAGAGATAATAAATTTGCGTGTGTACTAGGATCTGGTAATGGAACAATTAATATGAATACAGAAATAAATAAGAAAAAAGGTGTTGACTTATAATATTCTATATGTTATAAATAAGGTACAGTTTGTTGATACGAATTGATGTTTGGATAGGACTTGGGGGCAGTACCCAACGCCTCCACCATAGACACACTAGGTTTTGGTATATCAATTGATATATAACCATACCTTTGTACACAATGGTTAACATCATCTGATCGGAAGGTAGGATCAGCTAGTGTGTCTTTGATGGGGGCGAAATAGGATCGACTAACAAATGAATATGAGAGTAGAACTGTCGCATGACCTCGTTATCGGTCAAAACAAATAAGTGCAAACAATAATTTTGCGCCTGTAGATTTCGCCATAGCGGCTTAATCGTACTGAGTTTTGGTGGTGTACTTGGAAACAGAAACACCACTACATGAATAGGGTCACTACTTAATAGGTGCGTGTGGAGTCATGGTTAACTCCATTTCAACAAAACACAACATGACAATAAAGGAGTCTTTGTGATGAATCTAGAAGAAGTTGTAAAAATTACACCAAAGAAATTTGCATTACAGATTGAAGAAATCGTTAAATGTGGTGGTGTAACTTATATGGATGCTATTCTAGATTATTGCGAAAAGAATAATATGGAGCCAGATACAGTTGCTCCATTGATTTCTAAACCTCTGAAAGAGAAGTTAGAGGCAGATGCAAGGGAATTAAACTTTTTACCAAGAGTTGCAACATTACCTATTTAATTATGGAATCGTGGGAAGCCTATCAGATGTATCTAGGTCTTAAATTACACTTTACAAGTGACTATGATTACAGACGATATGGTGGTAAAACATCTGCCTCTAAATCATCTTTCTTGAAAAGAAAAGACAGGAATTTCTTTTCAAGAGTTGTAAGAAAATATGAAGGTAAAGAATTAGATTTTTTTATATCTAATTTTATTAAGCAACCGAAAGGTTATATTGGAGATTTTAAGGAAGAAAATTTTATAGAGTGGTCTAAAAATCAACAATCGTTGACATATAACTTTATTAAAGATATGTCACATTTAGTTTCTCAAGAAAGTTTTGATAACATATTTAAATGCGAGTCTGGTAAACATCCAACTCTTGTCAAATCTTATCTTGCAAAAAGAATTAGTTTAGAAACTATGGTGATATTACAAAGTTTAGTCAACTACATGGAACAGTTTAATAGGGATTTAAAACAAGACTTAATATGGCCAGACATAAGAAGAATGGTTACGAAATATAGTTCGTTTTTATCTTTTGATAAACATAAATGCAAAATAAAACTTCTAGAATTACTAAAGGAGATATGATCGTGGAAAAAGAAATGCACTCTAATAATAAAAGTAAACTTGTTAGAGAAAGAGATTTTTATCGTGCTAAAATGAGTGAATTAAAAAATAAGATAAAAGCTCTTGAATATGATAATGCAGAATTAATTAAACGTGATCAAGTTTTATCTAAGAGAATGGAAGAAATAACTTCCTTGAGATCACTTAAACAAAAGAAAAGGGTTAATTGAGGATTTATAAATGGATAAATTATTTGTACTTGTAGTTTCATTATGGGGTAATAATGGATCTGATTGGGTTTATATAGGCAATCAATATGTTCTAAATGAACCTATGCCTAAAGAAAGATGTATTGAAATGGCCGATTTAGATAATTGGTCGTGGTGGGAAACCAACGAATATTACACAGTACAGTTAAGTTGTGAAGAGGCGAAATAAAGTATGGTGACCAAAATACAAGGAATAAATAACTTGACACCAAACGCAAAATTAGTGTCGTATTCGACACCAACTAAAAATTTTTCAGAGGAAGGATTGAAAGATGTACAAGATCTCATTTCGTACTGTGCTCGTGTTTCCAATCCATCAAACCAATTTAACAAAGCGACAGCGCAAAAACTTATCATATATCTCATTAAACACAAACACTGGTCGCCATTGGAGATGGCTAGCGCTTGCATAGAGATAGAAACTACAAGAGATATCGCACACCAAATTGTAAGACATAGAAGTTTTTCATTTCAAGAGTTTAGTCAAAGATATGCAAATCCAGATGAGATGGGTGATGCATTTACTATACGTGAGTGTAGATTACAAGACAGTACTAATAGACAAAATTCTATAGAAATAGAAAATGATCCATCATTACAATTGGATCAATCAAGACAAGAACTTATAACCGAATGGCAACGCAGACAACATGGTATTATTAACCAATCTAAAGAAGTTTATGATTGGGCTATAAAAAATGGTATTGCAAAAGAACAAGCTCGTGTAGTATTACCAGAGGGTTTAACTAAGAGTAGAATACTTATGAATGGAACACTAAGATCATGGGTACATTATATAGAGTTAAGAACTGCAAAGGGTACACAGAAAGAACATATGCAAATTGCAGAAGGTTGTGCAATTGAAATTTCAAAAATATTTCCAATGATGGAGAATTTAAATGGAAAGAGATGAATACACTAGACTTAGATTAAGTCTTAAAAAGATCAAAGAAGAAGTTTCGCATATAGAACAAACTATAGAAAATATAAAAATTCGTAAGATAACAGAAGGATTGACTTATGCAGAATGGGCTGCAAATCAAGCTAAAGAAGAACAAAAAAAGTCAATTCAAGAAGCTCTTGTAGAACACGAAGAAAAAGAGTTTGAAAAATGGTTTGAGGAAGAACATAATCAAAAATTTGACAAGTTGACTTTTCAACAATCAAAAGATATTGGTATCAAGTTTAGTGGTACATACGAAGATGATAAACCACCATTACACGAAAAAGATAACTAAAATATATTGACAATTGATTGTGTAAATGATATAAATAGAGTTATATATTATGAATCAAGTGAAATATTTAAACATACGAAAAACATATATTAACATAGGAGAATAATATGTCTATTTCAGCACTTAGAAACCAGAGTAGTCTGGACAAATTACTTGCACAAGTCCAAAAGGACGAAACCCCAACCACAGATAAAAAATCTTATGTAGATGAAAGGCTTTGGAAACCACAAGTTGACAAAGCTGGAAATGGTTATGCAGTTATAAGATTTTTACCAGCGTCTAAGGATGAGGAAATGCCTTGGGTTCGTGTTTGGAATCATGCGTTTCAAGGGCCTACTGGTCAATGGTATATAGAGAACTCTCTTACTACTGTTAATCAGAAAGATCCAGTTTCAGAGTATAACACACAGTTATGGAACTCTGGTGTTGAGAGTGATAAAGAAATCGCTCGTAAACAAAAACGCAAATTACAATACTACTCAAACATTTATGTAGTAAGTGATAGTGTAAATCCTAGTAATCAAGGTAAAGTATTTCTTTTCAGATATGGAAAGAAAATATTTGACAAACTTAGTGAAGCGATGCAGCCTGCATTTGAAGATGAAACTCCTATCAATCCATTTGATTTGTGGGAAGGTGCAAATTTCAAATTGAAAATTCGTAAGGTTGATGGTTATTGGAACTATGATAAATCAGAATTTGATAAACCATCTAAACTAAACGATAGTGATGATGAGATGGAAAAGATCTGGAATACACAGTATTCATTAAAAGATTTTAATGCACCATCTAATTTCAAATCTTATGATGAGTTGAAGACTCGTCTTGATGCTGTTCTTACAGGCTCTGTAACTACTGGTAAGTCTGCAGCTCAAATGGTTGAGGAAGATAGTACAGATTTTAAACCAACATTTAAATCTGAACCAGCTCCAGAAATTGCATCAACAAATGAAGATGATGATGCAATGAACTATTTTGAGAAACTTGCTAACGAATAATTCGTTATCAAAACATTTTATATAATGTGACAAAAAGTCAGAGATATTCTCTCTGACTTTTTTTTATGAAATCTTTAATTTTTTTATGGGGGTTTCATAATATAATTCCTTTCACTCTTTTTTTATAATATTAATTTTATAATATTAATATAATCACTTATAGATCAATTGGTAATGGGTGGCTAGAAAAAACTCCACTTAACCAACAAAACTATTATTTCATAAAATGATGAATATTAATGTCACCACAAAGTCTGGTTTTATAAATAGTATTGAGATCTAGTGGGAGAGAGAATGGTAGATCCAGTTACAGCGATTGCAGCCGCAACGACAGCTTTCAATGCGATTAAAAAAGGTTTTCAGTTTGGACGAGATGTAGAATCTATGTCTGGAGATCTTGGTCGCTGGATGGGCGCTGTTAGTGATATTGACAAAGCTGACCAATATGCTAAAAAACCACCATTGTTCAAAAAACTGTTCAATGCTGGATCAGTAGAAGAAGAGGCATTAAACGCATTTATGGCGAAGAAAAAAGCTCAAGATATGAGAGATGAGTTGAAAAACATAATTGTTTTTTCAAGAGGCCCTAACGCATGGAATGAACTATTAAAAACTGAAGCAGATATCAGAAAGAAAAGACAACAAGCAATTTATGCACAACAAGAATTAAGAAGAAAAATTCTTGAAATAGTTGCAGTTGTAGTTATATTGGGAATTGCCACTACTGCAATGGGTTTACTAATTTATGCAGCTGGTGTAAAAAGAGGTCTTTGGTAGATTAAATAGGAAATGCAAAATTAGGTATAGTATTATCTCTAACAGGCCAAGGAACAACTCCACCACCAGAACCACCACCACTTACATTATTATTATTTACAACACTATTATTAGTGATTATTGATCCACCACCACCAGTTCTTTTTTCTTCTGCAAGTTCACTATTTGCAGTTGCAACTGCACTACCTAATAGTGTTTTTAACTCTGTAGTTAATTGTTCAACAAGTTTTGCATCTTGATTTCTTCCTTTATAATCAAGGCCTCTGTAAACATTTTCACCAGACTCTGATCTTGCAATTCTATCTTTTGCTTCTTGTATCTCTGTTTGAACTTGAACTCTTTTTTGTTCATCAGTTGGTGTTTTTACTAATTCCTCTAATTCAACATCAGCTGGTTCTTGAACTGTTTCTTCAACTGGTGTGTCATTTTTCAGAAATGGTATATACCCCTCTAAAAAGTCTGGTATAACTGCTCTTGCAATATCTTTAACATTTATATCAAATAAACCACCAAAGAAATCTGTAACTTTTTTTACTGTCTTTTCAAACAATTCACTTATGTTTGGAAGTTCTGGTAGTTTTAAGTTGGTTAATACATCTCTTACATCTTTAAATGGGTCAAATGTGGTTAGAAAAGTTCGTAAACTACCAAAGATATCTAGGTTTGCAAAGAACTCTCTGATATCACCAAAAAGATCTAGGTTTGCAAAGAACTCTCTAATACTACCAAAAAGATTTAAGTTTGCAAAGAAACCTCTTATATCTTCAATTTTCTGACCTACTGTATCTGGTATAGAAGTAAAAAATCCTACAAGGTCATCATATATACCAGTTATTCTTTCAATAAATGCATCTGATGGAGTAAATGCAGCTATGGCTGCAGTAAACATATTACTAATAAAATCACTTACATTTTGCAAAAATCCATTGATAAGATCCTCAAAAGAAAAACTATCAAGTTTTGCAGCTATTTCTTCAAATCCAAGTTTTGTCAAGAGCCAAGATGTTAGATCTTTTAACAAATCAAGTGGAAGTCCTATGATAGTAGAATAAAATTCTATACTAGCTTGTTTTATCGCTTCCATAATACTGCCAGTTTCTCTCCAAGTATCCATGAAACTCTTAAATGCATCATACAATCCTTTTGCAGTTACCAAAATTCCTGCTACTATTGCAACGATAACTGCACCTGTAGCAGCTGCACCTAATCCTATGACTCCACCAATTGCAGTTAGACCAGCAGCGATTGCAGTAAAAGCCCCACCAAGACTTGTTACGATACCAACTATTTTAACTATCGCCCAACCACCTAAAACTGCACTTAATGTTGTCATTTGAGCAGTATGATCAGTAAATAAAGTTTTTAATTCTTCCCATGATGGTGAAGTGATAAAGCCTAATATTGCAGGCCAAAAAGGATGCAAAACAAATTTTTTCACACCTTCTACAATCGCAAGTGCTTTTTCTGTTATTTTAGGCCATTCCTCACTATCCATAAATGATAGTAATCCAATCAGAGCAGCACCAAACAAGAATTTTTTTGCAAGATTCCAAATACCACCAGCTGCTTTCTTTGCAGAATCTAATGCATTTTTTTCTATAATACCAGTTAGAGTACCTACACCCTTTGTAACACCAAAAATACCTTTTTTTATAACTTTAAATATTGACAGTTGTTCTCTTTTATCTTCTGTTTCTTTTGCATCAGTTTTGTTTTTATCTTGTAGTTCAACACCTTGTGCTTGGGCCATTTGATTTTGAGTATCAGATATATTTTCTAATACTTTCAAAAGTCCTTCTTGACCTTTATTATTTGCTTGTTGTTCTGAAACTAAGGTTTTGAAATCTTTAGCGCCACCAAAACTTACTTCTACCATTTTTCTGTCCTACTTTTTCGCAAAGGTTTCTTTTGCATAGAAAGCTGCAACTATAGCTGCAACTGATACAAAGTATGTTGGAGCCATATCACCTAATATACCACTTGCTTTATCTAATCCAATCCACTCTGCAAGAACTACTGAAAAAGGATATAATAACATACCAAACAATGCAAACCATGCCATGTTGCGTTGTGCATCGGCCTTCTTATCTTCATTCTCTAATCTCATCATTTCTTTACTCATTGCAATTTCCTCATCGCTTACTATCCCATCTCCATCCACATCAAAATCTGCATATTGTGAACCTTTTTCTAATTTCTTTTGTGCAGCCATTTTACTTTCCTCTCTATAATCCAAATGATGTTTAATTGATATAAAATCTACCACTAACAGTTACATTTACTACACTCGCAACCTGTACAAACATCATTTGCACATTGTTCACATTCTTTTTCACAATGACAATCATGTCCACACTTTTTACATTTTCCGTTACAAGTACAACTCATAGTGCTCTCCTTGTTCTATTTATCCTTTTCCATCTGCTTTAGCTTGTCTTTCAGCGGTTTTTTCATCATCTAACCATTGAAGAAGAAGTTTTGTGTATATTTCCCTCTCCCAAGGCATCATATATTCTAGTTCTGTTAAAGAATACTTATGATGTTGCATAAGTTGGAAATTTAATTGATAATAGTTTTCCAACGTATTATGAGAGAGGGATACTAGAAAAAATCTTGTAGTCCTTCTAATGTTAAATCACTTTCAACTTCAGTTTTAGGATTCTTCACAGTAATCTTATGTTTCACTTTAGGCATTGTTTCAAAAAAACTTTGCACTTTCACAAATTGTTCATGTGACATTGATTCAATAAAATCATCTAATTCTTTTTCTTCCATGTCGTTTTTAGTATAAACATTCTCTGCATCATATATTTGATTAACACAGCTTTTAATAACATTAAAAGTTGCAACTGCATCATTCTTTCCATCTGTAATTTTTACAACTTTGCTTATTTCTGGATAATCAAATACTATCCCTACATCATCACTAATTTTTATATTATTAGTATGATCTTTGTCTTTAATACATTGTACTTCAGATAGATTTACATCTACTTTTACTTTTGTTTCTTCATCATCTGGACAAATTACTGTAACAGCAGTTGTTTCTCCAATAGACTTACATCTAATCTGTAAAAATACATATTCTATATCAAATGTTGGTAATTTTTTTGAATCTAATTTACCAAACGTACACGCATCAATAAGATCCTGTACTGCACGTATTAAAGATTGTTGACTTCCTTCTTGTTGTGCTAACATTAACATTTTTTCTTCTTTCACAAGAAAGGGTCTAAACTCTACTTTTTGTCCTGTAGAGGGTAATGTCAATTCATATTTAGCGGTTGCTAACTTTGGTAACGCCATAATTTAATTTTCTCCTCATATTATATTATCTTGCACCAGTACCGATTACTGATGTTAGGGTTTGTCCACCAGAAACAGTTTTGGGTGGATTTTGAGTTGCAAATGTTCTGGTATCACTATTATCCATTACTTGTCCATTTGCATCTATAAAAACAAAATCTCTGAAAACAAAAGAAACCTCTTGTCTTGCAATGTCCATATTTTGAGCGCTAAACTCTACTGCACCAACTGTTTTTGGAAAACATTCATTCAATCTAAGACCAGCTAATGGTAAACCATTTTTTCCTAATTGGAAAACTTCTATTGGTGTTACATACTGATTATAATATTCTAGATTGTAATTATTTGGTTTAACAACAAGATCTTGCCACTTTAAGAAATACTGTCTTTCAAAATGTTCTGCTGATAAAAAGAATGTCATACTTATATCTTCTGCATATGTCAATCCCTGAGCCATTTCATAAGTTGGGCCATATACTGTTTCGTTTGTAACAGTTCTTATATTTTTACCAGGCATGGTGAACGCTTCAACTCTAAAAGATACGTGTCTATCTGCGTCTGGATCTCTTATTGCTGGTGGTGATGTTATTTTTACTTCAAATCTATTTGCAAGTGCATGACCACCATACTTACTAAAACTTGCAATGAACTCATCTAGTGCAGCCATTATCCTCTCCTTGCAATCCTTCTTGAGTCTGCATAAACTCTCGTTTCTTGTGCTCTTACAAATCTTTGTACTGGTAACAAAACTGCAACCATCATTTCGTCTGCATCAATTCTACGAAATGGAGTTCGTACATGATCCATAAGATATCTCTTTACTGTGGGTTTTACGATTGGATTTCTTTTTATTCTATTCCATGTCAATCTTATTCTAGTTTTTTGATCTAACTTAGCGTTGATTGCATATTCAGCGATAATGTTTAAAAGTTTTAATCTCATGGGTATGGATAGATAGTGAAAGTTTAATCCTAAAAAACCATTGTTATATTGTTCAATGGGCATGATTAAAGGAAACCTATCATAGTATGGTAATATGTCAACATTATCCTTATTCTTAGGACTATACATAAAAAAGTTCATAGTACCAAACGTAGGTCTGGTTGTAACCATTCCTTCACGAATAAGTGTTTGTGGTTGTATTTCGCCCAACTCTTTGACTTTCTCACGAAACCAACGAATTGACCTATCTCTACCACCAGTTTTCTTTAATATACCATCAATTAATTTTGTCATACTCCTATTTATATGACTTAACCAAGATGATCTTCAGTTAGAATTTTAAATTCCATATTTCTATCTTTACACCATTCCAACGCATATTCCCACTTGGCTTTATTAACACCCCATGTCTGAACTTCCTTTATATAATATTTGGTTTTCTTCTTACCGACAGGTGGTTTACATTGTTTCTTTGGTTTAACTTCTATAATCATTTTCTTGATAGTACCATCATTCTGTTTTACTTTTACATAGAAATCTGGAAAGTATCTGTGTGTTCTACCATCAAGAGGTGACTTGTATGGTATGATTATTTCTTCACTACCCCACTCTAGTATTGCATCAGTTCTATCACAATAGACCATAAACTTACGTTCCCACAAACTCCTGTAAATTATGTTTGATGGGTCACCTTTATATTTTCTAGGTTTTGTGGGAATATATCTACCTTTGTATGTCATACTGTATAAATACTATTGAAACCATAATATATTTAGGACTATTTATATGGCTCAATTAATCATAGGAACTGATGGACAAAAATCACACATCACTGCAAATAGGACTTCTTATCAATACCCACTAGATGTAAATGATAGCAAAGGTCATTTTATTCAATTTCAGATAAGAGTTAGAGAACAAGCAACTATAAGTTATGGTAGTGGAGCAGTAGATGCATCTAATGTTGGTGGTAATGAATACATAACAGTTCCAAGACCACCTAGAAAAACTTTAGATTCAACAATTCAAATACAGATGCCACCCACCATTGAAGTGTCACATAAGATAAATTATGCAGATACAGAAATAGGATTAATAGTCGCTGGGTTACTTGCAGCTGGTAATGCGATAAGTAGTGAGAATATAAACACAAAAGCAACAAGAGATGCAGTTGCAAATACAGTAAGATCAGAAGGTGAGAAAGTAATAGCAAACATTGCTGAAGGAATTGGTGTAACAGGTGCAAAGGCTGCTATGGAATTGAGTAAAGGAAAAGTTACGAACAATAGAACTGAATTAAAGTTTGAAGGTATTGATAGAAGATCTTTTGCATTTACTTTTAGAATGTTACCGAAGAGTTCAGAAGAAGCGCAAATAATTAAAGAAATTGTTACACTATTTCGATATCATGCAATGCCTGAATTTCCGATAGAAGGTTCTTTAGGTGGTAGAACAATGAGAGTACCATCTACATTTGATATTTCATATGTACCTGGCCGACACTTGCATAAGATTGATGAATGTGCATTAGAAGCAGTACAGGTAAAATATGGTGGAGAAAGAACACAATTTTTTGTTGATGATCAACCAGTGGAAACAGAACTTACATTACAGTTCAGAGAACTTGGTATCATAACAAAAGAGAAAATTGCAGAAGGTTTTTAATCATGTCATTTTTTTCAAATTTTCCTACTGTAGAAGTAGATGTATTAGATGATGGTACAAAGACTACTTTTTTAGAGATAACAAGAAAAGTTAGATTTTATGATCTTGTTAAAAGATACAACGTCACATTCGATTATTATGATGTACAATCTGGTCAAACTCCAGAATTTTTAGCTAAATCGTTTTACAATGATTCAACACTCCATTGGGTTTTATTACTTGCAAATGATGTAATGGATTACTATCATGATTGGCCCCTTTCTAATGCAACATTTGATAGAAATTTGCAAGAACTATACGACAATCCAGACGCAGTTCATCATTACGAAGTAAAACAAACATCTGGTGATACAACTAAAATAATAGAAATACCAAATGACTCTGCAAATACAATACCAGAAGATGCAGTTATAATTACAAATTATAATTATGCAGAAAGGGCAGAGGACAACAAAAGACGAATAAGAGTTATAAAACCAGAATACATTCCTCAAATAAAAAGAGAAATACAACAACTATTGAGAAAATAATATGGCTAATATACAATACGCTGGTGAATTTCAACTAGAAGAATGTACACTTTGTACAGTAGGTGGTTTAGAACTTGATTTAATTGAACTAGTTGCAGATATAAACATATATGAAAATCTTTTTTCTACATCTATAAGTGGAAGTATATCTTTTCAAGACACCAATAATTTATTGGGTAATAAAGATATAAGTATTATTGGTCAAGAGAAACTCAAACTTAAACTGTCAACACCAAACGCTGATGATACAGGTGATAGAAATCGTGTTATCAACTATACTGAAACACCACTATATGTTTATAAGATTGATGATAAAGTTACAGTAAATGAAAATACAGATGCATTTATGTTGCATTTTACTACACCAGAATTTATCAGAAATAATCATGTGCGTGTTGTCAAATCATATGAGGGTGAACCATCAGAAGATATCATTCAAAATATTTTGAGAGATGATGATCTAATAGCATCTAAAAAAGAGTTTTATTATGAGGTAACAAACAATCATTTTAAACTTGTTTCACCAAATATGCACCCATTTGATTTCATAACAAATTTATCGAAAAGATGTTTGTCTAGAGAATATGACTATGCACCAACATTTTTATTCTACGAAACAACCAAAGGTTATTTTTTCAGAACATTAGACAGTATGATGGACAGAAAGAATCCAAAGGGTGTATTTCGTGAAGTATCACCACAAGAGATAGAGCTAAGAGATAACGAAGAAGGTGTTATCTCTAAACTAACAAATATTCTAAATATGGAAGTAATGTCAACAACCGACACTATGTCAAGTAGATTGTCTGGCATGTATGGATCAAGACTAATATTGTTAGATATTTTCAATAAAGATTATCAAGAGTTTGACTACAACTATATACAGGATTTTGAAAGGGATATTCATGTCGATCACTACAATAGATATGGATCTAGTAAATCTCCAGTAGCTTCAACTGCGACAGACCAATATGGTAAACAAATTGGAGATTATCCAGATTCCGTTCTTCATGTGCAGATGATAGAAAGAAATATTGCAAGTGGTATGTACAATCCAGCTTGGGGTGGAACATCTCAATATGATTATATGGGTACAGACCAATGGTTACAAAGAAGAAGATCTAGATTTGCATCCTTAAGCTCTGCACTATCATTAAGAGTTACTATACCAGGCAACACAACATTACAGGTAGGTGATTTAGTAGGTTTAGATTTAACTGATGAAAGTATGACAGGAAAGTATTTAATCAGAAATTTACTACATAAATTCACATATGCAGAAGGTTCTCCTATGCATGAGGTTATAATGGATTGTGTAAGAGATACAGTTAAGTCACCATTTCCAAGTTCTGGAGTTAGTATTACAGATCAAGGTAACGAAGGTGACTATAGAATACCACTAGGTTCTGAAAATCCTTCAGAAGTAACATTTTAGAAAGGAGATCTGATAACAACTCATTCGTCATGATAATTTTTTAACCATAGAAAGAGGCTAAAATGTCAGCAAAACTCAAAAATCGTGTACACAAAATGAAGTTTCAAAAACAAACCAATCGCACAATAAGGACACAGGATAATGAGGACACTAAATATTATGAACAATTATATAAAGAACAAACTATGGAGTTGTTAGGAATAAAACATGAAAACATTTCGACAAATACAAGAAGGAGTTTACGACCCCAACATATTTAAAGCAATATTTCTTGCAGGCGGGCCAGGATCTGGTAAGTCATATGTAGTAAGAAGATCTACAGGCGGATTGGGTATGAAGATTGTAAACTCTGATGATATATACGAAAAAATGTTAAAAGACGCTGGGTTGGAAACAACACCAGAAGATATATATTCTGATCAAGGTCAAGACATAAGAGTTAAAGCGAAAGAGGTTACGGCCCGTATGCAAGGAAACTTTCTAAAAGGTAGACTAGGAGTTATCATTGATGGTACAGGTAGAGAGTTTGATAAAATATCACAACAAGTAAGAGGATTACGTGCATTAGGATATGAAGCCTATATGATATTTGTAAATACATCATTAGATACTGCACAACAAAGAAATCGAATGAGATCCAGAACTTTACCAGAAGATCAAGTTGCGAAGATGTGGAACGCAGTTCAAAACAACATAGGTAAGTTTCAATCACTATTTGGTACAAATAATTTTATAATTGTAGACAACAATGATGCTGGTGAAGATGTATTCAAGAAAGTATGGAAGAGATGTATGATACTTGTTAAGAAGAAAGTAAAAAATACAATCGCTAAAAATTGGATATCTAAACAGCTAAAATTGAAAAAAAGATAATTATAAATATGTATTTGTGTGACAAAATGTTCGCAAATAGTATAAGGAAACCCTCACATGAAACTACTATCAAGTATAACAGCGTTTCTCGCTGTCTTGTTCTTTGCAACAAATACAGTTGCAGACATATCTCATAGTCATGATGTTACAGCTGAGTATTCAGTTGACAATGAAAAAACAATTATGCATTATGAACCAGAAATTAAGTGGAATCAAGATCAATTAGGTTTGTCAATTGGTACACTTATTTCTATATACGACTCTTCTGCAACTGACAGTTTTATGTTATTTGACACATTGGAAGAAGGAAATAGACCAGATATTAATATGGAATTGACATACGATATGGGTAATATGATTTCATTACCTATAGAAGTATATGGTAAAACAGGCTGGGATATTGATGCATCAGAAAGAAAAGATATTAAGTTGGGTGCAACTATATCATTCTAACAAAGAATATTATCAATATATTTTTTCAGAAAAACCTCAATTTTTTGGGGTTTTTTTGTTTTTAGGGGTTGACATTTGTTATGAAAACAGGTATATTAATAGTATAGAGAGAAAGGTGATTCGTTATGAAAATTACAACAAAGACAATCGGTAAAAAAACCATTATGACAATAACTGGCTTGACCAAAAAAGAAATGTCACAGATGGAAGACTTTAAACATTGTTTTCCAATGTTTAATTTAGAACTCCTCAAGTGGGATGATAAAAAAATTACTATGGAGAAAGTATAATATGAAAAAAGTAGGAAACGCAACTATTTTATACTTAGACATGGACGGAGTCCTTGCAGATTTCTTTGATGCATTTGCAAAGAAGTTCAATAGAGATCATTGGAAAGAGATTCCAAGAAAAGACAAGTCATTACAAGAACTCATAGGTACTGACTTCTTTTACACGCTATCAATATTTGAAAATACCTATAACCTAGTGAATGTTGTAGACGCTATATCAAAAGGTCAATGGGGAATATGTTCATCACCATTAAAAGGTGATAGGGATAACTCTGCATACCACAAAAGAAGGTGGTTAGAGGACAATGATTTGATGCCTCCTGCTATTGAGAATGTAATATTCACTGGTCAGAAAGAGCATTATGCAATCAATTCTATTGATGGTTCACCAAACATTTTGGTTGATGATAAACCTAGTAATATTGAGAAATGGGAAAAAGCTGGTGGAATAGGTTTTCTATACCAAGCAAATAAAGACTCCTATGCAGACTTGGTTAAAAACATCAATATGGTTTATTCACATGGTCAATATAGGACTTGACACGAAACAATATATATGGTATAGTGATTCGTAAATAGAGAGGTAGAAATGTCTAAACAATTTCCAAGAATGTCATTAGCGTCAAGAAATCTTGCACTAAAGACAATCCAAAATTTAAGTCCTATTGAATTAGAAAATATGGCTGCAGATCTTGTAAAAGTAAGTCCATACATTGCATTACGATTAGAGTTTGCACTTGGGTCATCTTTACAAGATTATGAAGATGAATTAGCAATTGAAGATTTTGATAATAACAAGGAGAATATATAATGGTTACTATTACTAAAATGAGAAAAGTATCAGAGATACTACACACTATGACACTTAGTGAACTAAATGAAGTTATAAGTATGTGTAGAGATATCAAGGTTATGAAAGCGAAAGCAGACATAACTGTGGGTATGAGGGTCTATGTTGTTCAGAAAACAAAAAAGACGCCTGGTACTGTGGTCAAAATTAACAAGACGAGAGCTCTTGTTGATATGGTAAGATCACCAATCACTGGTGAAACTGCAACATACCAAGTTCCATTTTCAATGTTGGAGGCTGCTTAATGTGGTATAATTTTAGAGTTATACTGTCTTGGAGTATCGGTATTATGGGTGTTCTCATAATACTTGGTACTGCTGGTGCAGATTGTGATGGTAAATGTATGGACAATGCACTTACATTATCCGAAATGTTTGCATGGTTTGGTTATGGTCTTGCGGCCATAACTACTGCATTTTGTATTCATCCTATTAGTAGATAGATGCACATATTACCTATCTACTATACGACTACAAATCTCAAACGCAAGCGCAAGAGAGTAGACACACGCAAGTACGAGTCGGAAATGCGTGAACACAACAAGTTTTTGAAACGCATGAAACTCCCTATGTTAACTCTAGAGGAGTTTATTGCGTATAAACATGGTAAAACTACTGTCAAAGGTCGTGGTGGTGCGATAGAACAGCGGATATATACTGCAAAGGTCAAAACATCTGACGCAATCGGTAATGGTTTTGTCAAAGAAACTCCTATATATAAAGGAAATGTGGTCATAGGACAAGCGTATAACAAGGGTGGACTCCAAGTTCTATCCAATGTTGACGCAAAAGATTCAGCCACTGGTAAGAGGAGATAAATTGTGAGTGACGATAATGTAATTGACATATGGAGTCATGATAGGTTTATGAGTCAACCTAATGGTAAACTCATTAAAGAGAAACATATAAGGTATATGTTAGAAGAAGAAGATGGTAATGTGCGAGTAAAAAAGGTTACAATTAATCGAAAGTTCATGGGTCAAAATGACTACATTGACAGTACAGAAGAGGAGTACCTAACTTAATAAATACCTTCATGTATGATATAGATGAAAGAGTTCGATGGCTCAAGTATCGTATAGAAAAATTTAAACGAAAACATAAACACTTATATAATAATGGTGAAAACGAAAACGAAAACGAGATTGTCGATACATTAGAAAAGGTTGTTCCTAGAACAAAAAAGATTGTTCAAGAAGAACCTAAACCTACATCTGATGATGAATTAAGTCAAGAAGAAATCAATTTTCAGAGGGCTCTAAGGGCCGCACTCAAAAAAACCAAAAAGAAATAGGAGATTCAAATGCTTAATGCTCTACTAGAAGAACACGAAGAACTAGAAAAAAGACTAGAAACTGAATTGTTAACAGAAGAAGAAAGTAGAGAAATTAAGAAAAAAAAGTTAAGGGTAAAGGATAGTATCGCTAGTATTAGGCGTAAATATGAATTAAAATACGATTACGATCAACATGGTGGGGGAGTTGAAGATTTTGGGTACAATGGGGTCAAGAACGCTTCATTATAACTATGGTGAGTATAAATTAGAATTAGAAAGTGCGACAGGTGTACTGTATAGAGGTGAAAAATTACTGTTCAAAGGGTTCTCGTATGAGGCCATACGTTGGTTTATCAATGCATCTGGTGACGATCCAAAGATAAAAGAAAAGTTTAGAAATCAATTAAAAATGCGTCAAGAACTGACATTCGATAGAATAAAAGACAAAGAGAAATGGAATAATAAGGAAAAAAAATGAAATGGGCGATTATATTATATGCGATTATGGGGTATGAAAATTCACTTACAGACACAGAGCTCTTGATTAGTTGGAATTTGACATTTGATACTCAGCCACAATGCGAGTCATTCTATCGTGGAAACGAAGTTAATTTGCATTCTGGAGTATTGGATTATTCTAAACAAAAATATAAGTCCAAAATGCACGTTATAGAATTAGGTTGTGTTCATGCAACATCTCAATCTCCTTCAGATATGAAACCAGAACTCAAGGACTTTAATCCTCTATATAAGAAGAGTATTAGTCCAAATGATGGACAAAAGTGGAGAGAGAGAAAACACTATGACGACAAATTATTATTACGAAGGAACTGATTATGGAACTATGCACCCATTTCATTACGACTTCTGGTATCATCTATTGGTGCCTTGGGATGGTCTAAATTGGTGTATGTTAGTATGTTTATTAATACCTGTGGTGGTATATATTAATGATAGGATGCATTGGTACGATTTAAGATGATTTGGATAATACTGTATTTCCTTATCATTTTTATAGGAATTATCTGGATGTTAGCTAGTTTAGTGTGGATTGCAATGGACAATGAAGAATAAAAGTCAAAAAATAATCTTTATCACAGATCTGATAGAGAGTAAAATAAACAAACAACGAGAAATTGAGAAGTTTGAAGCCCAACTCAAGATTATCGAAGAAAGACTCTTTTTCTTACGAAAAGAGAAAGAAATTACAGAAACAATACTTGAATTGATTGAACACGAAAAGATCATGGATCTTAGAAATTATATGATAAAGGATGATGCATGAAAATATTGATGTACTCCAGACACAAACCACCTTGTCAGTTTTGTGTCCGAGCCAAGTCCATGTTGGACTATTATGGAGTCGAATACGAAGAAAAACTCCTAGATGATATCAATAATCTGGTAGAGTTCAAAGACAATTACCCTAACATTAAACAAGTACCAGCGATCTTTATTGATGATGAATATATTGGTGGATATAATGAACTAGAACAGAGATTATGGAAGAACAAGAAGTAAAAAGACTTTTTATACACATACCCAAGAATGGTGGAACATCAGTACATTATGAAATTATGGTGCATGGTATCAAGAAAAAGTCAAAAAGTGAAGAAATAGATATAAAAACATTCGGTCATGATAGATGGAAAGATGTTCCTACAGAGATCAGATATACACATCAATCTTTTGCAGTTATTCGTAATCCTTGGGCCAGAGTAATATCGAGATATGTCATGGGAATACCTACTCAACACACAAACGAACATGGAACAACATGGAACACCTTTGAAGAGTTCCTAGAAACAAGGCATCTATGGACAGACAAAGAATGGAACGATCCCATAAGAAGTTGGAACACACAATACGATTATGTCTGTGATGAAGATAACATTGTACGTTGTGATAGTCTAAGACTAGAACATATTGATGACGAACTAATACCTTATCTACAATTAGATACAAAAAGTATCAGGAAAGACAATAATAAATCACATCAAGATTATTATAACAACAATTCCAAATCAATACAAATAGTCGCTGATTGGTATGCACAAGACATAGACTATTGGGGGTTTGATTTCGATACAAGTGCAACAAAAAATTATCATTATCATAAGGAGAAAAAAATATGATGAAATACTGTATATTATTAATAGGATTATTATTAACAAGTGCGTGTAGTACAAACTATGTAACCAAAGAGGGTCAAAGACTACTAGGAAACACAGCCGCAGGGTGTATATTAGGTGAAGTTGCATTTGGTAAATGTGAAGAAGGTGCAGCCATTGGTGCATTTACAACAGTAATAACAGACCAAAAGAGGTAGTATGACATTTCAAGTAAATAAAATACATAAGTTACAAGACCAAATAGAATCACTCACATACGATTGGGTATGGGAAGATATTTCAGAACATTACGGAGTCGAAGAAGTAGAGGAGTTGAATCAAGAACAAATTGATGAAATCATGACCTTTGCAGACAGCGATGAGTGTTACGAAGGGTATGTGGGTATGACATTAAGAAGTATATGTGACTCGTGGGATGCAGACTACTAAATTCTTCATATCAGCTCCATTCGGTAATTATCTAAAGTTCCAGAACGCAATCAGTGTAACAGGTAGTTGGACAATCGAACCACGACCTGGCTTGATCCCACAAGTTCTGAAAACATTACGATATGTAAGAGTGAATGGAGTATGGGGTTGGAGAAACAAAATAGGTCTAAGGAACGCTGGTATTCATGAAGGTCTAAGACGTATGACCAATTCTTTTGATGTAATGAGTATTGCATCAGTACAGAAATACGATTGGATTAACTTTGATAGTATACTACCAGAACATCAAAACATAGAGGTGAATATCAGCTGTCCTAACCTAGATAAAGACGAAGATGCAACACAATTCCCACACTTTGATACACTTAACAATGGTAAAAGACAATGGTGCATCTGTAAAGTTCCACCTACAATAAAAGAATATAAACTAGACCAAATCATCAACGATTATGGATATACACAAATACACGCAAGTAATACACTCGCTAGTGATAAAGGTGGACTATCTGGTAAAAGACTTGCACCACATACACTTAGAATACTAGACTATATTAAAAGAAAATACCCTCATATAACAGTAATAACAGGGGGTGGAATAACAGAAAAGTATCAGACACATATCTATAAAGAAAGAGGTGCAGATCATATCAGTCTAGGAACAGTCTGCTTCACGCCATGGAAAGTAAAGAGGATCATAGATGAAACTTAATAAGGATATCATTAACTTCTTAGACACTATAAAGAGAAAGGATATCCATACAGAGATAGATTATATATCACCATTGGTTAAAAAGTATGGAATGAATAAGGAACTCGCAGAGAGAATAAGACATGAGTATGTATGCCATGTACTTAAAAAGGCTACTGCGTATGTATCATGGGAAAACATGGAATAAAATGGGATTTGCGTACAATTTAAAAAAAGGTATAAAAAAAGGTAGTTAGGTGTTCTCTTTTGTGCATTAAAGGGTGTATTCTATCACGAAAATTTTTTTTTGTCAAGGGGTTTTTTCACTTGACAGGGAAAACGAATCAGTATATAGTATAAGTATGATTCGGTTTTTAACAATAGCAGTGGTCTTATGGTTGGTAATTGTGGGTGCATATGCGGCCCTATTATTATCAATTTAATTACAAATATCTCTTGACAAACTCTTGACAAGTTGATATGATGACTATGCTAGGTATGATATAAGGTGATTCGTTTATGATAATTTCTAATTGGGATTCAGAGTGTTACATGGGTAGAGATTCGAGTGATTCGGAGTCTATCTATAACACTACAGAGATGCACACAGGGCCAGAGAATAAGAGAGTTTGTCCTTGTGATTCGTGTCCTCTTTCTCTCCAGTGTATGCAGAACATCACAGAATGTTCTGCATTTCGCAATTGGGCGAGTAAGGGTGATTATAATGATAATGATTTAGGTAAGAGATTGAGAGGTTGTTAATGACAAAAGAAACATCTATAGGAGAACTATTACAGTTTGATGAGGCGTTGAAGTCAGACTTGTTCATACAACAAGCAGAGAATAAGAAACTCTTTGACGAGATGTGTGATAAGAACGATTGGAAGATGCCTTTTAATTGTTCTATACCTACAGAGATGTATGCGTCTTATAATGAGGCGTGCATCTGGTTTACTGGTGCAGAGTTAACTGTTATAAACGAATCAGGCGGTGTGTGCTTCTGTGAGTGTGAAGGATATTATAACGCAATGGGTTGACAAGCACACTATAATATGATATAATATGTGAACTGATTCGGGCCACCCCCTAAAACTGGGAGCCCAATCGTAATCTATAAATGCAATAAAGATACAGATAAATATTTCAAATTAAATATAAGCTTATGGTGGTTTTATGAATTGTTGGCATTGTAATACAGAGTTAATATGGGGTGGAGATCATGATGCAGATGAAGATGAGTTAGAGTTTTCTATCGTTACTAATCTCTCATGTCCGAATGAGCATTGCAGAGCTTCTGTCTTGGTCTATTTACCTAGAGATGATACAGAGGATATGCCTTGGACAGTTCAAGGTGAGGAGAGTCAATATGACACACAGAACTGAAGCAAAACTATTTGAGTATGGCGACTTCATATCCCACTCTGGTAATACTCTTAAATTTAAGATAGAGTGTGATGCGTTTGATATTGATGATTGGAATACGATTGCAGATATGATTATGACATTCCAAGATGAACCATTTAGAACTGTCGAAGGTATTCCTAGAGGTGGTATTCCTCTTGCAGATGCGTTAAGGAGATATGCAACAGGCGATCCCTCTCATCAACCTATGATAGTTGATGATGTATTTACTACAGGCAAATCATTCATAGATTACTTAGATGAACATTATTCAAATACATTGATGGCATGGGGTTATAAGTGGGTAGTCTTTGCACGAACACCTATACATACAACACCAGCACATAAGTTAGGTGTCAAAGCGTTGTTTACCATGCCATGAAATATAAATCAAATATTTCAAAACCATTATTACTATTAGTCTTTCTCTTTGCAGTACAAGAAATGATTGCAAGAGAATCACATATGTATGAACTGATAGGGTTCATAGAAAACAATAGTGAATATTCTTACACAGGCACACCCTTACCCACAGTAAAAGAAATGTCAAATAAGGCTATTTGTGATCAGTTCAAAATGCTTTACCCATGTGACATTGCAGGCTACTATGATTATCGTACCGATCTTATTGTTATCGCAACAACACCTACGGGCGGTATGATTGAGGAAAACTTTTACGAAGTGGTATTAATCCATGAGTTAGTACATTACTTGCAGTATCATCAAGGGTATTTTAATGTAGTGGAGTGCAAACAACAATTAGAAGCAGATGCGTTTCGTCTGCAAGACGAGTATATAGATCATATGGGATACGATCCAGCAAACAAAAACAATCCCCTCTTTGCTCTGATGGCAAGTATGTGTAGAGGTGATAACAGAGGTGGTCATGGGAGTATGTAAAAAAATGATTCAAAAAATCGGAAAATGGTTCGGAAGAGTTTGTATAAGTTGGAGTATCTTTGTGAATACTTTGTTTGGTGGAAAGAATAATCAAACTGTGAGTGCAAGACAGTACTTTAGACAATTACAGAATAAATGGAATATTTGTTTTTTGATTAATGGTTTCTTCTGGTGGGAAGAAGATCATTGTAAAGACAGCTATAATAAATGGGAAGTGATTAATAATGCCATGAAGTATTATGATGAATACAAAGAGAAGTATTCTGTTAATGCGTATGAGTTGGCAGAAGATTATACAGAGGACAAAGATCCTTTGCATGATTATTATCGTTTGATGAGTCAGTAACTCTTGACATTGTTATCATAACATGGTATACTGATTCGTAGTTAACAATAGAGAAGAGTGTATATATTATGAAACTTACTGATAAGCAATTTAAGGAAATTCAATCTAGAATGAATGAACTTATAGAAATCAAAAAAAATCTACCAGATTTAGTTAATGACTTAGGTTGGGAATTTGAAAGAATGACTAGCTCTGGTCAAGAAACCTTAAATAAAATATGCAAAATTATTGGTAATCCCCCTTTTAGTTGAAAAAAAGACTTGACTTTGTTCTCAGAACATGGTATAGTGATTCGTAAACGAGAGAAAGAGAGAGAAAATAATGGCATATATTTCAACTGAAGATGTTAGACATATCCGAAACACTTTGAAAAAAGAACTTCCACAGTATAAATTTTCTGTGGTTCGTGATCATCATTCAAGTGTTTCTGTTTCTATTATGAAAGGCCCTGCCTTCAAAGATTGGAACTATAGGGATAGGTGGACTAACGAAATTAAAGTTGGTTCTTTAAATGATGGTGAACATCACCAAATCAATCATCACTACACAGAAGAGTTCTACGGAAAAGAGAATGCAAAAATCTTAGATAAAATCTATAAGATTATGAAAGTTGCACCTTCTTTGAATGGTGGAAAAGAATGGTATGATGATTCAGATGCCATGACAGATTATTTTGATACTGCATACTATATGCATATCGGAGTTGGTAAGTGGGATAAACCTTATGAGGTTGTTGACCATCAGTTGGATTCGTTGGTTGATGCGTGTAAAAATAGTTTGGAGGCTGCGTAATGAATTTAGTACATGAGAAATTTAATAATTCTGATTTGAAGCTTCCTATTGAACAGAGAAACATTTATACAACAATGTTTCTGGATTATGTATGGGGATTTTACAATCATGTTGATGGTGTCTATCCTATTGATGGGTTGACTAAAGATATGGTAGTCAAAGCAACTAACAAGTATTTAAATAGATGTTTAGAAGAAAATAATACTTGCAATTGGGGTGATGGCGATTCCTTAGATAGAGAAAGGGTACGAGATATAATCCTTGACGATAATAATCTAGGACATGAAGATTATTTTTCAAGATTTTAATTATTTACTTGACACAGAAAACGAATCAGTATATAATATAGGTATAGTTAACAAGAGAGAGAAAATATTATGAAAGCACCATTACCAAAAGTTACAGTACAACCATTGTTTGATTTATTTTTAAATGACGATAAGTTTGTTACTTTTTCTACTGACACTATTAAAGGGTGTAAGAAAATGGCAAAGAAACTTGGAAAACCTTGCACTATCTATTCTGTTATTACTGATGGGTTAGGTAGGAGTAACTATATTCCAGTGTGGTCTACAACAAAGGGAGTATTATCATAGTGAGTGATGTAAACGGAAATAGGGCAGGCAATAAAGTTTTAGATTGGTATGAATACGAGTCAGATGATTATTATATTCAAGATGATTTGTTTAGAATAAGTTGGGCTCTTCATGAGGGTTATAAAAACATTCATGAAAAACTAACGGATCTTGTTCCATGTGAGGGTGCAGTTCCACAAGGACGTTCTGTTAACAAGTGTCTTGAAAAGTTTAGAGTTGCACAAAATCTAATCTACGATTTATTTAATAATGGTCTTATGAATAGAAAATCTCATTTCAGACAGTTCTTTGGTTGGGCTCCTTATACTAGGTATAATATTAGTCAAAATGAATTTAATCGTTACAATTTAGAATTAGAACCTATCTATACAAAGATTATAATAGATGCGTACAAAGAACAGAAGAATTTAGGAACTATATAATGAAAAAGTATTTTGTAAAATATAAGTATAAATTTCCTTTAGATGCATGGGATAGGCCTGGTGGTCAATATAGTCTTGCAGACTTGCCTATTCGTAGTCATAAGGTATTAACCAGAGAGGGTATTATCCTTTCTAAAAATGATGAACATGATATGTTTAAAATTAAAGACTTACATGAGAGATTAATTACTGTGTGGGTTGATAAATCAGATGTGGAGATATTAAACCCATGAAAAAATTATTATTAATAATAACTTTAATAACTATAGGGTGTCATCCTGCTAACGCATTTGAATTGCGAATGAATAATCAAGATGCACTTAAACAACAAATGATTGGTTTGTTATTAAACCAACTCTTTAATGGCAATCAAATAAATGTTGGTAACAATAATATTAACAAGAATGTGATTGCAAATTGGGCTACCAACAAGCATGAGAAAATGTGTTGGATTTCTCAAAAGTATAATTCTAATGGTACAATTGTAAACAAACTACAATGTGATTAATTTTCCTTTCTTTCTTTCTTAACTAACTTTCCCTTTGCAGTATAAATACTTCAAAGGGATTTTTTTATGCATACACAAAAACTATCATATTTTTCTGGTAGAGATGGATTTCTCTGGTGGGTAGGTGTTGTAGAAGATCGTACAGATCCTATGTCGCTAGGAAGGGTACGAGTCAGAGTATTTGGTTATCATACATCAGATAAAACAAAACTTGCAACAGAAGATTTGCCTTGGGCGTTTTGTATTCAACCTTGTACATCTGCTTCCGCTGGTGGCGTAGGAACTTCTCCTACGGGCCCGATAGAAGGAAGTTGGGTAATTGGTTTCTGGAGAGATCCAGACTTTCTACAAGAACCAATGGTATTTGGAACGATACCTGGCTACATAGGGCCTAATGGTGCTCCTCAAGGTGGAGCTCCCTATGATTATTCACAAGATCAAAATCGTGAACCTGGCACAATAAGTGAAAAAACAGTAATTGCAGATGGGGTTAAAACAGAATTTGATTTACCAGCGAGTTCTCAAGACTCCACAGTTCTAGTAACTAAAGATGGTGTGCCAGATAAAGCGACAAACGCACCACCCTCATCATATATGAATACCGAAGTTTCTACATCAGAATTTGCTGGTGCAAGAGTATATACTAAAAATGACTTTCCTTTATCTACTAGGGGTAGTAAAACTGCTAATGCTTTAAATAGATTATTACCATTCGTAAGAGATAGGATTGCAAAAGGAATTAATAATTTTATTCAATCCAATAGTGGTTGGGATATGAGTATAGGTTCTGGTTACAGAACAAATTCACAACAACAAGAATTGTATAACGATTGGTTAAGACGAAAGAAATATAAAGCTGCAAAACCTGGCTTCTCTTGGCATAACTTTGCGTGTGCAGTTGATATAACAATATTCAGAGCAGATGGTTCGTATGATGATGGAAGAAAAGGAGATAGTAACTATACAGGCAGAGCTCGTTCTGCATTTAAATCTTTCAATATGCAAAATGGTATTCCGAATGATATGGGTCACTTTTATCCATCAGAGTTTCCAAAATATCCACCAAAGGCTGTAAGGATAGGAAAAAAGTCTGTTACCAAATATGCGAAAGAAAGAGGAGTGTCAACTTAATGGCATATGAAATAGAAGATAGAAAAATTAAATTTGATAAACCACCACCCAAAGGTACAGAAGTAAATCTAAAAGTTTCTACTCAACAATCACTTAATGGTTTTGCTGATCCTCGTTCTTTTTATCCTCGCAGAGTTAATGAAGTTGATACAAACAGACTTGCAGTAAATGACGCAACTAAACAACACCCTGTAGTTAATCTTAAAAGACAAAGAATAGATGATCTGGTAGGAGAACCAGAAACACAGTACGCATCAAAGTATCCATATAATCATGTAAAGGAAACGGAGTCTGGTCATATCGTAGAGTTTGATGATACGCCAGGCCATGAACGTATACATGAATATCATAGGTCTGGTACTTTTTACGAAGTACATCCAGATGGTACAAAGGTTACAAAGATTATCGGTGATGATTATGAAATTGTACATCAGAATAAAAAGTTAAGAGTAAGAGGAAACATTGAAGTCTATTGTGATGGTGATGCAGATTTATATGTGCGTGGTTCTTTGACAGGACAGGTAGACGAGAATATAGATTTACACGCTGGTAAGAATATTAATATTCATGCTGGTAAGAACATGAGATTTTACGCAAATGACTCTATAGAGTTTACAGCACAGAAAGAACTAACAGCAACATCTGTATCAAAGATGACATTACAATCTCAAGCAGATGTGAATATTAATGCAGAGGGTAACTACCTTACCAATATAAAAGGAACAAGTGATATTATTTCAGATGGAAAAATTGCCATAAAATCTCCAAGTTCAATAATAATAAATGGAAATAGCACTATTGACATTCTTGGTGGTGGTAATATGAACTTAGAAGGTAAAGAGATAAAATTAAATGGTGGTGCGTTTAGATCAAGTGTAGAAAAAGTAGAAGATACAAAATATAAAGACAGTTCTGGTGTAAATTTATATAGTGAAGGTAAAGAAGTTGACGCACCTGTAGAAGCTACAGTACTTGATGCAAAAGACCTAAGTGCATTAGCAGATGAACAATCTGTTTTTGGTGAAGATGATATTCCAAAATCAGATGATGATATTAAATCTGATGTTGCTTCTGGAAATGCATTACCTTCCTCATCTTCAGATTATAGTTATAATTCTATTGATGGAAGTTATAGTTCTGAAAGTGCATCAAGACCATTGATATCAGTTCCATCAGTTCCAGACTTTCCTAGAGAACATGGATATTCAACTGGACAATCAGAATTACTTTATACAGAAGCTGCAAAGGTTACATCAGTAACAAAGCCGTCTAAGATAATACTTCCAGATGATGGATCTATAGATTATAATATGTACATATCTTCCAAGTATAAACTTTCCAAACTTACACTTGCACCACCTGTAGGACAGAAAATAAACAAAGGTAAAGAAGAAGCAGAAAAGATTATTAATAAATTAAGAGTTCTTGCAGTTAATTGTTTAGATCCATTACTTGCAGAATATCCTAAACTAAGAATTAACATGGGATATTTTGAATCAAGACCAGGCACATCTTCTGCACATTCATTAGGTGAAGCAGTTGACATACAAGTTGCAGATGCAAGTAAAGGAGAATACTTTGAGATTGCAATATGGATTAGAGAAAACTTACCACATGATTCTATCATACTACAATATAGAACTACTGGTTCTGGTATGCCTTGGATTCATCTTGGGTGTAAGGAGTCTGGTAATAGATCAGATATGATAACACAATACAATGGAAAAACAACAACCGAATTAGGACAGATTGCACAGTATTATGCCTAAGATATGTAGAGAAGAAGATTCATTTAATACAGGACATGGTTGTGATCCGACTAGTAAA